TCAATCTGACGTGGTCTTTCGTACACCTTTCCGTTGAACCGATTGCAACGAATGCAAAGCCACCTCGAACACATCCCCATTAGCACCCACCTCAACCTCACGGACAGCACGGGTAGGAACCGACGTGGGACTCGGATGCAGAATAATGTAATCCTCATACGTTGGGCACTCAACATTCAACCCCGGATACACCTTCTTGACCTTCTCCAACGATTGACGGAACATGCGCCGAAAAGACTTCTTGACCGCAATCTGGTCTCCGAACCGTTCATACAGCCAATCCCAACTCACCGGAAGGTCACGGCGAAGATTCTTCATACTGCCAGTCAGCCAAATGTAAATGTCGTAAGGCATGACCGACCTGCCTTTCAAAAGGTAAGTGGACACTCTCGTATCGAACGGAGCCGACTCACGACTCAACCGTTCATACACTTCATCGGTCAGACGGAACGTGGCACCGGAATAGCCCACATTCTTCTCATCATTGATAATGCGCACGGCCTGAACGATAGGCAGATAAGCCGTATCCCTCACATTCAACCCCTTGCCCGTGCCGGACGCGCGAATACTGATACGGCAAGCCAACAACAGTTCCAACTGTTCCTGCACGCTCTTCGCGGTACGCCCGCCATGCGGCAATCCCATTTCCTCACACAACTGGTAGATGCTTGGAATGGTGATGGTCTTCGTCTCCGGGTCAACATTCCTCGTCTTATGGCCTTTCGCCGCACGAATCTGCTTAGCCATCCAAGCCATCAACAGTCTCGGATATTTGCCGAACGGGAACCGGCGTTTCCTATCATCCCCATCACCCGTCACGCCAGCTTCAAGCATGTATTCCAACCGTCCGTTCGACTTGCTGACGAAATCCACATCATCGGACGGTTGGGCTGGTGGAAACAGTGTGGCGGTGAGAATGGAATGCCCATACCATATTTCCATACTGTTCGGCTCGCGGGCTTCTATATCATCCAACAGGTTGACCCGTCGAACATCCAACTCCATGCCCGTCGAACCAAGGTCGAGAACATCCTGCTCAACTCGTATGTCACTCATTCGGCTTCTGCTCCTTGCGGCGAACCGACACCGTGTAGCCCATAGCGTCCAATATTCGGCACATGGTCTGGAAGGACGGGTTCCCGTTCTCGCACAGGCTCCGGTAGAGGGACGGTCTCGCCAACCCCGTCAACTGGGAGAGCGTGGTCATGCCGTACAGTCTGGCGAGGTTTCCGGCGGCGGACTGTATGAGCATGGGGTCTTCCGACTTGAACTGGTCTTCTATGTATGCGACGGTGGCCGCTTCTTGTATCTGATTGGACTGCATGTAGGGGAGTGTAACCTGTGGGCGACAGTATTGTCCAAGTATCCAATGCTGTTGGTGAAGGTTGGCAATGTCCGACACGCCTTGGAAAACATTGTTTTCGTTCTGTGATTTGACATGTTTCCTAGAACTGCTATACTGGCAGTGTTCACACAAAACGAGGTTCAAAAACATCACGCGTGAACAGACTGCGAGAAGAACGCTTCTCATATCCAGCCCGCTACTGGAACAGTCACCAAGGCAACCGGGGTAAAGACCTTACCCAGTAAGGAACACTCCCCGAATGTTGCCGCCCGTTTGAAAAATGAATAGAGATAAGGAAACATGGTCGATAGGACTTAAAGCCCGTCGAATCATGTTCGATATGAAGACTTGCCCATCATGGTTGAATCTTCAAGAACTATCACACCTATCCTCACCTGTTCACTCAAACACACGAGGAAAAGCATGAAAACGCTTGAAGACAAAACCATGACAGGCAAAACCGCTGTCAACCTTCCGACTGGAAATCCCAGCCAACCATTCTATTGGTTCTGAACCACACCTATGGGAAGCTCGGACGGAAAACCGGAAGGAAGACGGCATTTTGGGGCCGACAGGTTTCGACTTGAAAATCAAGGTAATGTAAGCATGTCGGAGGCTGACGTGGACAACCGTCATCAATCCATGTCAAACAATAAACGCCAAGACTAATTCTTCGCGTAACTTCCAGCTCGCCGCCTGAAAAACGGTTTGAAGGAAGAACAGGGTCGCTGATTTGCTGTAAGGCGATTCTGAAAAAGAAAGGACAGCAAAAACTCGGTGAACGGCAACTGTCCATCGTTTCATGACTGAGTTGCAAAACTGTTCCGGGGTGCCTCTTCGACTGGAACTTTCAACATATATAAACGAGATGGCTAAACATGTAGAAAACATCATCAACGTTTTCAAGGACGAGGGTTCAATTCCCTCCGGCTCCACGACGTGACGAGCGTCCGCAAGATGCTCGCCACACGGAAACTGAATATGCGTGCTAAGCGACCGTGCGGTACAGACTCTATAACTCAGGTAAAACTTTGCAAACAAAAAACAGTTTCCGTCAATCCAATCAACTCTAGGAGGTGGATTCTTTCGTTCCTTCACCTCCTAGCAAGCCCCTCTAGCTCAATGGTTAGAGCAAGGGTCTTTTAAACCTTGGGTTGTGGGTTCGAATCCCACGGGGGGCACCTCTACAGTCGCCGGGCTGCGGGAAGGTTGGTGAGACTCCAACTGGCTGTCAGAACTTCTGTTCTGAGGGTCGAGTACATAAATTAAAACGGTCGCGTGGAACGCGCGCTAAACACCATCATCCCAGTATGCGAAAGCCATGGCAATCGCAACGCCATGGCAACTAGCGAAAAGCTGATGTGAATGCCGTCGAATCGGAAGACGAGTTGCGACGTCCCCGCGACGAGACGGCATACGCCCTTGTAGCTCAGCGGATAGAGCGCCGGTTTCCTAAACCGGGCGTCGTTGGTTCGATTCCAACCTTGGGTACTAGGTTTCACGGAGGTAGCTGTCCGTGAAACCGATGGCATTGCTCGAATAATCCTACATGGTCTTGTGGAGGATAAGAGTTTCCCTGCCCTAATCAGGCGGCTGATGACCGAAGGGGAAGAACGGTGAAACGGGGTACTTAACAGCCCACGACCTTGCCGTTGGCGGTAAAATCCAGTCCGCCATGCCGAACGTCTTTCTGCGTAGCCGACTTGGACGTTAACTACAGCCGGTTTGGAATGTTGGCAGAGTGGTTTAATGCAACTGTCTCGAAAGCAGTCGCACTGTGAGGTGCCGGAGGTTCGAATCCTTCACATTCCGCGTTGGGGAAGTAGTACTACCCCCGAAGGCAAGCGCCTACCGCTGGTGTTGGCTTGTCTGGAGATGAAAGCGGCGGACGCTTCCGTTAACGGTGACTCGGTGGATGGTCACGCTTCATGGGTGTGACCATCCACATATGGCATTGGTGCAACCGGTAGCATTACGGTCTCCAAAACCGTCGATGTTGGTTCAAGTCCAACATGCCGTGCTACTTCTCTTACAGGTTGTTTGAGAAGGCGTCGGAACCGTTCTTATGGGCGGTTCTAGTTTTCAGCTGACCTACCCAGTAGTAGGAACCGTTGCCTGAGCCGTTGCGGCGGCTCTTGCTTTGCTTTGCTTTGGTGGCGGAATTGGTATACGCGGTTGCCTCAAAAGCAACTGTCCGAAAGGACGTGAGGGTTCGATTCCCTCTCAAAGCACGAACCGTAATTGGTTCTTCCTTAGTTCAGACATGGGTTTCAAAACTCAAATCTTGAAACCTATGTCAATGCCTAAATAGCTCAGTTGGTTAGAGCGGCGTTCTTGTAAAACGCAGGTCGTAGGTTCGATTCCTACTCTAGGCTCGAATTTTCCTGCTTGCGTAATAAATTCAATTCACGCGATATTTTGTACCAATACTGACGCATTGGGCACACTGCAAGCAGGAAAATTTTCCCATCACACACTACACAGGCGGGAAAGTATTCCAACGTTTCGGCCTACGGGCGTTGGAATGTTCAAATAGTAGGCCATGGGTCGAAGACAGGATTCTTCACACGGACACAGTTTCTAATCGACGGTGCCACTTCGATTAGAAAACTTGGACGTTTGAAGAAGCGGGTTCGACTCCCGCACGACCCCCTCGTGTTTTTCAACCAGAAAAGAAGGAACTCAAAATGACCATGTCTGATGAAACACGGGTCATCTCCTCCCACGCTCTCACCGTGGAAGGAATGACCCAGCCACAGGTACAACCACTCAACCTCCCCACCGGATTCAACGGTTATCGCAAGGATTCCGTTGAACAGTACGTGAACGGGTTGGAAACACAGATTTGGAATCTGCAACGCCAGTTGACGGAAAAAAACATGGTCTTGGACAAGCGTCAATCCGAACTCGGCAAACGGGAGCAGGAAGTTGAATCCCTCCGCCAGCAGATTGGACGGTTGAACGCCGACTTGCAGGACGCCCGTCAAGCGTCGGAAAACCCGATGCAGGAATTAGGCACCAGCCTCGGCAAAGAATTCCAAACGTTGAAAAACACTTACGAGTCGAAGAAACGTGAGGAGCTGGAACAGGCCCGCACGCAAGCCGAACAGATTCTCCAACAGGCCAAGGATGAATCACAGAAGCGGCTCGACTCCGCGACGGAAACCACCAAACAGATGATGACCGCCGCACACGATAAGAAGCAGAAGCTTGAACAGGAATGCGCCAAACTGAAAAAGGAAACCGACGATAAGGTTGCCAACCAGTTGGACGCGGCCAAGAAACAAGCCGAACAGATTATCAGCAAGGCGGAAGCTGACGCAGTCAACCGTTTGGACAAGGCGTCACAGGAAATCGACCTCCGAACCAAGAAAGCTGAACAGCATGCCGCCGAATTGGATGCGAACAGCAAGAAGCTGATGGAAGCCGCTCAGCAGAGAGAGGAAACGGCGCAAAACAACGTCGCCAACTCTTTCGCCCAGTTAAGGCAGTTGGGCGCGGACATTGACAAGCTGATTTCAAAATCCAAATAATTATTCGCGGGCCGTCAAAACGGTCTGCACATTCCCCATTAGTGTAATGGCAGCACACGGGTCTTTGGAACCTTTAGAGGTGGTTCGAGTCCATCATGGGGAGCTAAGTTTCGACCGGCTGTTTTTGGCGTGTCGAAACTTCGGAGTCGTGCCTGAGTGGCCGATAGGGGCACCCTGCTAAGGTGTTAACCGTTTCATACGGTTCGAGGGTTCGAATCCCTCCGACTCCGCTGGGGAATGGGTTGCGGTTGCGAGCCTTCCGTTCCGAAAAGTTTGGAACGGTCGTAATAAAAACATCTCGTGTATGTAGTGCTTTCCCGTAAACAATCACAATTCTATTCCTCTTACTGCGGGAGTAGTGAAAAGGTCATCACACCTGCCTTCCAAGCAAGTATTGCGAGTTCGAATCTCGTCTCCCGCACAAAGTCCCACACTTTTTATCCCCTAAAGCTCGTGGGACAATCCATGGCATGACTCTCACATGCGCGATGGACGACAATCCTGAAATCCATGAAGGACTGTCAGCAAGCCGTATGCCTTGCACCCTCTTGACTCACGCATACATGCCAGTGTTCACGACATGAACTCACTGATGGGAAACAACCAAGCCATGTCAACGCCAAACAAAAAGCGGAGTCTACGGGTGTTTTTCTCTCCACCCTTCTCCTGCTCCGCGTCTTTGTGTGAACAGCTCCTCGCCGGTGGGAGTGGCGAAACACCGGCTTATTCTTTGTTGTTTAAATTGAACTTTCTTTGGATATATGTCGTATTAACTCTTATCCAGACTCGTATGCCGATTGGCCGGAATGCTGAGTTTGGATATATGCCGTATTAACTCTTATTCAAACTCTACCAATATCCGCGATAACTGTGTCGTGTTTGGATATATGCCGTATTAACTCTTATTCAAACTCACAACCCTGCGAGGTAACTCTGAGGTAAGTTTGGATATATGCCGTATTAACTCTTATTTAAACTTTTTTTGGTCAGACCTCTCTTCCAACGCGTTTGGATATATGCCGTATTAATTCTTATTCAAACTACAGCCGAGTCCGTCTTCCGCCGCCATGGTTTGGATATATGCCGTATTAACTCTTATTCAAACTTTTGGCGGGCGAATTCCGAAACGTCACCTGTTTGGATATATGCCGTATTAACTCTTATTCAAACTGACGCTGCTGCCGGGGCTGCTTGACGTGTTTGGATATATGCCGTATTAACTCTTATTCAAACTTACCTGGCAATCGATACGTACCGTCAGTGTTTGGATATATGCCGTATTAACTCTTATTCAAACTATCGTCGGCATATTGACCACCTCCTTTGGTTTGGATATATGCCGTATTAACTCTTATTCAAACTCCTCCGGATATTCGTCCGAATCGACCAGGGTTTGGATATATGCCGTATTAACTCTTATTCAAACTCTAGTCCCGAATAAGAGCCTTCATATCAACGTTTTCCGACTATTCGCCATCATCGAAAAGAGTCAGTAGACCCGGTTGTTCCGGTGTATTTTGCTGTTTTTTATCGATGAATCTCAACGAATCCGCCCATTGCGTGTCTGTCACGCATAGTACTCTCACGCTTCCGTGGGGAGGCAGTCCAGCTTTTATATAGGTTAGTGCCGACCTTCCTCCCGATTGTGTTGGAGTATATCTTGCGTATACGGAGTATTGCACTCGGACGAAACCTAAGTCCGCTAAAAGATGATTGAATCTGTTAGCGGCTCCCACGTCCTCTTTTGTTTTGATGGGTAAATCATACATGACTAGCGTCCACATGCCTTTATCCTTGTCTCTTTTCATTTTTGTTTCCTTTTCCCGAAGACTGGAACGGGTAGTTTGTCCAACCAGCCTTCGCAGTATTGCGCGTATTGCCCGCAGAACTCGTCAACCAGTGAGGGAATGGTCAATCCTTTTGGAGAGAACTGACTGTTGACTGCTAGAACTATCTGTTGTTTCAATTCCGTGTCTAAAGGCTCGTTGGGCAGCTGACTTATCTGATAGTCTATGGCTGGTCGGAAAGGTTCTACCAAATCGTCGGCTAGACAAAAATAATTATTAGCGGAATGATGGTGTATTCCAATTGTTGGGGAGAGTCCCGCTGAGCAAATCGACTTGATAAGAAAACCCCGTAGTATTGTGTAAGCGTAGTCTAATTGACTATTTCTCCCTTCACCGGAGCCGGGGAAACGACGGAAATTCTCATCGGGAAACATGCGATGCCAATATTCACGTGCCGCCTGTCCTTCGATATTGTTTGGGTCTCCGGAACGAACTTTCGAAGCTAGACTTCTTAAAAACTGCCCTCCTTCCAGTCCAAGCAGGTCCAGCGTATGAGACTGGCCTAATATCTTCGCATGTATGATTCTTCCCCAAGCGGATTTTCTAGATGGTAGACTCATTGTCTGTTGCGCGTTTTGGCGTGCGGCGGAACGAGTGTTGGTTTTAGCCCATGATTGCATTGCGGCTATTGGAATTTCGTTCCATTGGCATATGAGTACTTCCACATCGAAGAACGCCAACTGTTGCAATAGTGCCGTGGACACGGTCGTTTGAACACCTAAAAGCAGTACGGCTGTATCCGCTAAAGGAATACATGTTTCCAAATCGTGGTGTTCGATAACAAGCTGTCCACGCTTATAACGGAGTATCCCAGTCATGGCGGTGCAGTCCACTATCCTCCATCCTTTTGTCATAATAAACCTCCTAAAAAAGGGTCTACCGATAACCTTATATGGTTTTCGGTAGACCCTTTCTATTTAGAGGGGTGGTTGAAAGCAGTGTGTTCAGCACTCCAAAAGCGGCCCGATTTTACTGATTGCTGGAGTATAAGTGTGTAGTTTGAACATTTTTTCAACCTTGACCGGTATTTCCACTCCTTGTTCCTTCAACTTGTCTAACCCCTCTTCCGAAATGACGGAAGGAGCCAGACGGATTTTAGTAGAGGTGGGGAAACCTAAGACCGTGAACCTTCGTTCCACTCCCGAATCAGTATGGAATATGCGCGAGTATTCCGGGCAAGTGTCTTCCATGACTTCCGGAGTCAGTCTGATTTCATCGTTAACGGTAAGTTGTGCGATGCAGGTCGCATTTCCAAGTGCGATGGCCTCCCTGACCTTGCCATCCGCATAACGGAGTGATACGTCAGCCGGACGCAACGGAGTGCGGAACAGGTCGGTATTCTTCCTGCGTTTCATCAAATCGCATTGGAACACGCGCACCATGCCATAGAACGTCTTGCGTTTTCCGTTCTTCAACACCTGTTCGCAACGGTAGATGCGGGCGTGGTGGATGGTTCCGCCAATGTCGGCGGCACCACCGTTGACGTACAGTTGCGCGTTGTTGCCGGGTAGGAATCCGATTTCGTCCTGCGCATGGCATACCTCGCCCAAGGCTGTGATGACACGGTTCGGATTGGCGGGCAGACCGGTCTGAGGATTATAGTCCGGCAGTCGGGTCAACGCCTTCCATACCTGCGGTGTGATGGCATGGTCGATGAGCGTGGGGGAGAGCGCGTCTCCCAGTCGCACGTATTGCAACGGTTTCACCGTCGCATCATGCGCGGTACTGTTGCCCAAGCGGAGTCGGCGGCTCCGAACGACCGGAATGGTATCCTCGTCCAAGCCCTTGTTCAACAGGTGGAGCAGACTTTTCATCTGTTCAATCCATTGCTGGTACCGGACGTAGCCGGGGGTGTTCTTGTTTGGATACTGTTTCCAATCCGCTTGCCCGAACGGGGTTCCGCACAGGCGTTGCGATTCGCGTAGGTAATGGCGTTCTGCAAGACGGAGGGCGACACTCTGGTTCATCATGGCGATGACCGAAGCGTCAACCGCATGATGACGGCGGTCGAGTCGGGTCTTCCACTGTGCGCCGATGAAATGGATTTGCCCGTCGATGCCGGAAGCTCGACGTGCCTCATAGGTGATGGAGCCGGGGAACGTGGACACTTTCACCGTTTTGTTGGCGTATCGTCCGTCGAGTCGGCGGTGGAGTTCGTCGGCCATCCAACCCACGGATTCGATGGAACGATTGTCCAACGGCTCGTCCTGTTCGGTCTGCTTGAGTCGGCTGATGATGCTTTTCTTCACCTGACCGACCTGCTTGCGGTTCATGGACGGCGGGAACATCAACTGGTTCACTCGTGCGATGACATCATTCATGGTGATGCCATGCTCCCGCGCATAGTCGGAACGCACCCAAACGGCGAACGGAACGTTCGACTTGCTGGCATTGCATTCGGGGCAGACCGCAGCCATGTTGGTGCGTTTGCTGTCCGAACCGACGCCACGACGGGGTACGATATGGTCGAGTTCGGACTTGTCGAAACTGAATCGTGGACTGGTCGCACCACAGTATAGGCATGTGTTGTTCTGCGATTGGACGATTTCCCAACGGCGGATATCGTAATCGTGGACTTTGAAGCTTCCACCGTTGGACAGTTGTTTCTTCATATCCTCACGGATTGCTGCTCTCATCTGATTGTCCTTGTCACGACGTTGACGGCGCTCATAGTCGAGCGTGCGTCCGAACGCGATGGACGAGAACGATTCCTTCGTTGTTTCGATGGACACGCTTTCCGGAATGCCATACTGTTGTTCGCATTGGCTGAGAAAACGGTTGAACGCTTTCAACACTCGGTCCACGGCAGGATTGCCGGTCGGTTCCTGAACAGGTGGAACCGGGGGCTTCCAGTCGGCTGGCACGTTGAACTCGTGGCGGATGGCATAATGCAAATCGTCTTCCGTTTCCAACATGCGTTTGGACAGTCGTGTGAGGGTCTTTTCGGAGTAGGCGGCACGTCCCACGGGAAGACTGATGGAGTCCAACGGGGTGAGCAGGTCTTCGTCCAATCCGTCGATGAATTCGATGGGGGAGGCGTATTCGATGAGGTCGCGCACCTTGTCCAAGTCAATAGTGTTGGAGAGGAGTCGAATCATCGCGGCCCGTTCGCCCTCGGTGGCGACATCCCACCATGCGTCCATCATCTTGCGGAGTTTGGTGTTCTTGATGCCGTGGAGTCGGATTACGGTGTCCAATACCGGCGGCTTGTTGCCGATTCTTTCCTCCCCGTCATGGGTGAGGGTACCAACGCCTTTGAGTTCGTTGCGTTCGATGTCAAGCACGGCGCACACGTCCAACCATTCCACGTCTTCCTTGGCGGTGGTAAGCAGTTCGTACACATCCTGTTTCTCGCTGACGGTCAACGGACGTGGTTCCTCGCCTTTACGGCGGATACGCAGGTTGGTGATGACGTTGAGGATACGATACTTCTGGAAGGCGATACTGGCTTTCAATGCTCTCTTCTGGGTCGAGTCGAGCGGGTCTGTTCCGACATGCTTCTCTGCGGAACCTTTGGGGGATGCGCAGTGGAACACGGTACGCAGGATGGGTTTCCAAACATCCTCGGGAACCTGCTGGACGGTGAAGATACGTCGGAGTTCACGCGCATTGTCGGACTGCATGAGACGGCTTGGCAGAACACCCTCACCGTATTTTGTGCTGGTACGAACCCTCATGAAATTCTCATCACGGTCGGAAAGCGTCAATGCGACGAGTTGCGCCGGAGTCATATCATCGTCCAGTTTCATTCCAAGACGGGTCTCCACACGCTGTTTCAAATCCTTGTACTGGTCGGACGGCTCCACATCCTCGAACAGGGTTTCGACACGACTATAGGAGTTGCGCCAACCGCGATGGCGTGCGATATGTCGGATAGCCATGACCATCATCCGGTCACGCTTGTCCTTGTCGGGGACGTAGGCGGTTGCCAATGCGGAGCGGACGTTCCAGTATTCGTAGAGTCCATGCTCGCTTTCCGGCACGTCGTCTACCGGATAACCCAGTTGGTAGAGCTGACGGTCGAGTTGGTTGAGACGATGGCGGCGGCGTTTGCGCATGTTGCGGGTTCGTCGGGCGATTCCGGCCATGGCTTTGCGGGTGGTGCCGGACTTGTTTTGGGTCGGGTCTACTCCGCCGTCGTGAATGTAGCTGAGGGTTTTGAGCAATGCTGTCGGGTTGCCGTTGGCGTCGAGTTGGATTGCCGAGAATCCTAGACTGTTGAGTCCTACGTCGGCTCCCACGCGATAGCGGATATTGGTTTTTGCGGTCAAGGTCTGTTGTTCTCTTTCCGCACTGCATGAAAAAAGCGGCGATTGGGACTTGCGTCCTATCGCCGCTCTACGGTCAATTCCGGTCTGTCACCGGACTTGTTTAGACTATATGCCGTGATTTCCACTATAACACACAGTGTTTTTCTGGCAACCCCGGCGTGTCGTTTCCGTTTTTCGAACAGCGCTTTGGTTTTTTATTTGCGGACGTGTCCAGTATATCTCAATATTCAGACCTTGCGACACGACTCTTTCCCGTTGTCTTTTTATAAGGTATACTGGAATCGTTCACACAATCAAGCTGAAGTAAAAAGAAGGAACGTAAAAATGTGGAAGATAATCCACCTCAACAGCGGCCATACGCTCATAACGGAAGACAACATAGACCTGACGAAACCCGTCATCACAGCCAACGTGCTCGACCACGAAACCAGCATCGCACTCCACGCCATCAGCGGTGAACTATTGGAAAACGTGTTCTACCCAATGACCTACCGTCCGCCGATTCGCCGCACCGAATACAGGGTGGCGAACCCTGAACGGATACAGGCGTTCCTTTCCGCCACCAACCGCGTGAGCATCCCCTTGGGTTCCGTCGATTACGTCGAGGATTACGTTCCGACCGCCGTCGAGGATGAGGAGGAAGACGGTTATGGGGGAGCCTACCGCAACGCCATCCACGGCGAAGGCTGTTAAGAAAAGGGGATTATAGAATGTCCACAGTGACTCCGGTAGACCCGATAGAAAAACTGTTCGTCAACACTCGCGGCCAAATCTCCGACCAATTCCGGTTGCGCAAGCTGAAAATGAGACTGGGCACGGTCGGGGATATCACCGCGATGACCGCCGAACAGTTCACTGGACTTTTTGGCTCGGATTATATGCGAGTCGTTGGGAACCGTTTGAGAAAAAACGGTTTGGATTTCCGCTCGGTGGAGGATTCCGCTTTATATCGTGAGGGGGTGGATGACCCCGATTTCCGTATCCGCCTGTATTCGATTGGTGTCGGCTCATTGGCGAAACTGTCTAAAATATCCTTGGCTCAATTCCTGCATTATCTAGCCCGACTGCGGGAGTCCCGCCGTCTCCAATATTCCAGTGGGGTCACGGTTCCCCAGTTTGGAGCGTTGAATATCGCCCATTTGGAGCGGGTCATGTTCGAGAACGGGTTCCGTTTTCGGGATGGTTCGTTGAATACGGCTGATTTGACCATGTTGGGCAATAATCGTGATGGCAGTCCGACGGGGAAGAATATGGTGAACGCTCATGATGTTGTTTCGGGTCATCCTGTGTTCTCGGGTGCTCGTAGGAAGGGTCTGCTGGTAGCCCGTCGTAAGCGTTTGTTGGAGGAGTTGGCTGGGATTGAGGTGGAGTTGGTTTCGTTGGGTTGATTTGCCCCAATATTTGTGTTATATTGAAATTGTTCACACAAAAACAGAAAATCAAAAAGGAGCAAACCATGAACAAGCAGACCACTCTCGAAGAGTTCGAAAAAGGAATGACCGAAAACCTTCCCTACCTTCAAAGGAACACCAAGGAAGGCAAGTACGTTTGGACGAAAAGCCATGTCTGCAATCCCGAACGTTCCTTCTCTCGCTCTTGGAAGATGACCTTATGCATGTGGGGCGAAGAAGGATACGTCAAGGAGGCTACTTTCTCTCTCACTTACGACCTCTCACTGCAATACGCTGGAGACAATGGAAGCGCGGCTGGAATCCCCACGGAGACTGCCCGAATCCCCATGTATCGGGATGGTGTGCCTATCGCCACTTTCAAGGGTGTTGACAAGTCCGCCAAGATACTTCTCGACAAGGTCGAACAGGTCTTGGGATTGGCGGAGAAGTTCGAGCGTGGATTCTGGGAATTGAATCAGACGAGCAAGTCGTTGACTTCTTTGGAAGAGAACATCTTCTGAATCCAATGGCCTCACAATGGGGCTTTGCCTTGGTAGCCCAGTGGATAGGGCGTCCGCCCTCTAAGCGGATGGTCGTGGGTTCGAATCCCATCCAAGGCGCTTTTCCTCTCGTTCGGGGTTTCCTTGCGCGAGCTGGAAACCCTTCTAACAAGGGGGCATAATGTAAAAGACTCCACCCCACACGTGGAAAAGAAACCAAACAAAGGAGATAATCTTGGCAAACGTCAAGAAGACGTTCATCGCCACTACCGTGGCTGTTGCGACACTCGCCGCACCGGCCACCGCGTTCGCGGATGACGCCAACAATATCCAGCCGGACGTGAACGGCGCTATCGAACAGGCGCAGACCGCAGTATCCCAGACTCAGGACACCGTGGCACAGGCCACACAGGCAACCCCCCAGACCGCCACCACGCCGGACAATACCACTACGGCCACCACGACCCCCGCACAGTCAGACCCCGCGGCCGACGGACAGGCCAAGGTGGACGAGGCCCAAGCCAACGACAATCAGGCTCAGACGAATCTGAATCAGGCACAGACCAACGTTGACAGCGCACAGACCACCGTCAATCAGGCCCAGACTCAGGTGAACAACGCCCAGACCACTCTGGACGCCGCCAACCAGCAGGTTCAGAACGCGCAGACCACCGTCAATCAGGCTCAGACGAATCTGAATCAGGCACAGCAGAACGCCAGCGAATCCGCCAATCCGGAAAACCAGCAGAAGGCTCAACAGGCGCTTTCCGACGCGAACAGCCAGCTCGACCAGACCACCAAGCAGTTGGAATCCGCCAACCAGCAGGTTAAGAAGGCCCAGCAGGAAGCCCAGCAGAAGGCCGACAATCTGACCGCAGCCAAGAAGGACGAAGCCGCCGCCAAGACGGACAAGGACAAGGCCGATAAGACAGCCTCGGACGCGAAGACGAAGGCCGACGAATCCCAGAAGACCATCAGCCAGCTCAAGGCCGAACTCGAAGCCGCGTTAGCCGCGAAGAACGACGCCGACACCGCGAAGACCACGGCCGACAAGAACGCGGCGGACGCGAAGAACGGCATCGAAGCGAAGCGGAAGGATGCTGACGAGAAGGCCACCGCCGCCAACACCGCTCAAGCCGACGCAGACTCCAAGAAAGCCGCCGCCGACAACGCGGACAAGCAGCTGGCATCCGGCTCCATCGGCTTCTACCAGTGGAAGCTTGCCTCCAGCTATAAGAACGAGGACACCCAGTTCGCCCTCGACCAGCTTGTCAAGTATCAGAACGAGGATTGGGTGAAGATTGGTGAGGAAAACTCCGCAACCAGCTTGCAGAACATGCTCGACGCTCTCGACATGATTGACAAGGGCAATGAGATTCGCCGTAACCTCGGACTGCCGGAGTGGACGGTCAACGATGCGGACACCGCCGACGCGCAGCTTGCCGCCGACTACAATACGTATTCCCCGAATATGGGACACGTGTTCACCGGAACCTCCCAGAACCTCGCTTGGGGTTACGATAACCCCTACGATGGCTGGTATACGGAAGAGAAGGCCGTGTTCGACCGGTATGCGGAGAAGAATCCGGAACTGCGCAACATGACCGCCGTGGAAATCTACATGAAGTATCCGGACATCTACGAGCAGACCGGACACTATCTGAACATCATCGACCCGGATTGCGACACCACCGGTTTCGCAATCACAGGTTCGCTGACCGCCGCGCAGAACTTCAGCCAGAAATACCTGTACTCTAGCGGCGTTTCCGTGGACGAGTACCGTCAGCAGATTCTCTCCTACAAGAACGCATTGGACTCCGCCGCCGACGTGTATCAGAAGGCTCTTGACAAGGCGAACGAGGCGAAGAAGGCCGCGCAACAGGCCCAGCAGGAGCTTGCCGAACTACAGGAACGCGCGCAGTCCGCACAGCAGACCGCCGATGAAGCGGCCAAGACCGCCAAGGCTAAGAACGAAGCCTATCAGAAGGCTCTCGACGCATACAATGCCGCAGTCAAGGCCGGTCAGACCGCCGACAGCACCTACGCTCAGGCGAAGGACGAGGCCGACGCGAAGCAGACCGTGTACGAGCAGAAGCAGTCCGCAACCAAGAAAGCCCAGAACGAGTTCGATGAGGCGAACCAGCAGGTGAAGACCTCCCAGTCGAACGTGGACAAGGCTCAGGCCGCAGTAGACGAAGCCAAGAAGCAGGTCAAGGAAGCCCAAGCCAAGCTGGACGGCTACACCGACGCGAACGCGAAGCTGGCCGAAGCCCGGAAGAAGCTGGCGGAAGCGGAGAAGACGTTGTCCAAGGCGCAGGACGAGCAGAAGACCGCTCAAGCCAATTTGGACAAGGCCAAGGCCGCTAAGGCTGACGCCGACAAGACGCTGGCCGACGCGAACGCGAAGCTGGACAAGGCCAAGGCCGACAAGAAGCAGACCGAGGCCGCTCTGACGGATGCGAAGAACGCTCTTGACGGCATCGCCACGAAGCCGGGCGAGGGTGATATCATCGACCCCGGTTTCTCGGTCGATGATGATTCTTCCAAGCCGTCTACTCCGGATACCCCGTCTACTCCGGACGATTCGGGCAAGCCGAACGACTCGAACTCTACCGGAACCTCCAAGGGAGACACCGGCAAGACCGACACCACCAAGGATGACAGCTCTTCCCTAACGGACACTACCGTCTCCACTAAGAAGAACGAGTCCAAGGCCGAGACCGCTGACGAGAAGGCTTATAAGACCACCACATATAAGGTGGACGCCGACAATAAGACCGTCACGGACACTGGTGAGGATAATCTTGCCACCACCGGCGTGGATGTGGCGGGTATCACCGCAGTATCCATCGTCGCCCTGATGATGGGTGTTGGCTTCGTTGGAGTGGAGCGTTCTGTCCGCCGCAACGACTGATGCCTGTTTGAGACTGGAAGCCCTGACCTTCCGTATAGGAGGGTTGGGGCTTTTTGTTTTTTTTGCATTTTCAGACCACATACGCCATAATGGAATTGTTCACACAAAGTCTTTCATGCCGCCATGGCTTGCGTTGAGTGACGTTTGGCGAGATTGGCTAAACATTCAATCTATGCTATACTGGCATTGTTCACATAAAGATAGTTCAAGCAAACAAGGAGACAGGCATGAGCAACATCACAGCAGACGAATACAGTCTCTTGGAATTCATTTCATCCCGCGACAAGCAGGAAGACAACAGTCGAATCCTCTTGGAACAAACCAAGAAAATCCTCAAATCCCTCGTCCGCAAAGGCTTCGGAAAAATCGAACACTACTCCAACATCGGAGACTGGTTCATCCCCGACATGGACGCTATCAACGAGTTCGTTGAAACACACGTCGGACAGTACAAGCTCGAACGCAAGTACCTCCAATACGACATGTTCAACATCCTTGAGGAAATCTCCCGCAAAGGATACGGCTGGAACTACGTCTCCCAGCCCACAGCCAAAGCCAGCATGGAACGGCTCCGCCACTACGGGTGCGTCACCTACGTCAAGCGCGGTGACAAGTATATCGCAACTGGAACTCCGGAGGGCATCGCCTTCGCCAAAAACATGATGGCTACGGCCACCAGAACATGTGCCGAATGCGGTCGAAAATACCCCTACTATTCCGGCATGAAAGCCTACGACATCTGCTCCAAGGAATGCTACTACAAGCGTTTCGGCACTCCCGAAGAACGACGTGCAAAAAGATTACAGAAGAAGAACTGACAATCATGGTCGAGAAAAAAAGTAAAAGGAAAGGGCGCCACGATGATTTTCAAACTGACTTTAGGCGACTGGGAGTGTGACGGCTACTACGCCAACAAGGATTACTTTTTCGAAAGCAACTATTCGGCTGAAAGAATCACGGAAGCCTACAAGGCTAGTTGTCGGAAGTATGGCGTCCAATTCAACAGCGCCAAACATGATTACACGGGTCTTGGACGCGAGAATCTTGACCGACGGCGTCTCGTCTGGGCTAGCTATGACGAACCCAGTATGAGTCGGGAGGTCTACCGTCTATTCGTTGAACTCGGGCTGATTCAGGATGACGAACTGTGGCTCGATAAGAATGGACTCTACCATGCGGGGGAAGATAATGTTCTCAAAATCATCATGGGCTTTATCGCGCTTTCCATGCCGGACGATTTCGGTTACAAGCTGGTGAATATCCCAAGCGTCAATGCTCTTATCTACGATAAGATTGGCGAATCCGTACAAAGACTATACGGAATTTGACGTCCTCCCAGTGTTGAAACACCGGGAGGACGTCAAATACAAGCTGTTGGAGATTCCCCGCGTCAACGCTCTGATTCACTATCAATATCAGCTACGGATTGTATTCAATCTAAAAGACGTATTTCGGAAGGAAAGACGGTAGTCGCAATGGCAGAAAAATATGGTGTCGAACTATATGAGGGAATGTGTGTTGAAGCGTTCATTCGTGGATACGTGGATTGGAACCCACTGGTGCTGGGTGATGGCATGAGTATTCGATTTGACGCAACGAATGTCAGAATCTACTTTTACGATGAATCTTCCTATGACAGGGTTGACGGATTGCATGTGAACGTCAACCATGAGGAGCTTCCTGTATTCGAATATGCGGGAATGCCGCCGAGTGAAGCCGCCAAAAAAATATGGGACCGAATAGAGGAGTTAGTAGCAATATGGTTATCAACGGCAGGTTGGATTGCGGATACTGTTCCGCTCCTATCACCCGGCTGTACGGTGGAATAATCGGAAAGCAACAGTCATATCCATGTCCGAACTGCGGGTGTATGAACTATGTGACGCCTAAAATCACATATTCGGCTTCCACGTTCGGCTCGCAGGTCAAAGACGCATTGTTGGATTTGGTGGAACGGCATGGCGGGTCACACTGGGATTGCAACGGGGACGTGGAAAACATTTCCATGCCGTACCGTGGAGTCCACGCCGAATTAAGAACCTATAACGACTACTGTTACGGCATTCTCGATGGACTGCATGTGAATGTTGGTTCCACCAGTATTCCGGTATTGGACTTGAAGGGTTTGACCCCGGAACAGGCGGCTACGCGGATTCTTCTGCGCGTCTTCCGCGAATGTCGGAAACAGGAGGAGGAAAACGTTTGAAAGATGGTGAGATTCGTCCACTGCCGCAGAACGAGTTCTATCAGAGTCCGTTCGACGGGCGTTGGGTTGATTTGGATGAGGAGGAAGTATTTCGACTAATCGACATGCAACGGCAGAGTGGAACTAGGTGTGGTAAAACTAAACCAAAGACGTGTTATACTAGAAGTGTCCACACGAAAGAAACCTAAAGGAGCAATCCATAATGAAACTGCACGTAGACGTGGGAGTCCTCGAAAGCCCCATAGTGTCAGCGTCAAAATATATGGCGTATACGCAGACCCCCAACAAGGACGAAGAACGCCGCAAGATGGTTCAAACCATAACGGATAGGGACTTTCCCCAAACTGGACTAACGACCATATAACCTCGGCTTGGATTCTCGAAGTAAAAGAAGTCACCCCAATCAAAGAGCTTTTAGGGAAGTGTCGTAATTGAGCTACCACCTAGCCTCATGTCCATTCTGCGGTAAGTCGGTTCGACTCGTCTATGACAATACCGTAAACGGAACATGCTACGGCATCAGCCACAAGCCGGACGAATGTTCCATTCTACCAACCATCTGGGGAGCATCCGACATAAAAGCGGACTCCATCGTGCGTTGTTGGAATCAACGATACGGTGTGGCGAGTCTACTCAGAGAAAAAGGCGAAGACGAACTAGCCGACGAAATGGCCTTCCTAGGTTAAAGCCTTAAAACATATTCCACAAAAAGAAACCAAATCAAAAAGAAAAAGAAAGCAAAAAATTGAAAACCAACACCAAGACCATGAGAACCATCATGTTCATCTCACTGGCTATCGCAATGGTTCTTATTCCCGCCAACACAGCTACCGCCAACGAGTTCATGCAGAATCGGAAAGAATACGAGACGGCACTGAACCATGCCACCATTCTGACCGCACGTTTGAAACAGGATACGGAAAACGTTCAAAACAAGACCATTGTCACTCGTAACGATGATGACGCTACCCGTATTGCCCGTGAGGCATTGCAATCCCAATTAACGGAAGCGACTAAAATCCACATGTCGCAAAAAGAGAAGGCTACTGTCTTCACCGTTTCATCCCTGACCGACAAGACGGTCAAATCCAATAATCGCATTCACTCTCTTATCCGTTCCATCGACCGGACGGCCAAATCCGTGGATACCGCCATCGCCTCCCACAAGCTTGATGATATGAGGAAGAAGCTTGCCGATATGGTTGATAAGGGTAAGAGAATTTTGGAATCATCCAACGGCAACGTGGACGATGAAAACAATCGCGATAAACTGTCTGACCTGTTGAAGAAGGCCAAGGATTTGATGGAATCCACGGACGTGCAGACCATGAGCGTGGACGTGTCCGAATTGGACAAGCTGATTAACAAGGTGTCCGACGATATGAACGCACGTCAGTCCCGTATCGGACAGGAACGTCAGCAGAGCGTAGTGGCGGCGTCCTATTCTCAGGCGTCCGACACTACGAACGGAAACTATGCGACTACCCGTTCCAACTATGGTTCCTACACTCCAACCCAGTCCACTCCGCGCGGCTACTACAGTTCCATGTCCTGCGATTTGACTTCTGCCGCAGACCACTGCCAAGGCGCGGTTGACGGCGGCGGCATCGTGGACTTGAACTATGGCAACGGACACGTGTATGCGCAACACAACAATACGGGTGGCGCGTGGATTAACAATCTGCAAGCGGGTCAGACGTTCACCATGAACGGCTCCACCTATCGGGTTAACGGACAGAGCGTTCAGGGTGCCCAGTATGCTCCCGACTCCGGCGATTGGATGCAGACTTGCAATGGGAATGGCAATCATCTTGTCGGTATCACAAAGATAAGCTGAACAAGGAGACGATTGACTTCCTCCCCCGCCTGAAGGCGGGGGAGGAAGTCAAGTTCAACCTCTAAGAAGAGTCCGGTAGGTGTTTTGCGGGATTTTGCTTCTTTCTTACGACGTGATATAGTGGAATCGTTCACACAAACAAGCTAGGAGCGAAAATGAGTGACAAGCAGGAAACCATCGACATCCTCGTCATCAAGCAGGACGAGAAACCCATTCGCAAAACCATCCCCAACACACTCGAAGCGAAACAGCATGAGGTAGACGGCTACATCGAACCATTCGGACTCAAAAACGGGGCGACCATCTACTGCAACGAAGAAGGCAAACTCGGCAGGTGGACGCTCAACCGCGCAATCCGCGCCTACGACCTCGAAGACGGGGCTGATTCAAGAATCGTGGAAATGATGGCGGGCACGTTCTTCATCTCAGGATTCGACCCTGAAAGCGGAGAGGACACCAGTCTTACGGAGAAACAGTTCGACCACTGGGCCAAGCGGTTCTACTCGCCGGAAATCCTCGTGCAGAACGCCAATAATGAGCTGTTGGCCGTTCCTGTTCCCATCAAGTAGTTCGTAATTCTAGGGGGATAGGGGCCAATCCTATCCCCTTAACTTTTTCAAGGAAAAGACGATGACCAAATACTTTACTTCTGACACTCACTTCGCCCACCCGTTTGTGGCCGCATTACGGGGATATGCGAAAACTGGATTCACGTCGGACAACACCATCAAACAACAGGCCAACGAAGCGCACATGCAGGTCAAGGACTGCGTCAACTGGTACCAGCATGACATTGACGTGACCGACCACATCAACGAGACGGTAGGGGAGAACGACGAACTCTACATTCTGGGAGACCTATGCAGCGGAGGCGCGTGGAGTCTTCAACAGGCGCTTATGCATGTCAAAAGCCTACGTTGCCCTCGTAATAACCGTCATCTGATTCTCGGCAACCATGACGATGTGCTGTACGGGAAGAGCAAGGGCTTCAAGGATTTGACCGAGGCGTTTGGCGAAATCGGGCGCATCGGCATGACGGACATCACGGACGGAGAAACCACTATGACCGTGTTCCTCTGCCACTTCCAATGGCGTGAGGATTTCGACGTACCGGCAGTGGATGGCATGGCCTCCAATTGGGCGAAGCCGGAGCTTCGACGTTATGCGATTCCTCAAGTGGGGAAGAACATGCGATTGCTGCACGGTCACACCCATGCGAACACTCCCCATGAGTTCAAGAACCGCAACGAAATCAACGTGGGATTGGACGCGTGGAACATGCGCCCCGTATCCGAAGTAGAACTTGTTCGCATGTTTCAGCAGAACTGAAGTAAAGAAAGGCTTAGAAAATGACCACTCTGACCATTCTTAGAGGATTGCCCGGCTCAGGAAAGAGCACTTGGGCGCGGAAGCATGTCGATTCGAATACGGTAATCGTCAGCTTGGACGGTTTGCGTGAAATGATGGCGGGAGGCCGTCAGACATGGCATGAAACCATGAATCCACAGTTGAACAGGATTCTCGTCCGTCAGGCGCATACCATCATCAGCGACCTGCTCGCCAAAGGTGTGAACGTCATCAGCGACTCCCAGCATGTCAACCCGCGTTTCTGCGTGGACGAGGTGCAGATTGCCGCCCGCCACAAGGCGCATGTTGAGACTTTCACATTCAACACGCCGTTGGACGTTCTGCTGGAACGCAACCAGACCCGTCCGGAAAACGACCGTGTGCCGGAGGAATATCTGCGCACCCAGTATGAGACTTGGCATGAAAACCTTGACCATGAAAGCCGTTGGGTCAACATCCATGTAAGGAAGGTTGACGGAACCTACCATATGAATCCGTCCGGAGACCTCGCACTGGTGGACGTGGGATTGCTGTGGAACGACAAGACCCGTGTTCCCGACAATGCCGAGTTCGGTTATACCGCCGTACCGGCAAAGGGACGTGATTTGACCGGTGTCATCCAGTTGGATATGCCGCCGCTCAAAGATGGTAGGAAGTGGACTCTCGACCGTTACTCGAAGTGGTTGGAACAGGGCGCACATAAGACCAATGACGGGTTTGCCGACTTCTCCACGGATGGAAGGAACCTGCTCGAACTCATGCGAGATTCCGATAACGTAAACGTCCGTCCAGTCAAGGGCGAGAACGACGTATACGCTTGCAATTTCAGCCGTGACGCGTTCAAAAACCAGCGTTGGGACGAATATTCCAGCAAGGCTCGCGGACTGTTCCTCGACGGGAACGGCAATGTCGTGGCACGAGGATTCGAGAAGTTCTTCAATCTTGGAGAGAACGAGCAGACCACCCGCGAGAACATCGACAAGCGTCTCAAGTTCCCAGTGCGCGTGGAACGCAAGGAGAACGGGTTCCTCGGCTTGGTGTCCGCACGCGGAGGCGGTTCGTGGCGTTTCTGGTCGAAGAGTGGTCAGACCGACTATTCGTATCTTATCGAACATCTTTTCAAGCAGACTTTGGACATTGGTCAGGAACAGGCGTTGTGGAACATCGCCCATGATGCCAACGTCACCTTGGCTTTCGAGGTAATCGACCAAGAGTCCGACCGTCATATCATCAAGTATGATACGTCGCAGCTCGTGTTCCTGCACGCCATCAAGAACACCGTTGACTTCCATATCGACCATGATGCCGACGATTTGATTGATACGGATAGATTCTTTGCCCGTCCCGAAGTTCTGGCCGTTTTCCAGACTGAGGAACAGCGTGAGAGCCTGTGGCGCATGTTGGACGAGGAACGCCGCTGGTCTGACCGTGAGGGCGTTGTGGTGTATGACGCCGACGGGTACATGTTCAAATTGAAGTCGGACTATTATCTTGAGGTCAAGAGTCTTCGCAACCTGTTGGAACGTGCCATCCTGCACGATAGGCCGATTCCCGCCGACGACCATTCAGAACGCGCGGAACTGGCACGTTGGGTGCTGTTCCATGCGAACATGAATCGTCTTGTCTACACTCGTAAGGCGTTCAATGAGCGTGGAGTGGACATGGAGTATGTCGGTGACTTGCTGAGTCGGGGATGTATGCTGTAGCCCCCCCCGCCGATTCGGAGGACTTAACAAGATTGTGTGATATTCTCCCCCGCCTTATAGGCGGGGGAGAATATCACTGGGCTTGAAAGGACAAAATCTATGACACCGAAAGAAGCTAAAAACTATGTTGCCGGAACATTGGAACGCGACCAGCCATATGAGAGACTGTTACGACAAGTCGTACTGGAAGGCGAGCTGACTCACGACCGTACCGGAGTGGGAACGTTGTCCACGTTCGGCACGCGTATGGAATTCAACCTGCAAGACGGTTTCCCACTCGTAACCACGAAAAAAGTGTTCCTGCGTGGCATCATCGCGGAACTGTTGTGGTTCATCGCCGGAGACAACAAGGTCAGCACTCTACAAAAGCAGAACGTCCACATCTGGGATGAATGGGTGTTGCCGGACGGAACCATTGGCAAAGGGTATCCCATCCAATGGCGTTCATGGCCTAAAACCGACGGCACCACGGTAGACCAATTGTCAAACGCGCTCGACCTTATCCGACATAACCCGTCCAGCCGTCGAATCATCGTATCCGCATGGAACGCGGGAGAATTGGACGAAATGGCATTACCGCCATGCCACGCCCTGTTCCAATTCCACGTGCGCGGAGACGGTTTTCTGGATTGCCAACTGTATCAGCGTTCCGCCGACATGTTCCTTGGAGTGCCGTTCAACATCGCCTCCTACTCGCTGTTGACTATGATGATGGCCCAACAGGCCGGATTGGAGCCGGGACGGTTCATCTGGGTCGGCGGCGACACGCACGTGTATCTGAACCATCTGGAACAGGTGTGCGAACAATTGTCGCGCGAGCCACGCCCGTGGCCGCATATGGAAATCGACAAGGCGGACAGCCTGTTCGACTACAAGCCGGACATGTTCCATCTCATCGACTACGACCCGTGGCCGTCAATCAAAGCTCCCGTAGCCGTCTGATGCGCGCCTCCGGCGTCTTCGACGCCGTGGATGGGATTTTCAGCTGATTTTGCCGAGGGTTCCCCGCCTCTATCGGGCGGGGGAGAATGCCGCACCACTGCATTCGGGTCTTTCGGTTTCCTGTCCCAAAATTCCGCAAAACGGTTTTTTAACTGACGTTTCAAGGTATTTTAGGAAAGGAAACATCTAAGGAATCCGATTGGAGTAAGTGGTATGAGAATGCTTCATAGAGCGGGGGCAACGCTGTCCGCCTTTATCGCCGCAACGCTAATCCTAGCGGGGGGGGGTATCTCCTCGGCCAATGCCGAAGAAGTCCCCGCCACACAATCTACCGATAATGGGGTTTCCCAGCAAAGCTGGAATCCGCCAAGCGACGCGACCATACATGATTCGCTTACAGGCGATGATGCGAAAATCACCGACGTATCCACAGTCTCGAAGACCACGGGAACAGCACCATTCGACAAAGACGACAATCCCGGAGACGATTCAAGCGTTGATAACAGCATCGTCCGCTCCTACGATTCCCTGAACTACACCATCTCCTACACCATGGCGTCGAAGAACAGTAAAGATTACTACAAGGACGCCAGAATCAAATTCAAATTCTCCATGCCGTTCGATACAGGCGTGGCTGAGTTCTCCACCAAGGAAATGCTTTGGATGGACACAGCCGCAGGATACGGATACAAGGTAGGATATGAGGATGTCAAAGGTGCTAAATACCAGACGTTGACATGCTGGCGTCACGTCAATGGGACAAAGGATAATCCGACCGTCGTTCCGGGCATGGCTACCGTCAATCTGCCCATCAACGTGTATGGCGCACCTAATGGAACCAAGATTCAGCCGACCGTCCAAGCCAGTATGGAACACAATACTGATAGCGAGGCAGTCACCAAACATTTGGAAACCGTCACCGTCAGCGCCGCGCCACGATGGAACATCGAATTGGCGAGCTTGAAACGAATCCAATCCGGCACATACGATTTCGGGGAGTCTGAGGACGGTGACGCCATAAACAAGACGGCGGGCAAAGTGACCGGAGTCCTCTCCCATCTGACCATCAACGTGGCGAACACCTCCACCGACCATGCAAAAGGCGTCAAAGGCTTGGAGGCCACTAATGAGCCGGTCACGTTCGACGTTAAAATCTCAAACCAGTGGAGGAGGCAAGGCGCTTCCGCGCCTATAGCCAACCAGCCGAATTCTTTGCAGCCATTGGCTTGGAGCATCGCCAACGGCAGCAACAGCTGGATGGCAATATTCCACAAATACCCGTCGGACAGAAGCAATACGAAAGAAGCCGAAACTTTCTCCTCCCATAAGAAAAACGACTATGCCAGCGAATGGAAAATGACGCAGGAAACCAAAAACGGCTACATCATCCTGCATCTCACCGTATCCCATCTAGACCAATATTACAACCCCAACAACAAAGACCAGCAGAACGGCATCCTCAATTGGGCGTCCGCAGGCATCGACCTCGTGAATCCCACTAAAATCAACAATAAGAATCTGGCCGACCAGTACGGAAGTGACCTGAACCTTCAACAGGATGTTTGGGATATGAACCTTCAAGCATCCAGTGTCAGTGGCATTAAAGCCAAATCGGCGCCGTCGGACTCTTCCAATCAGTCGATAATCTCAGATGATGAGACTGGGGTGAGTATTCCTCTTTACGTGTCCGGAATGGCCTCCGAATATAATCAAGGTATAGAGTATGGGTGCGCCGGATGGAAATGGCAGGACACTCAGACAAGGGATTCCTCCTGTATACTGTTCCAGCAAAAAGGTTCCAGTGTTCACGATGGTTCCGACATTGCCGTGCGCGGCCAAAAAGTCATGCTGGCCTCCCACATAAGCTACACTCAAAACAAAACCAATCTGCCCGTCATCAGAACCCGACTCATGAAAATCGATTCAACAGTGCTTGAACCCTATGAGAATGCTTCCACATGGAATCGTGCGAGTTTGGGTGATGGAAAGAACATCTTCTCCGAAAGCACCTTGGCTTATGGTGTCAAAAAAGACGGGAAAGCATGGTCTTCCGACACTGAACAGGCAAAAGCTGGAATCGGCTACCTGAACTATTACAATTCCATCAGCGAGGCAAAGAAACACGGCGAAATCGTAGCCATTCTCGCCACGTCATACAATGCCGCACCATATAACTCGTCTTGGATGGAAGGCAACGAAGGTATTGGACGTGATTTTTTCGGACTGGACGTCCAAGTCAAAACCGGACGTGAAATCATCAACAAGACCGCCCAATATACTGTGCAAAGCCTCATGTGGACACGTAAAGACTTGGCCGCAAAAGCCGGTCTCGACGCCGACAACGCATCCAATAAGGATTGGGCCAATTGGATTAGCAAAAACAAACTTGACCCGGCAGAACTCGTCAAACAAGTCGCTCCGACCGGACGAGTGGACAGCACCCCATATCAGAAGGCAAAATGGGATGACGTCCAAGGATATGTGGGCGGAGACACAGCCGACAGGCATTACGGTGACAGCCTCCACATCGTGGCGGAAATCGCCCAAGTCTCCAAAAGCACAGACCAAAGCGGCGGGAACAAAGGCTCCAAACAAACCTACGACATCGACAACGGACAACGCTACGTGGACTGGAAACTGGATTTAAACATGGCATCCAACCTGTATGGGCGGGATACCGTCGATACCAAAACGGATATGACGGTCACCGACACACTCCCGTCAAAACTCCATTATCTTCCATCGACCGCATATTTGGGCGGAGACTACAAGGAGAACACTCCAAGTCAGGGAAGCGTAGCCAATGGCACGAGAATCGAACCGAACGCCACACTCAACGCAGACGGAACCACCACTCTTGTCTGGCATTTGGACAATATCGACACGTCCAAACAGTATACAATCCACTATTCGACCAGCATCGGTGACGCAACCGACCCGGACAATGATGTGGTTAACGCGGAACAGTTGACGAACAAGGTTTCCGTTTCCACTTATCGTTCTCCAGTCAGACCGAAAATGAATTTGACACATTCCGAGTACACCATCAAAATCAGTCGTTTGGAACTGACCACTTTGGCTATCAAGGCTGACCCGTTGGTAAATGAGGTCAACTCGGCATTGCATTGGAAGAGTATCAAAACCAACAATCTCGAAACACCGTTGTCCAATCCGATAGCCACGGCCATCATGCCGAACACCGCCAACACACTCAGCTCCTATCATGGCGACTGGGTTTTGGCAGGCATCCACATTAGCCCCCGAAACGGCTCCCAACTTGGAGACGGGCATCTTGTCTACTCCACCGACAGCAAATACCTGACCACAGACCCAAGCAACATCAAAACCACTGACGTAAAAGATTGGAAGACACTACCGTTCGACAGTACGACAGGCATAGCCGCCATCCCGCAAAACCTGCATCCAACAGCTTGGGCATGGGTGGGAGACAAACCACTGCCGGGAGGCTCAAGCCTCATGTTCGACATCACCATCCAACCTTCCAACAACCGTCCCGCCGACCTGTACAGCATCCGTTGGGGAGACGGATACAACAAAACCGACGCCGACGTCACCGTAGTCCAACGAGTCGTTTCAGGCATCGTATGGTACGACAAGGACGGAAACGGCATCCGCGAGGATACCGACGCGCTCGCCTCCAATGTGACCGTCACTCTGACCGATTCCAACGGAACCCCCGTTTTGGGATACGATGGAAAACCATTGGCCGACACGACGGGCAAAGACGGAACCTACCGTATCGTCGGCATTCCCGCCGGTAGCGGATATCAGGTTCGGTTCTCTCCCGGCAGAAGAGATTCTTGGTTGAAATTGAAGGTCACGGCCAAGAACGCCAAAGGCTCGACAAAAGCGACCAACAGTGCCGCAGACCCGATTTCGGATACTTCCGGCATGAAAGGCGCTTACATCAATCTGAACGACTTCCCATCACCCTCTCAGATGGCAAGCCCGGTATATGAGGATGTGTACGAGAATTGCGGCATCATCCGCGTTGTGATGCCGTACTTGGAAACTCCCATAGCATCCATGCCGTTTACGGGAGGCCGATTGTTGTTGGTTCTTGCCGCCATCTCCAGTCTGCCGCTTGTTGTCGGCCTCGTCTTGTTGAGGCCGCAAAAGACGGGTAGGAAGCATTAATCCTTCCCGATAGGAAGAGGGTTATCGGATTGCTTTCGACATCTAAAGCCGGAGGCAATCCGTTTTTCGCACATCGACCGGCTTGGAGGAAGCTAATCCGAGGCTGGATTTCTCGGCATGTCTACAACCACGGCGCACCCGTCCGACTGCATGAACCCGTACACGCGGTCTTCCGTCCACAGGTGGAGCTGTTCGGAATGGAATGCCACGTTCGGGTCATCGAACCGGCATTTCCACTGTTCCACTGTTCCGGTCACTTGGACGATGTCTTTTGGCTTGTTGCCGTTGCCTCGCAGTGCCGCTTTCATGTCACCTGCGAGAGTGCATTCCGCACCGTAGCGGATTGTCTTCACCACATCCTCGTTGCGCGGGTTCGGTTCCGGCTCGTCTTCGGCGGGAATGTATGCGACGTAGAGGAGAAAATTACCGTCATCATCCTGACGGATTTCAGTCGAGAAAACGCCCTCCGGATATTCGTCCGAATCGACCAGTGAGCGGACGCGGAACGAGGAGTATTGATGATTGCCGTCCTGCGTGTCGATACGACGCATGATGTTACGGATTGTCCGTTGGCTGTCAGATTTGGCGACAAGCACGTATTTGCGGGGATTGCGTTGGCAGGTTTCCGATTGTGGCCAATATTTCACCGCATATTTTGGTCTTCGGATTTCCCTATGCCCGGGCAGGTGTTCTAAATCGTATATGGACTGGGTTTCCGCTTCGACCATGTTGTTTCCCCTTTTTTTGGGATGGATGCTTCGAGTTTTGCAACCGGATTTGTTTGAGGTTGTTACCTTCATGGTAAGGGGTTTAGTTGAGGTTGCGACAAGTTTTGCGGAAAGTCGGTCGAACGGATTTTAGGCCGCAATCCCCTTCCGTAAGGGAGGGGTCTAGGCTGTCACCTGTCTTGTTTTTCTCCAGTATTCGGTCAGTTGGTTTTGCAATCCTTCGCCGTCGTGGTTGCGTCGGTAGGCGTCCGTATGCTCACGCCATGATGCCATCGCAGTCAAGATGTCGTCGGATACGCCGTTGTTCGGTTTGTCGCATTTTCCGCAGCCGACGGACCATAGGCCGGACGTATGGTCCCATGCGCATTCGGGCGGCCTGCCGCAGTGTGGACAGTCGGGCATGTCCTTGACGGCGGCCACGGTCTTGCGCCAGTGCCTGTCGAAGTCGTCCGCCATCTCCTGCGCTCTGTCGCATGGGCGTAGCCCCTGTAGCAATGGTTCGAGATTGCATGGACTGGCATGGTGTACGGTGAAGCCCCAGCGTCGGTCATCGCCGGTCTCGATGATGCGGACAAACACCGGCCCGCCGCAGAACGGGCAATCGGGTTCCGCCTGAAACGTCGTGGAACGGCCGATTTTTTCGAGGATGTCCGCGTTCTTCTTGTTCTTGGTCTCCGTCAGCCATTCGCAGAGCGCTGAGTGCAGGTCCACGTCCCAACAGGATGCGCACCGGCATGTGGCGGTGGGGAACGTCTGGCGTCCGATGCTTTTGCTTGACACGTGCGGGCACTCCCCGCAGTTTGGGCATTCGAACGCCAGTATCCGTTCGTTCTCCTCCCCCTCCCTGCGGATGACGCCGTCGTGATAGTCGGCGCATTGTTCGACGGTCGAAAACCATGCCCGCCCGTTCGGCAGGTCGTAGTAGTACCAGTGGAGGTCGCAACCGTTCTCGCATGCCAGTCGCACCGCATGCCAGCCCAATAGCGGCGTGTGACGTACTGACAGTGTCAGCCGACCCCGGCAGTCCGGGCATGGGGTTTTGAGTTCGATGTGTTGAGTCAATTGGACGCCTCCTTGGCGGCGTTTGCCCAGTCGCAGGACAGTCCGCCTTTCCTATAGTCGGACATTACCGCGCATGTGACGTGCCGTCCGTCGTGCAGCGTGAGTTCGCATTCACCGATGCCGTTGTCAATGGTGGAGTTACTGATGCCGTAGTCGGCGCAGCCGGTGACGGTCTTCTCCGACTGGGATGCCGGTGTGGTGTCCGTTTCCTGTTCCGATTCGTCGGTCACTTCGTCGCATCCGGCGCACATCAGGCACATGGGTACCAGCAGTAATGCCAATAGTCTTCTCAATCTCGCTCCTTGTTTCGCGCGTAGGGGTCGTCTATGACGCCAAGCTCCAGCAACAGGTCGTAGGCGGTCATATCGGTCTGAAGCCTGTGTCCGCCGTAGCAGGGCGGTAGGTTACATGTCTGGCTGTCGTCCGCGTCGCTCCACTCAAACACGATTTCGTCACAGTCCAATTCCACGTCGATGTCCGCATTGTCGGACATGAGGCCGCAATCCTGACAGCGGCACATGCCCTGTATTTTCCTCATGTACTTCGGGTCGGCCATTATCCTATTCCTTTCTTTCCGACTGTTCGAGCCGTCCGCCGCACATGGGGCAGAACATGGGGATGGTCTCATACTCGTCCCGCATGAGCCGCCCAGCCCCGTCAGTCATGAGCGTGCGCACGCGGAACACGGTCGTGCAATGCGGGCATTCGACCGCATCCACCGGATTGCATTCGGAGACGAGCGGCATCGGATTGGCTTCCGGGTTCATTTCGTCGTCACCTTCATCGGTTTGCCGTTGTGGTCGTAAAGCCATACCCTGTCGCCGGATGCGACCAGCAGGCTCAGGTCGTGGGCCTTTCCTTTCGCGTCCACGTATTCGCACTCGTACCTGCCCTGACCGGGCATGTACTTGGAGTCGAGGATGGTCGGGCAAGACAACGCCTCCAATCCCGCCTGTCGCGCCACCTGTTCGGTGAACGTGGTGTCCTTCGGGAGAACGAGAAGACCGGGATTCAACGTCAGGAGCAGTCCGATGCCGCTCACAAGGGCCAGACATGACGAATTTGGTGTCCTCCAGCAATGGCTGGGCGTCCCGTGGGATACGATGCGTCGCGCGAAGCGCCAAGCGTCTGCCCGCCCGCCAGATGACGCCCAGCACGGCGAAAACCAGCACCGTGGTCAACGCCGCCATGTATATGGCGTCCCCGAAACTGTTGTGGGAACCGTTCGCCCATTCGCTCATGTCTATCATTTCAATGCCTTTCCGTCAGCGTCGTAGAGTCCGACCTTGTTGCCGTCGGCTACGACGAGGGTCGCCTTCCGCAGGTTCGCGTCGTTCGCGCCGTAGGTGTAGACGCAGTGGTACGACCCCATGTCGGGCAGTTCGGATGCGGTCATAACCTTGGCCGGACATGACAGGTTGCGCACGCCGAACTCCCTCCCTACCTGCGTGACGAATGATGCCGGGCGGGGCACGTTCTCGTCCACCGTCTTCGTCGGCTGGGTCAACATGAGGACGGCCACCGTGCCAAGGAAGACGATGAAGATGCCGAGGCCGGTGAATACGCTGCCGAGTACGCCGAAGAGGGTGGACCTCTCCTCCAGACAATGGAGGATGACGGCAGCCAGAGTGAAGATGCACATTATGGCAATAATGACCCATGCGGAATGCTCACCGGCACTCAACTCAGCGGCGGTCCGGGGCACCTGCTTTGTCGGCGGATGAATGTACGTGTTCCAAGCTTCCACCCATTTCGTGAAGTCCTTCATCGTTCAGTCCTTTCCGACCGGCTTTAATACCGTGCCGTCGGCCTTATATAATCCGACCCTGTTCCCGTTGATGTGGACGGTCACTTCGGTTCGCTGGTTGTCGGCGTAGGCCACACACTTCCAGTCGCCGTCGTCAAGACTGGACTTAGGGAGTTTTGGACTATCCATCAGCCCGTGGTCCATGTTTTCGCAATCGTCCAACTCGTTCAGATTCCATGTCCTCTCGATTTGCTCGGTCAATGTGGGTGGTTCGGATACGTGGGCGTCGTGCAGTATGTGACGGCTGGAAGCGGACAATACCGGGTCTTCTCCCATTTTCAACGGACGGTTCGGAATATCGGACATGAGGAGCCGGATTTCCGAGGATTCCAACCCGTGGCCCCGGAGCATCGAGCCTACGAGTCCATCGTTCCAGTAGAGCGCATACAGCAGGTGGGCTTCTCCGGCCTGACTTTGATGGCGCGACTCGGCGGCGGATAGTGCGGTGTCGGCCAGCGAGTCCATCAAAGCCTGTATCTGTTCCTTCAAGGTGGTGGACGTGTCCATGGTTTATTTCCTTCTTTGCCTGAAAACTCTTTATGTGTGAACACATCCACTATAGCATAGTTTGCGTCAATAGTCCAGAAAAGCCTCCAACACCGGAAGGACACGATTCGTATACTTGTCGCGCTCATCCTCGGACATCCCATTCCACCGCAACAGGAGTCCACGGTCGTCAAGCTTGCCGTCGGGCAAATCATTCTCGCATCGGTACAAGGCCATGGCGGCACGCTCCAAACATGCGTCCGAAATGTGCTCAAGAGCGTAGGCATCGGCCTTCTCCAACACTCCGGCGATTACGGGAGCGCATTCGCCCTTCGGTGGGAACATGGTGCCGAACCCCAAAACGTTCCAACCATTCCGGACGAGAACGTCGGGTAGGATGTATCCGCTCGCCCATTCAGGTCGGGTGGTGTCCAAATGCCGTGGGCAGAAGTGCCGCTCCACGTACTCGTCTCCATCCAATTCGACCTCGATGGTCAGCCACTTCAAATCGTCGGCGTCACTGTAGGCCGAATCCTCATTCTCACGCCAGAGTCTCGTGGTGGCGTCACAGTCGGGATAATCGCAGACGATGCGGTCGCAACGGTTGGTCTCATAGCTCACTGATGTTGCTCCTTCTCTATGTCGGATAGGCTGGAATGCCAGTAAGTAACAGTGTTGTCATCCACGGCTTGGGACAATCGCAAAAGCATTTCCAATGGACGATAGTCGGAATGGGCCTCATGCTGTTGGTTGAGGAGTTCCACGGCTTGCCGCTCTCTGACCGGTTTGCCAGCCCAACTCCACTCGTCGGATGAGCCGGTCTGTTTCGCCAACCAGCCGAATCCGTTCGGCAAGTCGAATCGCAGGGGCTTGTCGAATCCCGTCCCGGTCGCATACTGGTTGAGTTCTCGCAGTCCGATATGCAATTGGCGGTTTTGCTCGTCCAATCTCGCGTAGGGTTGCGTTCCGACGTATTTTCTTGCGAAGTCCCTGACCATGTCGCAAGCGGTTTCGAAATCGGGTTTGATGACACTCACCTGTCCGTTCCTTCTTCCAGTAGTTGTCCCGCTAGTTCGGGAACCTCGTTCCAATCATCGAACATGGCGGCTCTCATATCGGATTGTCCGGCCCGTTCGCATTGGGTTCCGTTCCACGGTAGACGGCGATGAGTTTTCCCCGTGTCTCGGCCAGTCGAATCACAGTAGTCCCTCCTCGACTTTCTTTCGCGCGATTTCCAGAAGCTCCTTGGCTAGAGTCAGATATCCGTCGCGTGCGCCGACCGTTTCGGCCCGCTTCCAGAAGAAATCCTCATCGGGAGCCCCGCCGTAGGTCTTCTCCCATCGCGGGATTTCGTCAGCCCACATGAGATGTTTCGCCACGGCCTCCACCTCCTCCCCGCAAGCGGGGTGGAGACGCCCGTTCATATAGGCTTCCTGCAAATCGTCACTGTCGGCCTCGAACGTTTTCTTGATGTCGGAACCATCCCAGTATTGGACGGGATACGCTTCCTCGGCCTCCCTCTCTACGATGCTGACCAACTTGACATCCTCCGGTTCGGTATCGTGGCTCACTGCAACGAATCCTTGTCCAAGATTTGGAAATTCGCCCGATGAATGTACAGCGTTTTACCATCGACCATAAGCCTTGTTGTTTTGGGCAGATTGTCGTCTATATCCCATTTGATGGTGTCACCGTTGAACACCTCAATCGGCGTTCCCATCTGGCTTTTGATGACCACGACATGCTTCTTGGCAAACGAATCCTTATACCGGTTCAACAATTGCGACGTTGAACCGGTACCGGTCGTCTTCTCCGTGTCCTGAGATTTGAGAGCGTCGGCGGCGAAATCCTTGACCGGCTCCAACCCATCCTCAGTGAAGATGAGCGTATCCCCACAGGAATCCAACTCCCTGCCGTCAAGGGTCACGGTGATAACCGAAGACAGGGAATCGGTCGAGCCGGAGGAAACCGAACCATTGGTGCCGATGCCGTAGTAACGGGAGTCGGTGGTCACATTGCCGTCCAACCCGATTTTCTCGGCATGACTCGTCAAAGTCAGCTCACCGGTGTTGCTATACGCGTTCATGGTGAACGCTCTGCCCTCCAACCAACCCGACTCACTATCCGAACATCCGCCGAGCGAACACATCAGAACCGCCACAACCAGCACGGCCACCGGACGGAAACCCTTTTTAAGACAATTCCTCAACACAAAAATCCTCTCAATCCAACTAACGGGACACCACGTGAGCCTCACCCTTATACGGGTCAAGCGTCAAATACTGGTCAAGACAAACGGACGGAAAACCATCCCCATCCGACAGAAACGGACGATGACGCCAATCATACGAACTCCAACCCGCCTCCACACGAGCATTCAACCCATCCAACATCACCGAACGAAAACCCGGCCTACCATCCCGCTCCAACCAGCAGATATCATACTCACGCCCACACAGGCGCTCGCTGACCACACGCGGAGTGGTGGTACCATCCGAACGGAGTTGCAGATACCTCAAATGCGAGTCCAACGGAGTCCAATCCGCCAAACCGAAACGGTGACGGCCACGCTTATCCGTATACGCGCACAATCCGGCGTCCACACGCAACGTGTCACCCAACCGAATCGTCATCAGCCGGTCGGCGGAACCATTATGAGGTTCGATACGGTCGGGACGGATAATAGTGTTCTTCACGAACGTGGCAAGCCAAATATGCGAGTCGATAAGCGTCTGCGAACCATCCGAATTCACCACATGAGGAAACATCAGACACAGGCGCGACACATATCCGTTCGACACACTGCTCTCGTCACAGTCGGCCACCAAGCCCTCGACCGTGTAACGGTACACGCCGTCCACGGTCTTATGCTCCAAATCCAACAGGTTACGACGCTCGCTCTTGTCGGTTCGCTCCACGTACCCCTCGAAGAAACGACGATAATCCAAACGGAGTTCGTCAGCCTCCTCCTTGGTCTGGATACGGTAACGCAAGCCGATAAGGGAACGCCATCCGGTGTTGCGTCCCGCGCTCTGACGGCGAAGAACCTTCCTCCCATCAGGCGCTGTGGTCATTCCGATAAGCATGTCGGAACGCTCGTCAGCCTCCTCGATGAGCGCGTCCTTCAACGCGTCCATGGTCTCAGGGGAGGGAATGAACGGATTCTCCCTCCCGTACACGGCTGTCTTGTCGAACTTGGACATTTCAGTTCAAGTCCCTCCAACCGGTCACACACGCGTACTGGATGCGCAGGTTCCCTTCGATATTGGCGGACTTGCAAGCGTCAAGCACGTTCTTCAGATACACCAACCCATCAGCCCCGTCCGACATTTGACCGGGCAACGGCAGGATACCACCGTCCACATCACACACCAGACGATAACAGATTCGAGAACCGGAATCCACACAACCATTGTCATGGCCGCGTATCTGCTTGAGGATGACACGGATTGCCTCGACGGAAGGAATAGCATCTGACAACGCCCGACTGGAATCCCACACGGTCAACGCGCTGATTTCATCCAACCGTTCACTCAACTTGTCCAATTCCCGCAACGCCTCACCGACGGCAATCTTCACCGACTGCTCCCCCGCCACATCGGAATCATGCGCTCGCAGTGATTCGTGGAACTGTTTCTTCGACTCGTCGTCCATGTTGGATTTGTCGATAAGCTCCTCGATTGGCGTGGGGTCTAGGTCTCGAAGCGCGTCCAGCAGATACTCTTCATCCGGATTCTCGTCAGCTTTGTTCCGGTCGCTCATTTAGCAACCTTCCCGGACGGCTTTACGGTCGGCTTGACCGAAGTCTTGACGGTCTTGCCAATCTTCTCAAGATAAGCTTCCAAAGCCTTGACAGCCGCCTGTTTCGCCAACACCATGGCGACATCCTTATCGGACGCCGTGGCATGCCAACGCATGTAGTTTTCCGGCTTGTCACCGTCGAACAGCAGATAGGTGGCGCTGACCTTTGGCTTGCTTACCTGCAAATTCGTCTGGGTCTCCACCGCCGTGACCTTCACACACTTGTTGGGAGTGTTCTTGCCGGTCTTGACCTTATCCCAGTCGATGAGCGCTTCGGCACGCCATGCGATGTTCTTGGCGCTGACCAAGGTGACGGTGGTACCGACATGCCACGGTTCCCCGTCGTTGTGCTTGTTGTGTTCTTTGACGATGGCTTCGGCCACGTTGCGGGCACTGCACTCGTATTTGATTTCACCCTTGCTGGTGACGACATGGGTTGCGTACTTGTCCTGTTCGTAGATTTCGATACTCAATGTAGGTGCGTTCCAATTCTGGTTGTGACTGGTGTAAACGGGTGTCGTGTTTGACTCGACCCGTCTTTATGTGGACACTGCCAGTATAACAAGAGTAGAAGGTTTAGGCAAATAGGGGAGAACTCCGATTGTCCACCCGCCATCGTTTTGCGTGAGGGTACACCGTCCTTTTAGGGCGGTGGGGAATCACGCTGGTCTGTTCTGGTTCTCGATATACCGTTTCAGCGTGTCCAACGGTGCGCCTTCTGAGGTTCCCGCGTAGTAGCTGGGCGACCAGAGGCGTTGCGCCTTCCAATAGTGCCGGGCGAGTTCGGGGTAGTCGCGTCTCAAATATCGGCTGGACACGCCTTTGAGGCTGTTGACGAGGCGGCTGAGTTCCACGGTCGGAGGGAATGATACGAGCAGGTGGACATGGTTGGTTTCGCCGTTGAACTCCTCCAACCGGCAGTCGAACGAGGTGCACACGTCCGAGAATATCCTCTCCAACGCCTTCAGGTGCTCGTCGGTGAACACGTCGTGCCGGTATTTGGTGACGAAGACCAAATGCGCGTGCAAATCGTAGACGCAGTGCCGTCCCTTACGAATATCGTTTGTCTTATCCATAAAGACCAAGTATAATACCAAACATGAGTTCCTACAGGCGATACAACTACCGCGCCTACCCCACGCAAGGGCAGCGCGAGGCATTGTCATGCCTGTACGGCGCATGTCGGTACGCGTACAATTGGACGCTCGACCAGCGGGAGCTTATGCGCCGCCGACACGGACGGATGCAGTCCTGCACGCAGTTGAGCAACATGTTCACCCAATGGAAACGCGACCCCGGCATGGAATGGCTTCTGGGCGTATCGTCCACGCCGTTGCAGCAGTCGATACGCCACGCGGACATGGCCTACCGGAACTTCCTTCGCCTCTACAAGGCTGGCAGGACGCATATTGTGACCAACCACCGCACCGGGAAGAGGCATCGCACGGGACTGTCCCGGTACAAGAGCCGCAGGGACGGCGAACAGTCGGCCGAGTTCACCAAGTCCGCGCGATTCAAGGTCGAGCATGCGGACGGATGCAAGTGGGCGTTCCTCACACTCCCGAAAATAAGGCGGGTCAAACTCCGTTGGACGCGCGAACTGCCGTCCACGCCGAACACCGTCACCATTATGAGACATGCGGACGGCTCTTACGAGGCGAGCCTCACCGTGCAGGTGGAGGACAAGACCGACGCCCCCAAGCCGCTGCATGAGGCGTGCGGCATCGACATGGGTCTCGACTCGCTCATGAGCATCGTCTATATAGACGGCACACGCGAGAAGATACCGCATCCGCGCACCCTGAAACGTAAGGAGCGCCGACTGCGCAAACTCGACAAACAACTGGCAAGGGAAAAGAAAGGCTCGGCCAATCATGCGAAGACACGACTCCTGAAGGCCAAGACCTACGGTCGGATACGGAACCAACGCAGGGACATGGCGTACAAGCTGGCGTCCAAGGTGGCGGGCGAGAACCAAGCCGTCGCCTTGGAGACCTTGAACGTCAAGGGACTGGCGCGCACCCGCATGGCGAAGAGCCTGTTGGACGCGAATTGGACGCGAATAATCGACCGTATCCAACAATTGGGAGTCCAATACGGCAGGACAGTCGTTCGCATAGACCGCTGGTATCCCAGCAGTCAAATCTGCTCCCAATGCGGACGCAGAGACGGTCAAAAACCGTTGAACATACGTGAATGGGAATGCCCTCAATGCGGCACACGGCTCGACCGTGACTGGAACGCCGCATTGAACATACTCGACGCGGCGGGACTTGCCGAGTCGCTAAACGCCCGTGGAGGCGACGTAAGACGGAGGCTGGCGCAAACCGACCGCAACGCAGACGCCCGTGAAACGGGAACCCACCGAACCGCACAGCTTCATTAAGCCAACCGGCGTAGGAATCCCCCGCCTTCAGGCAGGGGAGGAAGTCAATCACGGAATTCCGCATGGGTTTCGAACCAGCCTTCACAGGCGAAACCGTAGTCGGTTGGTTCGGGAGCGTTGAACGGTTTCTTCTGTAATTGGCTGATGCAATCCTTGAACGCTGTCGTATAGTCTACGAGGGTGTTGTCCAAGTCGATGGCGACAAGCTTATGGGTTTTCCCCTTTTCGGGCGGATATTGTTCCTCGTCCAATCCGAGCATGCGTAAAAGGTCGAGGAACGCTATACATTTTGGCAGTGGTTTGCCGTCTAGTTCGGCGTGGACGATTAGGTCGTCGTTGGAGGGGAGAGGACAGTCTTCCGACCAGAACAGTCGGTGGACTTCCTCTAGCGTGTTGAACTCCCAATTAATGTGCTTGCCGTCACAGTTGACGGATTCGAAATTGAGCATGTTTTTGGCCTTTCAAAATATGTGAACATGCCCACTATAGCATAATCTGGCTGTCAGACCCAAGGGTTCTCCACACCCAGCAACAGATTCAAGGGCATTACAGCCTCCCACAGCATAGGTTTGCAACCCCACCCGTATCCGTTCCGCCAGATGTACGTGTGCAGTTCACCGAACATCGGGAGTTCGTCTTTGGAGCCTTGACCGCCGGAATAGTAGGGGCTTGGCTCGCTCAGCGACTTGCACTCCTCGACGTTGGGAGCAAGTAGGTCGATGTCACCGTCGTCCAGCAATCGTTCCACTTTTTCTTTGGTGTCGTAATGGTCGAACAGCATGCGCCCTACGGATTGGATGTCCCCATTGTAGGGACTGAATATCCAACGGTAAGAGTCTTCACTGTTCCTCATGGCAATGACGCAAGGTGTACCCATATCGTCTTCCCTCTTTCAAAACTTTTGCAGACAATGTCAGTATAACATCGATGATTCAGAAGTCACAGCCGAAATCCACCTCACCGTTCGCATAGCATTCGATGTCGTTCAACTCATCCTGCATGTCCACCAGTTGGGTCAACTGTTCGACAGCCGAACGGCAACGATTGCAGGAGTCACGAATATACCCGCGAACACGCGGATACTGACGGTAATGCAATCGAGGATTCACCGTCAACTCGTCATCATCCAACACGTCCAACAAGTCGATGTACACGTCCAACAGGTGGGAGAGTGTCTGCGTCATGGAGTCGGTCATGTCCTCATCCTTGTTCACGTATTCGCCAATATCGTGAACCGTCTCCTCCACCATGGTCACACACTGGTCGAGCATATACGCGTCACGTTTGAATCTACGGAACGGAAGCATTCAGCCGTTTTTCCTTTCTCGGCTTCTTTCCAACCGGTATTCGGCAATCCACAATGCCGACACCACAATCCACAATACGCATGACAGTCCGTCAAGGAAACCCCATTTTCCTATGAACAGGCAGATTTCCAACAAGGCGACCAACAGTGAGCATACTATCGTCCCCAAGCGAATCCATCGGGGAGCATACCCTTTGCCGGGATGTTTGCGGGCGCGTCTTCTGTTCCCTGTCCAGACTATCGTCCCGACGATGAACAGGAAGAACGCAACCACGTACAGAGCCGTCAACACGTCGAAGACACCCTGCTCGCTCATTCCGACGGGTCTTCCAAGTCGGAACCGTCCAAACCGTCGGGCTTATCATCCCAGCGGATAAGAAACAGCCAGATTAACGCGGTGACAATCCAAACGAGTCCGCACATGCCGGAGCTTACGCTACCGAACCGGAAGCACCGAAGGAACTCCACGACGGATGTCATAGTGGAGAATCCCACACATCCAACTCGGACACATCTTGCGACCTTACGTCCCAACAGGTGGGGATGTTGGACGGAGAGGAAGAACAGGAACGACAACAGCAGTGTCACCGAGGAGAACGCCACCACCATAAACGTCAAGACATGAAGCATCACCGGTCATCTCCCGAAGCGCCGTCATTGAAACGTTCCTCGGCCTTACGGAATGTTCCTTTCGTGCTCTTATGCCACAAAGAGTCATCCCAGCTTTCCACCGGCATGGAAAGATATGCTTTGTCGTCTTCGATAAACATGTCCACGTATGGCGTATACGTGTATGAGCTGACGATGCCCGGCAGAGGGTCGGGACGCCATTCTAATTGGCGGAGCATCCTCCATACTTCAACATTGTTCTTGCATGGCTTGTACACGCCGTTCATGGGCATGAGCCAGTGGCCTTTCAAATCACCTTTGCCTTGGATGGTCAGGGTCTCCTTGGACATGATGGCTTCAACTCCTTCGACGGTTCGCTTGCCATCCGCGTCCTCCTTCCACACCAGACGGACATGGTGGATGTTTTCGAACCATTCCTCCAGTTCGCGTTGACGCGCGTATTCGCGGCAGCCCTTGCGCAGTCGGTTCACCACGGTCGGATTGTCGCTGGTCAGATATGTTTGCCGCATGACGGCTACCTCCTAGTTTTTGCGGAAAATATGTTTCAGGGAATGGGTCAGAACGTGACGTTCGGCAATCCCACCGATTGCAGGAACGGGAACCAACTGTCGAAATGCGGGCTGACAGACCACCAGAACAGCAGAACCAAACCACCCCAGAACAACAGCATGTTCAACAGGCGCAACGGCAGGACGCCCTGTTGCAGACGCCAAGACAATACGAGCACGTTCCAAGACACCGGCTTGCGTTCCCGCTCCCCACGCCACAACAGCCAGCACAGTCCGTTCATGACCATCCACGCGACAAGCAGAATCACGGCGAACATCATGCTCGCGGGAGCGTAGGCGCTGACGGTTCGGACGGTCTTCTGCCACTTGTATGCGGTCTTCTGGACGACGTTCGCGTTGGCGGTGCTCAATTCGGCGGGAATACCGTCGGAAACGTTCGCCCAATAGGAGAATTGCGCTCGGACGATATACCTGTGTTTGATGCTCTGGTCTGCCCATACGCTCATAGGATGGCAGGTCGTCAACGTCAATTCGCGGGAGTCCGGGTTCGCGCCGTCATTGTTCAACACGCTCACGTCGGTCGGAGTAGTGACCCAACCTTCGGTCATCTTGTACACGTACCAGTGTTCGGCAGTTTGGATGACGATGGCGTCACCCGTCTGCAAACGGTCGATGTAACCCAAGTCGCCACCGGTGCGATGACCGGCATAGGCGCTGTTGCCTACGGCTCCGGGCATGACGGTCTGCTCGTAGTGTCCGATGCCCTGATTGTCCAACACGATTTGGTCGGTTCCCTGTTGGATTGCACGCTTCCAACCGGATTCGATTTTCGGAATGTACATCCATCCGATTACCTGCGCGTGGGTGGGCGTACCATCCACCGGCACTTCGCCCAACTGCGGTTTGGCTATGCGGGTCGTATGCAAGTCGATGTTCTGGTTCAGGCTGACCCTTTTCGAGTTTGCGACCTGAGTGTGGATGGAATCCAAGTCATGTCCGAAGAACATCCAACCGATTTGAGCGATGAGGATTATGACGATGGTGAATATGATTCCGATGGAGCATTGAAGGACATGTTCACCGGTGGAAACCGTGTTGGCTGGTCTGCCTCCATGTCGGACGTGACTTCCTTTGCGATGCTTTCCCACATGTTTCGAATTATCGTCGGTTTTAGTTTTGGTGCCTTCGATGATTTCGTTCCAGTCGGGCAGACTGTTTTGATGGCCGGTTTCCATACGTGTGTTTCCTTTTGTTGGTTGGACTTTGATTGTGGACATATCCAGTTTAGCTGGTTTTGCTCTTTGGGGAGTCTAGCATGCGAAACTGGTTTGGTTTCGTTTTTAACGAGCGAGTCTACTTATGTGAACCATTCCACTATAACATACGAGATATCCTCTTATTGGGAGGACAAGCGTTTACAGCAAAGACTGGTAAAAATCGTAGAAAAACATTTTATCCATTTTTGTGTTTTTGCTGATTTTTTCGTTTTTATAAGCAATTAGAAAAATTCGACACCACAATACTTATGTATCTATTGTTACTTATGTATCTATTGCCGGTGCTCTGAGCCTTACTCCCATAAGGGCTTAGAGCGCATAAGCGTCCTCAAATGTCAAAAAAATGCCCACAAATGTCTAAAAAGCGTCCTCAAATGTCAAAAAACCGTCTTCAAATGTCAACCGGAAAAATCCTAAAAAATAAGAAAAATCGCCGCTCAAAACCAAAAATAGGTAAAAATCCATAGCAAGGAAAATGCTGACAACCTGCTAAAATCTAAAAAAGAACCCCGCTCCACGGCAATGGAACGGGGCGAAAGCAACCACTTGGTGAAAGGACATGGTTACGTGAACAAGGATATCACCAACCCCGGCAATAAGGCAATCTCCTATGCCGCTACACTCTCATCCGTTGTGTCCCTGCTCCCCGTCAGAAAACCGGGAACGCCATGCATCCACCGGACAAACGGCATAGTGTCCATAACAACCACGCCAAGGAACGGTCAGTGGGCTTACGGCAAGATTCCCAGAATGTTCCTTCTCTACGTGCAAACCCTCATCAGGGAGAACTCTCCAATGGTCGATGCCGCCAATAAGACCGTCCACTTGGACGAGACATTCAGCTCGTTCTGCGAACATTCCGGAATACCGGTCAACGGGAGAAAAGAACGGGTGACTCAGATGTTAGATAATCTTGGAGGCACCGTCATTCAAGTGACCAACTGGTTCGATGACGGGAACGGTAAAACGGTTCATGACGCCATCAACATTCTGATAGCCGACTATACGCATATCTGCTTCGATAAGCACTCGAAGGAGTATCTGAAAGGGTCGTACATCAGATTCTCCGAACCGATGTGGAACATCCTCAACGAGAATCCTGTTCCACTCAACCGGAATATCGCGTTCAATCTGGGGAATTCAGCGAGGGCATTGGATATCTACCAATGGCTTGCACGTAGAACCTATTACATTCGCAGACCAGTCGTTGTGCCTTGGGCTAACTTGCAGATGCAGTTCGATTCTGCCGATACGCCGCCAAGAAAGTTCCGGGAACATTTCAAAAAGGCGTTGCGGCTGGTACAGGATAATTGGCCTGAACTGCATGTGGAAACCCTTCCGGTCGGGTTGAAAGTGTACCCGTGCCGAAAGTCTTTGGACTCCGGACATAGTAAGACCGGTGTGATGCCAATGTTAGGGTCGCCTGTTCACCCAGCGGTGACAGTCGGGGAATCTGACGGCAACCCGTTCTGACCGACCTTAGTTAAACGAAGACCCCGCACAGTGGCGGGGCCTTCGAATGTCCACACATAAAAAGCCAGACCAAAAGGAGAAAAAGACAAAAAGTCTTTTTGAACTTAGCCGTCAAATTATGAGGCGTTCAACCCACCGGCTGAACGCAACATCAAGTATACGGGATACGGCTGTTTGGTCAAACCTGTATGCGTGTCGAAACCGTTGGAATCATTGGGGTTTCACGCTATCAACCTTCGTTTTTCAGGCTTGTTGTGGACTGATGTTCTTACTCTATGGAAGCTTTTAACCTATCCCGTTTCAATTTCAGGCTTGACGCATGAATGAAGTCTTCGGCTTCGACAAGTTTCTCCACCTGTTTTGAATATCCGACCTCAATCCAACGGGTATCCCAGTCGATTAAGGCGGTCAGATAGTTCACATGGTCTTGAAGTGTTTTAAGCCGCAGGGAGTACATGTCGCCGTCAAGCACGATATGGCAGTATTCGACGCATTTGTCGATTACGGCCAGATAGCCTTCTCTGTATGCGTCCGAATGGCCTTCTTGAGCCTCATACCGTTTCTCAGGCTCAAGCCACCACGTCATTTTCATGTAGGGACTATAATCGCCCCTGTCCGTGAACCAATCCTCTCTGTCGGCCAGTTCACGGGCTTTCGTCGTAATGTCGACTAATGCGCCCCGGCAACCCTCAAGATAGAGTGGATTATCCTCTTCTGTAGGAAACCCGTTCTAGCTCATGTCCATGGCCCATTGAAGGACAGACGATGCCCGGCGCTGTGTTTTAAACCAATGTTCTTGCATGATATGCTCCACTCATTCTGATAAGGCCCAATTGTTCAGTTTGGCCTCCGCCTCTTTTGCTTTCGACCGTTCCCGCTGGTCTTTCTCCCACTTCAATATCAAATCGCCTAAATGGTAGTACTTGTAATCGTCTTGGAAACTTCTACCGCATTTGGGGCATTTGATACGAGCGGAATCAGATGTGACAGTCCACTTCGGTTTGACGTCGCATATTCCGCAAGGACTTGGATTCTTCACCATATCGCACATATGCTTCCAATCCTTACGGTAGGCGTCGAGGGCTTCGTTCAGGAGTAGGCATTCGTCTCCGTCACATGGAATGTAGAAGTGGGCTAGGTCGCATCCGTTCACGCATTTCACATCGCACCCGTAGATGAAAAATCCTGCGGGATAGTCACGCAATGAGGTGTATTCCTTCTTCTGGTTTAGCGTGACGGTCGCTTTTCCGCCACAGTAGGGGCATTCTCCTAATAAGAGTGCTTTCAGGTCTTCGGGATTGTAGATTGGGGTTTTTGGCTTTTTCATTTTTGCTCCTTTTGATAGGGCGTGTGAACGCATTCAGTATAACATGAGTAAAAAAATGCGAAAAATCATGCTCTACAATTAAAAGAATGGCAACAACAAAACAACTACTCATGCGGGTACTTCAAACCAAATCCCCCGAACTATTCGACGGAAGCGAAAACGAACCTGTCAAAGTAACCGACTATGACTACATGCCCTTCTGCCAAGCCGTCTGCGAAACCTGCGGTGATGACCCGGAAATGATGACCATTATATATGAGACCAAAGGTGGGAAACAATACGGGCAATCATACGACTATTTCGGCTTGCCTAACCTGTTGGAAACGTTGGACAAATGGGACGAAGAACATAACTGATATATGAGTAGCCCCACCATCCGAAAGTGAATGGCGGGGACTACTTGTGTTTACGGCTGTTCTAGAAGAATCGTTTTAGAAGTCCGTTGAATAGGTTCTTGACCCAGTTCTTCTTGGTACTGGTGGTGTGGTGTTTGTTCGTCGTATGCGAATTGTTTTTACCACTGGTGGAACCGTTGGGCTGGTTGCTCTGATTATTACTTCCGTTCGTATTGTTATCGAAATTGCCGGTAGTGTTCGAACCGGATGTTCCACCGGTCAACCGTTGTTTCACTTGACTGGTGGAAATAATGGTTTCAGCCGGACAGGAAGCCAATACTTGTGCAAGCTTATCATGCTCCTTCTGGTCTACCATCAGCCCATACTTGGCTTTGATGCCGATTTGCAGACTCGCATAATCGCATTGGAAGGCTTGATTGGATGGCTCCCATTCGGCTATGGTGCCGTCCTTTTTCACATTGTTAGCTTCCGCTTGGGATGCGAGCAGAACGTCCGGGTCGTTGTAGTAGGCGTCTCGCTGGGCGAAGTCGAGCTTGTCCAAGCCGGAACGATACGCTTCCGCATAGGCGACCACATGGTCGATTTGGATGCCGCCGTCACGGTTGGACGCGCTTCCACCTTCGGTCTTGTTTGACTGGCCTCGTTGGAAGTGGATGGTTTTACCCGTGTATGGTTCCAGTAGGATGCCGGTGTTCACGTTGCCGCGACTATTGTAGGTGACATTGCTCATGTCACGTTCCAACACGAGGTCACGGGTCGTATAATTGCCGGTCTTGCCATCGACCTTGTTCCACTGGTGCGACTTGCGGTCGGAGGATACATCGGATTTCACACCAACTGTAAGCGTGCTCAAAACTTGTGTGGCCGACTGGCCAACCGGAATACTTCCCGTAGCGTCAGCGGCATTCGCTGGTACTCCAGTCGAAAGCATCCCCAGCATGATGATAGCCGGTATTGACCGGTAGAGGAGTTTGTTTTTCAACGAGACTAGTCCTTCTCACCGTCCGACGGAGTGTCCTCAACGCTTTCGGCATGAGTGTCGAAGACACTCCTACCGTCGGATTGTTTCGCGACCACACACATGCTCATGACAATCATGCCAAGAAGTGTTCCGACGAGAAGTCCTAAAATGAACGTCACCATGATTTTATTCCTTCTTCCTTACATGAGAAAAATCATCCACGCACGTTGTAGTCGGCGCACAGGTCGTTCATGGCGTGCAGAAGCTTGTATGTGTAGATGAACGGTCCGACGATGATGAGGGAGCCGAGAATGTTCCACAGCCAGTAGGTTGCGGCAGTGACCGTTACCGGTAGTCCGCGAGCGGCCTGTTCGGTGCCGATACGGGAGCTGAGCTTGTGGAACCAGACGAGCCAGCCGATGCCAAGGGTCAGCCAGCCGACGAGGAAGAACATGAGGCAGTAGTGCATGGTGCGTTTGCCGTCACGTCGGGTGGCGATGAGGTTCAGGGTTTCACCGACTTCGCTCATCTGCCAGATGTCGTAGATGCCTAATGTGATGAGGCCGAGGAGCATGTATTTGAGTAGGCTGCGTTTGGTTCGGAGATTGCTCTGCCGGACTGGGGGCTGCTGTGGCGGCAGTGGCGGCTGGCTGATATTCACGTTGACTTGCGGCTGTTGCGGCATGGTCATTTGGATTATCTCCTTGCTTGTAGGGGGGGCAGGGAAAGGATTGGGATGAATTTTTCCTTCATCCCAATCCTTTAGCCTCGTTTTGGGTGGAAACCGACTGTCAGCTTCCAACATTCACCATAAAGTACAGCAAGGTTGTTATTACTGGATAACAGGTTTTTTATCCTAAAAAATTGGGCGGGCTGTCAGGCTCAATATGTTACGGCGCTTCCACTCATTGCGGCGAACACTATGAGCAGAATCCATAGAACCACGGTGGAGATGACTGATGCTAGCGCTCCCATTCCCGCCTGTTTCGCGCTGACTGGCTTCTCCGACTTCCAGACGAGGAAGAGGATGAGGCCGACGATAGGGAAGAAGAATCCCAGCACCGCCCATCCGAACGAGCCGGTGTCGGCGGGTTGCGGATTCACATACGGTTGCTGACCATACTGGTATTGTGCATACTGCGGTTGCTGATATTGGGGTTGACCGTATTGAGGGGTCTGCCCATACTGCTGATTAGCGGCATACGGGTTAGTTTGCGGTTGCGCATACTGCGGTTGCTGGTAAGTCTGTTGTTGTGTTTGACCATATTGGGGTTGCTGATACTGTTGTCGGTTTTGGCCGGTGTCCGGGTATTGTTGCGGATTGTAGTTTGGGTCGGTCATTTTGGGGGCCTTTCAATTTTGGAGGGTTGTTACTTCTACATTAGGGTATTTTCTGTAGGAATTGGATGAAAACACGTGAGCAAAAAGTCGAACACGATTACAAATACAAAGGTGGATGATTTCCCGACTAAAACGTTGGCTGGCATCCGGCGGATTACGGAAGAATGCGTCGAAGATACCAGCCAACAAAAGAATCACACCACTCGTCTGATTGCGTAGCTTCCGTACATGACCATGCTGACCGGTGCGACTCCAGTGCCTTGGCTTGGACTCATGGCGTTCATGACCATGCCGTTGCCGATGTAGATGGCGGCGTGCGAACCGTTGGCGAGAATATCACCCGGTTGGGCTTCCGCCAATGATGCCACGGGCGAACCGACGCTCATTTGACTGCCTGACTGGTGGGGGAGACTGACACCGAATTGCGCGAACACGTATTGGACGAATCCGGAACAATCCCAGCCTGATGGCTGGTTGCCGCCGTACACGTATGGGTATCCGCTGAACTGCATCGCATATTCTGCCACGGCCTGTCCGGTTTTGGATGCTGGGGGAGTGATGACGGTTCGTTCCGCACTCCTGCTGGCTTCCTCCTGTTGGATAGCTTGCGCTTGCGCTTGTCGTTCCGCCTGTGCCTGTGCCTGTTTGCGGGTCTCCTCTTCCTGTTGGGCTTTCAGTTCGGCGTCTTTCTCGGCTTGGGATTTAGTCTGCGGGACAATTAGGTTTTCGATACCACCCCAATCGCTGTCCGACTGCACGTCGGTGCTGATGCTTTCGCGGGTCAGGTCTCGGCGCGTGGTCGTGGTAGCGGGGAACGAACGCACGGAGTATACGGTGTTGTTTGATGGGGGGTATGCCATCGCAGTGGCGGGCAATGCCATCAGACAGTCCGCGCACAGTGAAAGCACGAGCATGAGGGAGTGAATGCTGTTTCTATTGCTCAACCTCAAAGTCCCATGCTCCTTAGTTCAGAGGCCAATCGTTGGGCTTCGGAACGGCTTAAATGCCATTCGCTCCAGAATTCGTCGCCACGGCGGACGAGATAGGTGGGGTCGGCGGGACTGCCCAATTGGGTTACGGTGATGTCGGTTCCCATATTCGGCTCCTTTCTTTTAATTTCTACCGGTATTCCACGAGTCGCAAGGGCACGTAGTTGCGGTAGCTGACTTGGGTTTCGTCCTTCGGGTCGGATAGTCGGCTGATGAGTTCCGCGCATTCCACGTCCGTATACGTGCCGTCCTTGCTCGCCCCGCCACCCAGATAGGTGCATGCGCCGCGAACGTTACGCTTCCGGTCGATGATGGTGTATATCAATTGTCCTTTCTTGTGGAATGGCCACTGGTGGGTACATATGATGAACCGGCTATCCCAACTGCGGGCGCGAACATCCCACCACATTTTCGCTTCGCTTTCGGGAATGCTGAATCGGACTTGTTTCGCATCCTCGGGCAGTACTTTGATGGTGAGTGGAATTTCAGACAGATAGTGTATTCCGGTGATTTCCGACAAGGCGAACAGAAGTTTCTGCGTGCTCGGCTCGACCTCAAATAGAACGTATTTGTAGTCTTCCGGAATGTCTTCAATCTCATCCCGGAACTGTTGCCATGCCTTGATGGTGTCCTTCGGCCAATCCGGCCAATAATCCTCTCCACTTTCATCGTGGACGAATTTCCTATCAAGTTCCATATTGGCAACAGCTTCGTAGGCTTCCTCATCGAACATGGGCGGCATGTGACGAACGTCCGTCTCAGCCTTCCCGTCATGCACGCTCACCGTGCAGATGACCGGATGGTCGGAGGACACGGTTCCGTCCCGTTCAAACCACCTCGCGTTGCCGGGTTCCTTTGACTTGCTCGTCTCCGTGATGGGGTCACTACCTTCGGTACCGTAGGACGCGTAATACCTGTCCTTGCCGGTGAAGATGGTTACGGTGCCACCTTCAATGCCGACTATCGTCCAATCGATTTTCTCAACGCACAGTTCGCTTATTTCCTGCGCTGTTTCCTTATTCAACATGGTTTACATCTTTCCCTTCTGGCGGCTTTCTGTGCCGCAAATCATTTCTTCGATGGGCTTTTGCTGTTCTTTCCGTCTTCTTGGAATGGGTCGAAGATTCCATCCCCGCCGGTGTCGAGCCGGTAGGGTGTGCCACCTCTGGCTTTCACGAACTCGTCAAACTCATGGCCTGTTATCGCGCCTTGGGGAGTCATAATGCTTCGGCGCGAGCGGTTTGAAAGCGGTTTCACCATTCTTGTGTTCTTTCCGGTCAGTAGTGGATGAATTGCAGTTGGGACGCCTGTTCCGCAGTGAAAGTGCGGCTGAACGGTTTGCCATTGTATGCGCTACCGCATTCGGACGTGGTGATGGAACCATCCCCGCCCACGGACTCCACGATTCCCACATGACCATAGGTCGGGTCGGAGTCGTATTGCCCCCGTTGGAAGCAGATGACGTCGCCAACCCTAGGAGTGCCGTCAACCCAGTAGCCGAGTTTGCGTGCCGTGTTCGCCCAGTCGGCACCATTGCCCATGTGGGAGCCAGCGGGCAATCCCAACTGGTGGCGGCGCACGTAAGCCCACCAAGTGCATTGCGAAAACTCGTAGGCGTTACCCGTGTCTCCGGTCGCATGATTCGGATTGAAACCGTCAGGAGTCTGACCCTCGTCACGACCGTTAATCAACGATTTAACCACCGGATTATCCGCACTGATAGCAGTCAGTTTGCCGGTCACACCATCGGAGTCGGACATGCTCCAACTTCCATCATTGCTCGTGGCCTTATAATCCTTCAACTCTTCACGGGACGCGCTACGGGATGCCGCACTGGTTTCAGTCAACGTGCTTCGAGTAGTAGCGGTACTCGTATCAAACGGCTTAGCCTCAGCGTAAGCGCTGGGAGTTGGCTTCAACACAAGCATAGACGTACCGGCGGCGGCGAACATTCCCGCCAACAAACAAACCGCGATACGCCGTTGGAACAGCCTACGGCGACGTTGCATGACTCTAGTTGGAGCCGCTTTATGTGCAGGTGAACCCAATTTAACACTCCGCTTCTTCCTGCGCGGAGAAGAACTGCGGGCCACCAATGCACTTGTCGAACTGGTAGGTGTCCGAAGCGCCCATCATACGGCGAAGTAGAGGAGCATGCTTGGTCACAATCTTGTTCTTAAACAAGCCGCCGACAGCCTCCCAAGTCACATTGATGGTTCTGCCGGACTCATTCTCCAAAGTGGCTTTCTGAACCTGTTCCTCACGACCGGGCGCGGTATGCTCACCGGCTGGAAGATAGTAGAAGCTTATATGCTGGCCTTTATATATTTCCACCGGATATATCGTGTTTCCCATGAATACTTTTATCGACGCCACTTGTTTTTCCTTTGATGTTGGGAGTTGCTGTTCCAATTCAATGGTACTGGCTTATCCAAGTGGCTGAACAGGAAAGCGCGCCATTCGTAGGCATCTTTCGGTTGGGGGACGGGATTTGGATTGTAATGTTGCACGCGCATTTAGTATCCTCTTATCTGCTTGGATTTTTTATGGACGGGGACTGCCCATATTTCTTTTCTGACATAATCGCTGCTATCGGCGTCAACTAAAGAACCATACATAAAATGTTTCCAATCTTTGATTAAAACTTATGCAAAACATACTCACCCTCAGAACGCCAAACGCAATTATCCGGTTCGTAGCCTTTACGATATGAAATTCTCGTTAACTTTTTATCCTTCGAATACCCATTGGCTAAAGACCATTCCTTAAAAGACGCCCATACAGACCAGTCTTTGCAAACGGGAATAAGTTCCCGTTCCTCATATGATTCAATCCGACGCTGGTGAATCATATCGTCCCAAACCCTATACAACCGATAATATGGAGAGCTTTTAATACTATCCCCGTGTTTTGTCCTAGCTTTGGATATGAGCTGTTTTCTCATGCACCCACAGCTTTTGACACTACCATTCCTTAGATTGGAAACCAGAACATTTTTCTCCCTGCCACACACGCAACGACAAAGATAGACGACATGACCGTACCTGTCTTTCCCATTGGGTCGAAGTACGGTTAAATACCCGATTTTCATTCCGTCGGAAATCTTTGTGATTTTTTTCTTTTCCACGTTGTCGTCCTTTTCTTCTAATAGTTGAGGTGGGTTCTCCAATATATTTGAGGAGAACATTCCTTTTGCTTCTTCTAAAGAAATTCCCTTTATTCTCGCCCAATCATACAATGAAATACGTTTGTCACCATATACGACTCGTATGCTTTTCCTTTGGCTCTGTTAGACCAAGGTTGACTTTTTGACTTGTATTGTAGTTGCTGAGTAGCTACAATAGTGGTATGAGAACGGGCAAGGTGGCGCGTATAGCCGATAGGGTCAGGAAGGAACTGGGCGAACTGACGCCGCAGGAGCGCGACCTTGCCGTCAAGGCGTTGCGCGACGCCCTGTACGAGGGGTTCGCGTTGGACGCGGCGACGAGCGACCCGAAACAGATGGAGGCGTGCGTGCGCTGCGGCAGCATCCGCATCATCCGCAAAGGGCGTGGACGTGACGGCTCCCAGCGTTGGAAGTGCATGAACTGCAACAGGACGTTCGGCGTTCGCACGAACCGGGTGATGGGCATGAGCAAGCTCAAAGCGGGCGTGTGGATGCGGTTCCTCGAATGCTTCGTGGATTGCCTGAGCTTGCGTAAGTGCGCCCAGCGTTGCGGAGTATGCCTGAAGACCGCGTTCCTCATGCGCCAGCGGGTCATCGAGTGCATCCGCCGATACACTCCCGTCCTGCATTCCGAGGCCGGGTTGTGCGTGCAGTTGGACGAGACGTACTTCCGTGAGAGCTTCAAAGGCAACCACACGAAATCGACCGTGTTCGTCATGCCCCGCAAGGCACACAAGCGCACCAAGGCATTAAGGAAGCGCGGTCTGTCGAAGGAGCAGATATGCGTGGCGACCGGAGTGGATGACGCAGGCCGGTCGTTCCTGACCGTGTGCGGGCGCGGCGTCATCTCCAAGGATCGCGCCATGAGCGCGTTGAAAGTCCACATCGGACGCGGCACCGACGTGCTGACCGACGGTGCGCCCGCCTACGTGAAACCGCTGGCCGAACTGGGCGCGAACCTCACGCAAGCCTCCGCCGACGGTCACGCGATCAACAGGGTGAACACCTTGCACGCCCGTTTGGAGGATTTCATGTTCGGCTTCCACGGCGTGTCCACGAAGTACCTGCAAGCCTACTTGGACTGGTTCCAATGGCTCGTCGCGTTCACCGACGGATGTGGCGACACCGGCGACGACCGATTGCTTGCCCGCCAGCTCGGCAACGGCCTGTACCGCATCCGCCGTCGCGACTACCAGCGTATGACACCACCGTACATGGAGTACTGGCAAAAAGCCGCATGACATCGTGCATACGATGTACAGTCAGAACATCGAAACATAGGACAAGGAGGCGCGTATGGCGAGCATACCCACCACGACCATGAGGATAGAGCCCCAGCTCAAAGAGGAATCCAGCCAAGTGCTCGAAGACCTCGGACTCACCCTCTCCGGCGCGGTCACGATCTTTCTCAAGGCCGTGGTCAGGGAACAGGGACTCCCGTTCGAGGTCAAGAAGGAAACCTCGAATGGCAGATAAGGTCATCCGCATCAAAGACCTCCGTCCTCAAGACGTGCGTGGCGACCGATATACGCTGCATCGCGGAAACGTACTCGATGCGTATCCGGATTGGGAGGCCCCCGACCTGATAGTCAGCGATGGGGCCTATGGCGTGCGAGGATTCCGAGGTGACACCGTGAGTGCAGATGGACTCGTGGACTGGTATGCGCCCCATGTGGCCCAATGGTCGAAACGAGCGAAACCTTCGACCTCGCTATGGTTCTGGAACACCGAGGTCGGCTGGGCCACAGTGCATCCGCTGTTGGAGGCGAACGGCTGGGAATACGTGCAACTGGTCACTTGGGACAAGGGGCTGTCGCATATCGCAGGCAACGTGAACGGCAACACCATTCGACAATTCCCCGTGGTCACCGAGGTCTCCGCCCTGTACCGCCGCAAATTGACGTTACCCACGGAGGATGGTGGAACCCTTGGTGTACAGGAATGGCTGCGAGCCGAATGGCGGCGTTCCGGCCTGCCGCTCTGCCGCGCGAACGAGGCATGCGGTGTGAAGAACGCGGCCACGCGCAAGTACCTCACCGCCGACTGGCTATGGTATTGGCCGCCCGGGGAAATGGTCGAACGCATGGCCGAATACACAAAGAACAACGGCAAGCCCACCAGCCGTCCTTACTTCTCTATCGACGGGCATACCGAAATCATGGCCGAACAATGGGACTCCCTCCGTGCCGTATGGAACCATGTCAACGGACTCACTAATGTGTGGTCACGCCCACCGCTTCACGACGGGGAACGACTCAAGGGGACCCTGCAACGCAGCGCGCCACGAGTCTACAAACCCTCCAAACAATCAGCGGCGCATCTCAACCAGAAGCCTCTGGATTTCATGGACCGTCAGATTCACGCCGCATCCAATGAGGGGGATGTGGTCTGGGAGCCATTCGGCGGGCTGGCGTCCGCATCCGTCGCTGCCGTGCTCACCGGTCGCATCGCCTATACGGCGGAAATCGACGAGGAATTCCAGAACCTGGCCCTTGGACGATTGGCGGAGGCCGAAGAGGAGTACGACACGAAAAACGCAAATGACACGATGACCCTCGAAAGAAGGCAGGCATGACCGATTACGACGGCAAGGACCGACCTGAACACTACGAGCTTCCCGACGGGGACGAACGGACCGAACTCCGCAACGGCATAGTCCGAGCATTGTATGCCCTTCCGATGCACTTCACATCGCCCATCAACGTCGAAGGCATCGAGGTCAATGACCTATTCTCAATCAATACACTGCTCGGCGGCACCATCGAGGCCCAGACCGTCATGCTGTTGAACTCCCTGCGCAGCATATGGGACCCGCAAGGCAAATGGGCGGACAAAGAATTCCGACGCTATCCCGAATCCTTCCCGGACGTAAGGCTTGTAGGCTCCAACAAGGACGATTCGCCGCTCATCGGCATCGAACTGAAAGGGTGGTATCTGCTTTCCAAGGAATCCGAGCCATCTCTACGATACAAGGCATCAGCCGACGCAGTGACTGAATGGGACTTGATCTGCTGTGTTCCTTGGGGATTGTCCAACGTTCTCAGCGGCAAGCCCGTGGTCTACGAGCCCTACGTCGAACAGGCGAAATTCGCCTCCGACATGCGCACTTACTACTGGAATCATCGCAGAGGAGACAACTCCAAACGAGACTGTGGCATCCATCATCCGGAAACCACCCCGTATCCCAAACCGGGAACGCAATATGTTGATGTTCCCAATCAAGACGGAGGAGGCAACTTTGGGCGTATCGCCAGAGTGGATGGTCTCATGGCGGATTGGGTGAACGAATCCATGGACACGCTCATGGCGGGTATCGAAGCGAAGTACTGGGTGTCGTTCTTCAAGCTATTCTCAGAAGGCAGGCCAAAAGAGGAAATCGAAGCGGAATTGAGCAACATCGCTCGCAAGGTGCGTCAGGCTGGCCGGCCCGACCACAAGGCGTCCATGCTGGAAGAGCAGCTACTCGCACATTTGAGCGCCATCGTCGATCTGTCCCTGAAGTAGACTGACATTTACCCGCTTGTTTGACTTTTCAGCACAGTTAAACAAGCGGGTTTCTGTCATATATCCTCTTAGGTCAACCTTGGTCTAACAGAGCCTTTCCTTTTATTATTAGACTGCGTCTTGGCATCCGTCCACCTGCAATTATCCGGTTCATAGTTTCCGTCAACATCTATTCTGTCGAGGGATAATCCAGCGTTCGCTTTCCACCCATTGTCAATAGCCCATTTTTTGAAGATTCCCCATTCCTTCCATTCATCGCAGACCTGAACACCTCTTTTCCCGTAATGAGAATAAGAAACGTTACGGGGATTGCTACAACGGTCAAGCATCAGTTTCCACGAATGAAAAAGCTTAACATACGGAGAATTTTCAGAAGCGTCACCATGTTTAAGTCGGGTTTCCCGAGTCCTTTGAACTTCAAAACACCCGCAACTTCTAGTGTTCCCCGTAGTTAGGGCATTTCTAACTACTGAGACTGTTTTCCCGCAAGAGCACCGGCATAAGTAGACGGAGTGATGGTTCTTATTGACACCTTGAAAACTTAATACGGTCAAACGTCCGAATTGTTTTCCGCACAACTCATCTGCTCTCCGGCGTCTCCCCTTAGAAGTGGACGAAAGCTCGTTACGTTTTCCCCGTGGCCGTTCCCCGTAAGGTTTTCCTTTTTTAGAAAGACACCCACAGCTTTTTGTATTGCCTTTTTTCAGATTACCTAAAGATACGACGACGTTATTGCCGCAATCGCAAGAACATAACCAATAGGAACCTTTTTTAGTATTGGGAACATACTTTTCCACCGTGAGTTTCCCGAAACGTTGACCGGCAACATCCATGGGTTTGCGACCGGGTTTGACCATTATTTTATCCCCTTCTGATTAAACCAAAAAGAACGCGGGGTCTATGCTTAAAACGCATGACCCCGCGCTTTTAGAGACTAGAATTCCGGCTCGTCGTTCTGCGACACCGGTGCCGGATTGCCCATCGGAGCACCCCACGGGTCGTCGGATGCGGCTGGCTGGAAATTGTCGGCACCATAATTGTTCGGATTTTGGAACACTGGCGGATTGTTCGGATTTTGGAACATCTGACCATTGTTCTGCTGGGTGTTGGTACGGTTGCCGCCGTCGTATCCGCCGTTGCGTTTCGGATTCGGCATGACCTGCGCGGTCGCGTGACGGAGTCCGACACCGATGTTGGTGACTGTGAATTCCACCATCGAACGCTTCTGTCCGGTCTGCTGGTCAGTCCAACTGTTCTGCTTCACGTCGGCCAACGCCACCACGTCCATGCCTTTACGGAGTGTGTTCATGATGTTGTTGCCGAGCGTGGTATCCCACACTTTGCATCGTGCGAAAAGCGTCTGCCCGTCTTTCCACTCGCCGGTCTTCTTATCCTGATAGCGAGTGCCTTCCGCAATGGAGAATTCAACCAGATTGGGGTTGCGCTGGTTGCGTTGCGGGTCGTCGGTGAGTCGGCCTTCGAGGGTTGTGCTTGGGGTTGGCATGTGTTAAACCTTCCATTGAATTTGTGAACTATCCCAGTATAGCAGATATTGGCGTGATTTGACAGAAAACACGAAAGAGAAGGCCCCTACCCCCAATGGAATCGTAATTAATCATCTTTATCAAGAAACCTCATCAGTTCGTCAACAGACGAAGAAGAGAAGATGTACTCCCCTTCCAAAGCCTCACGTCGTGCTTCGACGTTGACGCTATTAGACATACTCTCCGAGTATGTCACATGTCGGTTGTCTTCTTGATTCTGTTCATGGCATTTCGGGGAATTGATAGACACAGTAAAACTTTCTAAAGAAAAAATAACAAAACAATCATACACACCCTTAACCGAGAAAGCCCCCAGTTTTTAAGACTGGAGGCTTCCTCGCTATATATAGGCGTTACTCGTTTCGGCTACATAGCCGGGCGAGCAGTATTCCAATGCCGCCGAGTCCGGCGATGATGGCCGCGATGACCATTCCGTAGATTGGAGCGCCAGTGCTGGCTAGAGGATTCTGGGAGCCAGAATTCTGTTCGCCATTACCAACCGTCCCATTGGTGGATGCGTCGGCAATCTCCTTGTCCTTGTCGGAGGAGACGCCGTTGGCCTTCTTCCACACGCAGGTCAACGTCAGGTCTTTGACCACGGGCTTGCTCATGTCGTAGACGTTGCCGTCCTTGTCAATGAAACCGTCGAACACGTATCCGTCACGGGTTGGATTGGATGGAAGTGTCAGCTTCTCACCATCCTTGACCTCATAACGTTCGGTCTTGCCGTCATACAAGGTCACTGTCACGGTATGCTTCTTGACGGTCGGGGGCAGGGTATTGGCTTCCCACACTGCGGTCAAAGTCATATCCTTGGATACCGCAGTGTTGAAATCGTAGTCCTTGCCATCCAACTGCCATCCGATGAACTTGTAACTGTTCAGGGTCGGGTCTGCGGGCTTCTTGACCTTTCCTCCCTGTTGAATGGTTTGCAGGTCAATCTTCGAACCGTTGCCGGTGTCGAATTTGACGGTGTAGAAGACCGGTTTCGGAGTTTCGTTCTTCTGCCATGTGGCGGTCAGAATGATATCCGTGGTGATTGGAGTGTTCCAATCGTAGTCCTTGCCGTTCAACTGCCATCCGGTGAAAGTGTATCCGGTACGCTTCGGGTCGGTCGGACGTGCGGCCTTATCACCTTCCTTGACTTTTTGAGATGGGATGTTGGAAGCGCCGCCCGTATTGAACGCGACCGTGAATAGGGTCGGGGCTTTCTCAGTCCACGATGCGGTGAGGGTGATGTCGCCGGTGATTGGAGTGTTCCAATCATAGGCTTGTCCGTTCAGCAACCAGCCTTGGAAGTCGTATCCTTCACGGGTTGGGTTTGCGGGTTGGATGGCTTTCTCCCCCTCATCGACGGTCTGCTGGCCGATTTCAGACCCTCCGGTCGTGTCGAATGTGACCGCGTGGCGTTTCGGCTGGGGCTTCTGGTTTTCAACCCATGTGGCCTTCAAGGTGATGTCGGCTGTGACGGGAAGGTTGAAATCGTATGGTTCGCCGTTCAGCGTCCACCCTGAGAACGTGTATCCGTTCTTGGTTGGCGTATCCGGTACCGTGACGGTCTCACCGTCGTTCACGGTCTGCTGTGCGACCGTGTTCCCGCCATCGGTGTAGAAGCTGACCGTATGGGTGACGGGCTTCGGCTCCTCATGCTTCTTCCACGATGCGGTCAGAGTCATGTCGCCGGTGATTGGAGTGTTCCAATCATAATCCTTGCCGTCCAACAGCCATCCTTGGAAGTCGTAACCGTCCATGCTCGGGTCTGCCGGACGGATGACGGTCTTGCCTTCAATGATGGTCTGCGGGTCAACCTTGCTTCCCTCACCGGTGTCGAAACGCACGGTGTACGTGTTCGGCTGTGGTATCGGTTTGCGATGGTAGATTGCGGTCAGCGTGATGTCACCGGTGACTGGCTTGTTGAAATCATACTGGTCGTTGTCAAGATACCATCCGTCGAACACATAATCGTTCTTCACCGGGTCTGCCGGACGGCGGACGGTCAACCCGTCCTGAACCGTCTGCGGGTCGATGCTCGTGCCTCCGTTCGAGTTGAACGTGACGGTGTGCATGACCGGCTTCGGGTCTTCATGCTTCTTCCACTTGGCGCTCACCAGAGTGTCAGAGGTAATCGGCTGTTCGAAATCGAATTCGGAACCGTCGATAGCAACCCATCCTTGGAAGTCGTAACCGTCTCGCACCGGATTTTCCGGCGGGGAGACGGTGTTCCCCTCGGACACTGTTCGAGTATCGGAGGGACTGCCGTTCTGATAGTCGAACGTGACCGTGTAGGTCTTCGGCTGGGGTTGCTCGTCCTTCTGCCAGTGTGCGGTCAGAATGAGGTTGCCTGTGACCGGAGTATCCCAATCGTATGCGGCGTCTCCCGCATACCAGCCGAGGAATGTGTAGCCTTCACGGGTCGGGTCGTCAGGTTTGACGGCGGTCTTGCCTTGTTCGACCGTTTGGGACGCCACCTCACTTCCTTCCGCTGAATTGAACGCCACCGTGTAGGATTCGACTTTCGTCTTCTCCCACTTGGCTTTCAATGTCACATCCTTGGTGACGGGCGTGGTGAAATCATACGTTTTCCCATCCAACAGCCAACCCTTGAACTCGTAACCGGTCTTGGTTGGGGCGGTAGGTTCGGTCGCCGTTCCCTTGTCCTTCACCGTCTGGGAGGGGACTACGGTTCCTCCATCGGTGTCGAACGTGATGGTGTAGGTCTTCGGCTTGACGGGAGTCCATACGGCTGTCAGGACAAGGTCGGCTTTCACTGGAGCGGTGAAATCGTAGTCAACGCCGTTCAGAGTCCATCCCTTGAACTCGTAGCCCTCACGGGTCGGGTCATCCGGCTTGGAAACCTTGCCACCATCCCTGATGGTCTGCGGGTCGATGCTGGTGCCGTCCGCAGTGTCGAAAGCGACCGTATACTTCTTGACCTCGTTGCGCTTCCATTGCGCCGTCAATGTCATGTTGGATGCGACGGTGTTCAGGAAGTTCCAGTCGGAATCCTCATACTGCCATCCCATGAACGTGTATCCTTCACGGGTCGGATTGGCCGGACGGTCGATGGTGGAGCCTTCCTTGACCTTCTGGTCTGCGATATTGCCATCTCCCCCATTCAAATCGAACTTCACGGTGTACGTGCTCTTGTTCTTCGTCCAAGAGGCCGTCAACGTCAAATCCTGCATGACGGGAGTGGTGAAATCATACGGGTCTCCGCCCAACAGCCAACCGTTGAACGTGTATCCTTCACGGGTTGGATTGTCAGGCTTGGACACGGGGTCGCCTTCCTTGACGGTTTGGCTATCGACCTTGCTTCCCTCGCCACTGTCGAATGTGACCGTATGTTTTTTGGCTACTGGCGTGTTCTTAGACCATAGTGCCTTCAACGTGATGCTGGAGGTGACTGGAGTGTTGAAGTCATACGGGTCGCCGTCAAGAGTCCAACCTTGGAATGTATAACCGTCCAATGTCGGATTGTCCGGCTGGGACACCGTATCCTTGTATTCCACCTGCTGGGAGTCCACGTCGCTTCCGCCATTGGAGTCGAAGCTGACCGTGTACGTGTTCTTCGTCCAATGGGCTTCCACAGTCAAATCATCCGTAACGGGCGTGGTGAAATCGTACAGGGAGTCTCCGGAATACCATCCGTCGAACGTGTAGCCTTTCTTGGAAGGAACCGTTGGAACAGTGGCCGAGGAACCATCCGCCACGGTTTGGATGAAATCGTCTCCCGCACCGGTGAAAGTTACCGTATGCGTCTTCACCTGCGCGGTCTTCCAAGACGCGGTCAAGGTCATGTCGGCGGTGACAGGAGTGTCGAACGAGTACACTTTGCCATCCAACAGCCATCCGGCGAAATCGTAACCGTCCAAAGTCGGGTCAACCGGCTTGACGACCTTATCGCCATATGCGATGGTCTGCATAGGATACCAGTCGTCACTGGCTCCGGCGTCGAAATACACTTCGTAAGTGTTTACCGTCCACTTGGCTGTGATTACCGCATCATCATAGACGGGTTGTGTGAAATCGTATGGGACACCATCCTTATACCAGCCTTTAAAACGGTAGCCGGTCTTGGACGGATAGTCGTCGGGTGGTGTGATAGTTCCCCCATCCTCGACGGTTTGGGATTCGACAGTGGTTCCTCCATCAGTGTCGAAGACTACCGTATGGCCGTTCTTCGCATGGAACTTATAGGAGACGGACACTTCCCCATCATTGCTGGTTAGCGTGTAGGACAGTCCATTGTTCTTGGTGAGGTTCCACCCGTTCGGAATATGACCGATGGTCACGTTCTTGGTTCCCATCGGTACGGTGAATTCACCACCGGAGACCGGGTCGAAGCCGTTGAGGTAGTCTCCGTTGGGGAGTTTTGCGGTGACGTTCTTCAATTCGGAAGCGGAATACTGGTGCTTCGCATGTTTGAACGTGTAGACGACTTTGATTTTCCCGTCGGGACTAGTCACCGTGTAGGTCATATCATTGTCGGACGATTTGGTATCCCAACCGTCGGGCACGCCGGTAATCCACACGGTAGCGTGCTCTCCAATGGTGTAGGTGCCGGACTCCATCGGCTTAAAATCCTGAACCACGCCGTCGTCGGTAGAAGCTGACACTTTGGCAAGCTCGTCCACCGAATAGGTTTTCACATGCTTGTTGAAACGGTAGGACACCGAAAGGTCTCCACTGGTCAACGTATACACCTTATATCCGTCACCGTCGGTTGTGGTCTGAGTCCATCCGGACGGCACGTTGACGATGGCGATTCCTTGACCGTCTTCGTATTCGTAGATACCGGACTGTTTCGGGTTGAATCCGGAAACATAGTTGCCGCCTACGATGGCTTTCACATTCGCCAGTTCGTCCAGACTTGCCTGATGTTTGGCGATGTTGAACACGTAGGTGACAGAGACGGAATTGTTCGGACTGGATACCACGTAGGTGATGATGTTGCCATTAACGGTACGTTGAGTGTTCCAGTCGTCTGGTACGTTTGCGATTTCGACGTTCTTGGTGGTTTCAGGGAAACTCCATGCGCCTCCCTTGTAGTCGAATCCGTCAACCAGTTCCCCGTCAGCGAATGCCCGGACGTATTGGAGCTGGTCGATGTAATAGTATCCTTTGTAATCCGAAGTCGGATGGAAGATGTAGGTGAACGTGTCCCCACAGGGGCCGGTCAGCGTGTATACGCGGTTCAGTTTCCCGGTGGAAGGATTGTTGTAGTCAACTTTCCAGCCGTCCGGTACGCCTTCCAGACGCACGTCGGTGTTCATTGGAATGGCGATGGTGTCGGTGTTGGCGAGCGTGTAGTCGAATCCTTTCACGGCGCTGCCGTCAACGGTCAGATACGCTTTCAGGTTCCTCAACGAATTGATGCTGTCGTGGGGTCGGGTGTCGTCATACATGAACGTGTATTGGACGCTTGGCGTGTCCGAATCCTCTGGATGGGCGGTGTACGTGTAGTGGTCGTCTTCGGAATCACCGTCGAGCACCCAACCGTATGGGGTGTTCTCATATCCCTTCATGTCGCTGGCGGTCACGTTGTGGATGGTGAATCCCTTGGTGATGTCGCCGTCCACAGCCTGACCGTTCAAAGTGATTGTCATGCCGTGAAGCTCTTCGACGGTATGAACCGCGCCGTCAGCCCCATCGAACCAGTAACGATAGGTGGTGGAACCGTTGGACAGGATGTACATGATGGAATCCTTGTTGGTGATTCCATTGACCATGCTTCTCCATTGCACCGTCCAATCGTCGGGCACACCGGACAGTTCCACAGTTTGTCCCGTCGCGTCATATACTCCGTTTCCGGAGGGGTCGAAGCTCGCTAGCCGTGTACCGTCCAGATAGGCTGTGACACCTTCCGGATAGTCGCTTGCGGTGCTATCGGCGGTTTCGGCATAAGCCTCCGATACGGGTGTCAGCACGACACTCGTTGCCCCCAATAGCGGCATGAGCATCATCGAACCTGCCGCAAGCAGGGCGATAGGTTTACGCATGTATCCTCTTTCCGTATTTTTTTCTTTCTATGTTAAAGACCTTCAAAGAAAAGTTTGGGGAGGCGGGGAGTCATGCTCTCCCACCTCCCCAAACTAGGCGGTGTAGGGAAGGAACCCTATCGGCCCTCCCCTACCGGTTCAGTCCGTCACTTCGTGGAGCCGGACAGATGAGCGCCGTTCGAGAGGGAAGCGATGCGACGCTTTCCTTCGGAAACGACCGCCAATCCCAGTCCAAGTACTGCAAGCATTCCGATGAGCGGAATGATGAAGCCGCTTGCGATACCGGTCTTGGCGAGTTCGCCCACGATTACGGTCTCGCCCGGAACACGGGCCTCACCGTAGTGGACGAGCCGCTTGGTGGACTTCTCCACCAGCTTCTCACGCCAGTAGTAGGTTCCAGCGTCGGACGGGGTGACTTCCGGCGAATCGACCGTGGTCGCGTTCTGCGGGACGTTCACGGCGTCGGTGGTGGCGACCTTCTGGTCGTCCTTCACATCGTTGCCGTTCTGCTTCCACAGTTCGAACACCAGCTCGTAGTCGTCGTTCGGAATCTTGCCTTCGATGAGGGCGGTATCCTTGACCGGCTTGGTGGCGGTGCCGTTACTCTGGGCCTTGGTCGCGACCTTCACCACGTCGGTGGTTTCACCCGGCGTGCGCGGCTTCTCGGTATGAACCGGAGTGTCGCACGGATGGTCTTCGTCGGTGTTTCCGGTCGGCGGGACGCACGGCGGAATGTCGGTGTCCTCGACCGGATTGTAGATGCTTTCACGCCAGTAGTAGGTTCCGGTCTCCTTGACCTCGTAGGTCGGGGAGTCGGCTTCCTTCTGACCGGCCTTGAGCATCACCTTGTCGCTGGTGAACACCTTCTCGTCCTTGCTGGAGTCGTCGCCATCGGACTGCTTCCACAGGGTGAAGATGATGTAGGAGCCGTCAACGACGTTGCCTTCAATCTTCGCCTTGTCCTGAAGTTTGATGCCGGATTCTTCCAGACGGTGGGTGGTGGTGGTCACGTTGACCACGCTGACGGTCTCGTTGCTCACGCGAGGCTTTCCGGTGATGGTCGGGGTCTTCTCGACTTCCACCTTCTTGTCGTGGTCTGCGGTGGTGGTGTGCTTGGTCGGCACGTACACGTGCTCACGCCAGTAGTACACGCCAACCTTGTCAACGGTCACATCCTCCAAGTCCGCGAACGCCTGACCTTCGGAGAGCGTGGTGCGCTTCGTGGTCAGAACCTCCTCATCCTTGCTGGAATCGTCGCCGTCCACCTGACGGTAGAGGGTGGCGTCCGCCTGAGAGCCTTCCGGCACGCGTCCTTGCAGGAGCACGGTGTCATGGAACTTCTCCCCGACGTGTCCCAGCGGCTTGGTCTTGGTGGTCGCGTCGATAATCTGGACGGTCTCATCGGCCACATGGGCGCGGTCGGTGAAGAAGTCCTCGGACTCCAGATGGCTGGTGTCCTTATCGTTCTGCGGCTTGTTCGGCTGTCCGTCACCGGCGAGGTTCTTCGTCGGACTGGTCAGACTGAACACCCAGTAGTATTCGCCAACCTCGGTCGGAGTATACTCGGGGCTTTCCACTGTCACCTTGCCGTTCTTCAACGCTTCGGCGGCTTCCTCGGCGGTGATGAGGTGAGCACCATCAGCCGGGGTCTGATAGCTTGCGACGAGCATGCTGTCGGAGGCTTCGCCGTTATCGGATTGAGGTTCGGCATCGGCGTCAGTATCGTCGGAGCCTTCGCTCTCGCCCTGCTGCTGCTCAGTCTTGTCAATCAGATAATCGTCGTCGTCGGCAGTATTGGTCTTGTACAGGTTCCAAGAGACCAGAGTGCCTTCTGCCGGATGTCCGGTGATGGTCACGGTGTCCTTGGTGGGCTTGTTGACCTGCTGTGCCACCTGAGCTTCGGAGGAAGCCTTTACGATGCGGAACGATTCACGCGGGTCGCGCTGGGTTCCCAGCTTGACAACCTTGTGATTCGTGCTCGGGTCGCTGATTTCGATGACCCAGTAGTAGTCGCCCACCTCGTCCATCTTGTGTTCGGGGCCGTAGGCTTCGGTCTGTCCGCTGGCCAGATGTACGTAGTCGCCGGTGAAAATCTTCTTATCGGTCTTCACATCGCCGTCGCCCTGCTTGTACAGGAACCAGCGTGCGTCCAATCCTTGGGCCAAATCGTCGCGGATGTCGCCGGACTGCTTCCACTTCACGTTGGTCAGGTCGGCATGGTCTTTGACCACGGTGCCCACATAACGTTCGGTGGCGATATCGGTCTGCGCTTCGATGGAACGGAAGGACTCGTTCTTGACCTTGTCCTTGCCGGTGTGCAACGGAGTGTTCTGGTCATCCTTCGGCAGGTTCAGAACCTCAACCCAGTAGTAGTCGATTGCGTCCGGAACCTTGAGGCTCGGGCTGGTCAACTGCTGGTCGATGCTGGACTTGTCGAAGCCCAGTTCCTTGAGGGTGGCGGACTTGGTGGAGGCGACCTTCTTGCCGGTTGCGTAATCATGCATCTCGAAGGTGAGCGTCGCGTTCTCAGGCAGGTGGCCTTCGAGTCGTGCGACATCCTGAACGGTACCGTTCTTGGAAGCCCACTTGTAGGTGCTGGTGGTCACGCGGACGGCGTGGAAGGACTCGTCCTTGATGCGCTTATCGGAGACTGCCGGGTTGATGTTGTCAGGCTGGAAGGCGGTGCCGTCCGGCTTGGTGAACACCCACTGCCAGTAGTAGTCGGCGGGGTCAGTCAGATGTACGGAAGCGGAGTCGAGGGTCTTCTGGGCTTCGGTCAGGGCAACCGGGTCAAGGGTCTTGACGACGGTGTCCTTGTCGGCGGTCTGATTCTCGGCTTGCTTGTACAGCTTGAACGCGACCTTGTAGTCCTTGAGCATATAACCGGTGATGGTGAGCTTATCGTTCACATCGTTGCCGTTGGTGACATCGACGTAATGCTCGCCTTCGCTGGTGTGGATGTTCGGGGTTCCGGTCACGTTCGTGGTCAGCTTCACGACCTCGAACTTCTCGGATGCGATGTTCTTGCCGTCGAACAGGAGCCAACGGTCGGCGTAACCGTCGCCATTGCCCTTCTGCTTGGCGGTGGCGTTCTGCCAGTAGTCACCGGCTTGGGAGTCATCGGCGTCGGTGGTGGCCTTGGCGGCGGTCATCCACTCCTTGGTGATGACACCGAATGCGGAGTTCATGCTGGTGTCTCCACCAGTGCCCACGCCGTTGCCATCCTTGTGAGGCATTTCCGGAGTGTAAATCTTCACACGCCAGATGTAGGAGCCGACACCCGGATTCTTCACGCTCTTGGAGCGGAAGGTGACACCATTGAGGTGGGCGCCGATGGCCTTGGACGGAATGTTTACGCGACCGGTGGTGGCGACCTTTTCGGAGGCGATGCCATTATGGTCGGAATCATCCTGCTTGGTGGCCGCGTCCTTACGGACGTTGCCATCCTTGCTTGTGCGCCACAATTCGGCCTCGTACTGGGAGCCAGCCGGAATGTTGCCCTTCAACGTGATTTCGTCGGACACGTTCATGCTGTCGAGCCACAACGGTTCGGTGCTCTTGGTGTCCATGTGAATCACGTCGAACTCTTCGGACTCGTCATCGTCGCCATACCAGACAACATCACGATTGTTGTCGGCAGGGTCGGTTCCAGCGCCCGGAGTGGTGGACGGGACGGTAATCTTCACACGGTAGTAGTACTTGTTCGCAGACCAGTCGGACGGAATCGGGAACGTGGAGGATTTGACGTTCTGGTAGTTGTCCAGACCATCGGTACCCACATACGGATGGTTCTTGTCCGGGTCTTCGCTCTTGGCGAGTTCACGAACCTTCGGGAGGTCTTCGGCATTGTACTGCTTGACCATCTTGCCAGCGTTCGCGCCGTCCTTGGCCCAGATTTCAAACTGGACTTTGGCACCGTTCGGTGTTTGGGCGGTCTTGCCGGTGGTGTAGGTGTCTCCGTCGATGGATTCGCCGTCGAACTGCTCATACGAGGTCTGGTGGAGCACGTCGTAGATTTGCGTGGTCTTGTCCTCGTAATTGCCGTTCGCGTCGCTCAGCCACTTCTTGGACACGGTGGTGGAGAACTTCTGCACCGGGGTGCGTTCGTAACTCTTGTAACCGGTCTTGTGGTCGGAACCCTTTTCACCGTAGATATGCTGGTCGAGCACGCCGCCCTGCGGGGTCTTCAACGTGGCCTTCCAGTAAATCATGCCAGCCTTGGTGGTCTTGAAGCTCGGGTCAGTGACCTTGAAAGTCAGCTTGCCCGGACGGTTGCCTTCCTGACCGGCCTTGATTGCGGTGAACTTGTTGGTGTCGATGGTGACGGTCTTCTCGGCAATCTTGAACAAGCCTTGGTCGCCGTCATCCTCTTCGGCCTGACGGTACATTTCCACGGTGACGGTGGAGCCTTGCGGAATACGACCGATGACGCCGGTCGGATTGCTGTTGCCTTCACCCTCGTGAACCTGACCATCAGCGGACTCGGCCTCACTGGTCTCATCGTAAACGGTGATTTCATCGTACAGTTGCTCGCCGGTCGCACCCATCTTCTGCGCGTTGGACGTGACGATACCACCCGGATTCACCTGAACGGTTTCGGACGGCAGACCCAAATCGTGGGAAGCCAACTGCTTGCCTTGCGGAGACCACAGAGTCGCAACCCAGTACACGGAACCGGAGTTATCGGTGTGGGTGGTAGGGCTGGTGACGGTGAACTTCTTGGACGCGGAAGCTTCCGCATCGGAGTCCTTGATGTTCACACGCACGTTGTCCAACAGCTTAGGAGCATTGGCATCCGGGTCGCCGGATACCGCGTCGTAAGCGGTGAACGTGACGTAGGAACCTTTGAGCACCTTACCGGAGATGGTCGCCTTATCAGCGAACTCCTCGCTCGGCTTGACCTTGCCCTTGGTCACTTGGGTGGTGATGGTCGGAGGACGAACCGTGACGGTTTCTTCCGGAAGTCCAAGGTCGTGGGTGGCAAGCTGGCGTCCCTGCTTGTCGTACAGGGTTGCCTTCCAATACACGTTTCCACCGTTCATGGTGTTGACGGTCTTGGACTTGACGGTCACGGTCTTGTCCTGAGCGGAATCCTTCGCCTGAGCCGCAGTGATGTTGACCTTCTGGTCTTTCAGCAGAAGGCTGGCGTTTGTGTCAGGCTTCTCACCGACCGCATCGTAGGCGCGGAACACCACGAAGTCACCCGCGTGGACGACACCCTTGATGTCGGCGGTGTCGTAGAAGTCCTCTCCGACACCGACGCTCGTGGAGGACACGTGCGTGGTGATGGTCGGATACTTGACCTGAACGGTCTCACCGCCAACACCCAAATCATGGGTGGCGAGCACAGTGCCGTTGGCACGGTGCAGGGTGGCCTTCCAATACACGTTTCCGCCTTCGGTGGCGTGGGTCTTCGGGCTGGTGACGTTGATGGCCTGTCCGTTCTGGCTTGCGGTGACATCCTTGGCCGGAATGTTCACACGCTCGGAGTCGAGCAGTTTGGCACCTTGGGCGTTCGGAGCGCCGTCAACCGGAGCGTAGGCGTCGAAGGTGACGTAATCGCCGGATTCGATTTCACCGTTGATGGTGGCGGTATCGGTGAACTCCTCGTTGATGGAGACCTGTTCCTTGCTGACCTTGGTGGTGATGGACGGGTTTTTGATGAGAACGCTTTCGCCGGTGGCACCCAGCTCGTGGGTGGCGAGTTCCATTCCGCCCTTGTTGTAGAGCGTCGCCTTCCAGTAGACGATACCGGCCTTGGTGGCGGTCACGTCCGGGGAGTCAACGGTGAAGCTCTTACCGGCGCCGGAGGATGCAATCTTGTCGGCTGGAATGTCCACACGCTTGTTGTCAAGCAGTTTCGCGGCATTCGTATCCGGCTTGCCGGAAACCGCGTCATAGGCGGTGAATGTCAGATAGGCTCCCGCGTCAATCTTGTTGTTGATGACGGCGGTGTCGTGGAACGGACGACCGACATAGGTCTGCTGTGCGCTGGTCTTGGTGGTGAGGGACGGGCCTACCACTTCGATGGTCTCGTTCTCCAAGCCGATGGCGTGACCCGCGAGAGCCTTTCCTTTGGCATTGTAGAGTTTCGCAACCCAGTAGACCTTACCAATCTTGTTGGTGCTGATTTCCGGGGACTTCACCTCGAACTGGGTGGTGTCGGAATGGTCGGCTTGGTCGTTGGTGACGTTCACGCGAGTGTTGTCCAACAGCTTGTTGGTGGACACGTCCGGCTCGCCGGACACGGCGTCATACGCGGTGAAGGTGACATAGGAGCCACGCGGAACCAGACCGGAGATGGTCGCGGTATCGTAGAACTTCTCACCTTGGGTGACGGTGGTCTTGTTCACGTTGGTGGTCAATGTGACGGGTTGCGCGTCCTGAGTGACGAAGGAACGTTCCCACGGATTGTTGTACGCGCTCTTGAATCCTTCCGCACGGTCGGAGCCGGGGAAGTCGTAGATGAACACGTAGTAGCCGCAATGGGCCTTATCCGTGACCTTGATGTTCACATCAGTGGCAACGGTCTTGGCGTCGCTACCATCGCTCGGATAGAGAACGATTTTACCGCCGCCGACCTTGTACTTGCCGTTCATGGCCGGAACTTCCCATTCGCCAACCAGCTTGTGGTTGGCATCCTGAGTAGGCTCCTCTTCGGTGGTCGGGACGTACTTTTCGTCCTCATCCTTGTTGCCGGTTCCGGAGCCAGCCCACCAGACACGAATCTTGGCCTTCGCGTCAGCGTTGAAACCATAGTTCGTATCACCGGTGAACTTACCGTAGTCGGACGGCAGACGGCTGATGTTGATTTCATCAAGGATGTCCTTGTTCATGCCGGACTCCTGCTCCAACACGGTGGAGTCGTGGTTCGGCGGCAGAACACTCACGGACGTTTCCTGAGTTTTACCGAACTCATCGATGTAATCGCCTTTGATGTAATCCTGCTGGGACTGGTCTGACTTGACTTCAACCCAAACCCATGTTCCGAACAGTCCGGCGTCCTCATCGGACACCTGATAATCGTCCAAACCGTTCACACTGTCATAGTCGATGCCACCGGTAGCGGCCTTCGCCTTGACGGTGTTGGTCTGACCGCTCTTGATGAAGCGGGTGGTTGCTGCGGCAACCTGACGGATGCCATCGGTTTCACGCAGGCGCTTCAAATAGTCGGTCGGATTCTCACCATTGTTCTTCTTGATGACTTGGAGGATGTGCTTGGAGTCACCGACGAAATAGTAGCCCTTGAATTTGACGGGCACGTTGTCCGCCCACTCGTCGTCGGAGGAGGCGACACCGGAGGTCACACGGTCTTCGACCGGGGAGCCACGGGTCAACTGTTTCTTGCTGACTCTGGTACTGACGGTCGGCTGAAAATCACGCGACACAGAGAACTGAACATCAGCAGTCTGATTCTCAGGGTCGGAAGGCCGCATCATATCCTGACCGGGGGAATTTAGAACGGCGGCAGTGGGAACATTAATCGAAACATGGCCTGTTACTTTTCCGTTGCCGGTTGCCGTCCACGGAATATGCATTGCCTGACCGGTGGTCGTACCACTGATTGTATTGGTTCCGGTCTGGTCGAATTTCGCCGGGCCGTTCAACGTCGCAGTGTACTGAATGCCAGCAATGTACTGTCCGCTAGAGTTCTTAACGCCGGGGTCAACAGTTCCGGTACGCTTGCCAGAGGTATAGGCATAGGCGGCATTAAGGTTAGCGGGAAGAGTGTTATATGCATCATTCCAAAGATTCGCCGCATTGGAAGCGACGGCATTGATATCCGCACCTTCCAAACCAGCCGCTACCAGCTGACGGAAATGGCTACTGCCTTGGTCAAGATGCTCATGAATCGCATAAGCAACCGAAGCCTGAGTGAAATCACTGCTATCACCCTTATGCTTCTCAACCAGCCACGCACCAACCTTATGGTTCACATCCGTAGCCTTATTCCAAGTACCGGTATTAGTAACAGGTTCACCGGCCTCAACACAGTACACCGGATTACCGTTCTCATAACGTTGCGGACCAAGAGAATTACCGTGAGTACCAACCCACCAACTCCCAGAACGCGTCGCATTGAACCAGTAGCCGGGGCCGTCAGTCGTGGCGGCAAGCGCACTACCGGTCGTTATCACTCCAGAAGCCAAGGTAGCCGTCGCCGCAACCAGTGCGACAGCGGCCTTCCCCACCCGTTTAAGAATGGAGTCCTTGACTTTCCGGGAAGTTTTACTCAATGGATTACCCATAGACTAACTCCTCTAGAGGTTTGTATTGTTGTTTCCACATATATCAGGTTTTCTACAATCAACCTTCGGAAAAACGGAATTTTCTTATAGAAAGAGGATATGTTTTTTCGTTTACCTATCCGCTACCGGTACCATTTAATCCAAGAACACGAAACGAGGCGATGATGTCGAGAACATTCAAGGACAGACCATATGCGCTTATCGAGGACGAGGCCCGTTCACGCGGTTTCAGTCACACTTATGATTGCGGACGGTTTCACTGGGAGTATGTCGAAGTCGCAAAATACGCGTATTCACGGAAGAGGAATCCGCATATTCCGGCACGTCGGTGGGAGGATTGGCGGTGGATTGAGGACGATTGGTATACGGATTACGGGAATAAAACCCGAATCCGTGACTCACTGAGCATCGCCGTTAACACTTACAACAGCGGCATGATGGATGAGGATTGGGATGAACCAAACGTATATCAGCGGCGTAGACGCTGGTATTGCTAGGATTGGAAGACTGCCGTATTGCTACTGTCTCTTGTTTTTGGGCTGTATAGCATATCTTTTGTTGCGACATGCCGATTCTCGTGTTATAGTGGATTTGTCCACATTAAAGAGTAGTGTTCGCCTACCCCACATGGGAGAATCGAACATAAGAACCAAGGAGCAAAACAAAAATGGAAAAGAACCAAAACCTTGAGGAGATGCAGGAAACCACCATCCTCAACCCAAACGAAAACGACGAGGGAAACGCCAAGAAGCCCGCCAAGAAGACGATTATTGTCAGTACTATCGCGGCGGTTGTTGTCCTTGCCGGCGTGGGCGGTGGCTACGCGTATGCGTCCAATACAACATACGATTCCTATGAGTCCCAGCTTGAGTCAGCCAAGGAGGCTGACTCGAAGCTGGTGAAGACACTTGCGGAAGCACGGACGCTCGTCAAGGCTACGAAGGAAACGGACGTGCTTGACAAGACCATGTTGGACTCCTTGACGAAAAGCATCAAGACCGGGGATGCCCTGAAAGGCGTTCCGACCACATCGCATGCCACTAAGTGGAACCTGTGGGGCACGACCAAAGCCAATACCATTGTTGCCGACGATAACACCGAAGCCAATGATTCCATCGACGCCATCAACAAGGCCATGAGAAAGGTGAACAAGTCCAAGACGGACAAGCAGGTCAAGGATGCGAGGTCCACGCTCGACAAGACCATCAGTGATGCGGAAACTCTATACAAGGATTCCGAAGGCAAGGTGCAGGACAACAAGACCCGTGAAAGCTTGAAAACCGCCATCGACACGGCAAAGAAAACCGTTGACGACAAGAAGTCTGACGTGAAAACCCTGAACGCGCAGAAAGACGCCGTGTCCAAGGCTGTCAAAAGCGTAAACGACTCCAAGACTGCGAAAGAACAAGCCGACGCGGAAGCCAAAGCCGAGGAAGCCGCACGCCAAGCCGCACAACAGCAGTCGCAAGCCCAAGCCCAAACCTACTCGAACACGAACTACAATCGTACGAACAGTGGCACCAGCACCTACAGCGCTCCGACGCAACATGCCCAGACCCAACAGTCTGCGCCACAGCAAAGCCAGAACCAGAATAATAGTTCCTCTAATTCTGGATACACCAAGCTCTGCGCGACATTCGATTCTCAGGGCAACAGCACATATTACACCCCCTGCAACTAGAAGTTAAGGATACAGGTCTAACTGAATTCGCGAACATTATTTACGGTATTTTCTGAGACGATGGCGAGCACTTCATGCTCACCATCGTCCGCGTAAGCCGCAAGTATTTTCTCGGGTTCTAGCACTGTCTTCCAGATAGTGCCCTGCCTACCGAATCTGCCCGCGAACTTTTCCGCGACTTCGAGATTGCTCGTCCAGCTTAACCCCATATGCACGCTCTTGTCGATTTCACCCCTGTACACTGTTATAGGCTTGTCGAACGTCTTCTCCAAAGCACCCTCTCCCCCAATGCAGGGCTTGGTCTGCTGGAGTAGCTTGACGAGGTGCCTGTCGAATTGGCGTGATGGGTATTCCTCGTTCTTTCTGACGTTCAATGCCGTCATGCGCTGGTATTGCCTGTCGTTCAGTTCTTTCCATGGGACGAGCTGGTAGATGAGTTCCATTAGGGCTGTTGGCGCCAGTGCGGTGGCGTGGTCTATCTGCTGTTTGGCTTCGTCTGTTCTGCCTTGTTGTATGAGGGTTTTTGTGGGTGTGGTTTCGTTCCATCTGCGAATGTATTGTTCGACCATTTGGAACATGGTGTTGTTCTTGTTTGAGAGGGTGTCGAATATGAGGGGTTGCGCGTTTGCTGTTTCTCCTGTCTCAACGTCCAATAGGACAAGTCCATCTAATCCGGTGGAGAGGTAGAGGTATGGGCGAAGGGTTGGGTGGTCGGTGAGGATTTGTTGGATTTGCTTCCATTCGAGTGGGAAGCTGAATCGTTTGTCTCGATGACTGTCGATGGTTTGCCAGTCTGTCCAAGTGGCTGTGTCGGCTTTTATTAGGCCATGTTGGGCGAGGATTGTTGTTTGGTTTGGCATTTCCAACCTCCTTTGTGTGAACAATCCCAGTATATCATCGAAAGTGAGAAGACACGCTGAACACAACAAAAACAAAAAAGGCGCGAGAAGAAAACAACCCGCGCCCAAAAACAGCTCAGTGCTTGACATGCCGTTTCAAAGTATCCAACCAGTCCAACGGAAGATTCTGCGTCGAATCCAAGTCAACCGCATTCACGCGTCGCACCAGCTCCTCCGGCGTCACGCAAGGAATATCACCCGGCCACATGACCCCAGTCACATCCGGCGCACCCTTATCGGAAGTCGGCACCATGCAGACAAGCCACTCCACTTCAACCGGCTTGCCGTTGAACATGAAAGCCCACATGTCCCTCTGCCAGTTCATGTTCGCGGAAAGTTTCAAATCCGGACGACCATCCACACCGGTTTCGAACGCACGCTGACTGACGCTAATTCTCAACAGTTGGTCTGGGGTGAGGTTACGGTAGGCAGTGTCCGCATTGCCTTTATAGTTCTTCGCATCCACGAACCACAAATGCGTTTTGCCCTGTTTGTCCTGTCCGGCAATCACGCAGTCGATATCCGCGTCAGTGAACTGGTGTTGCTCGTTCAGACCGTGCAACGACCAGAAGGACACCACGTTGGGACAGTTGCCGGTAATCATGCTGGCGAGGATTTGTTCACCTTTCTGGCCGGATTGAATCTCATTGGTGGTGAAGTTCGACTGTGATAGACCGCCGCCCGGATTGCCATAGAGGCGGTATTGGCTTCTCGCCTGTTGGATGTTGGCTGGGTTCATGGTGTTCCACAATGGGTCTGGTTGACCACCACAATCCTCATTCACTAGCCTGTAACCGTGATAATTCGGACGTCCGGGTTCGGCCTTGAGCAGATTGAAGACTACGCCTATCTGGTCGATGGTCTGATTGAGAGCCTGTTCAACTTCCTTTGCCTCATTCTGCTGACTCTGCCTCCTGTACTCCTCGCCTTCTTTTTCAGATACCGGCTGATAAAGACCATATGCGACACACATGCAAAAAACACCAATGAGGATACGAGGAATGGCGATAAACGCGTTGATTAGGGGAACTTGCGAATGCGGATACCCGTACACGTATTTTCCGGAGAGTGACATGAACATGTCACTCAAACCACCGAGACCATTCTTCAATCCGTAAAAGAATGCGATACCACACACAGCACCTAATACGTTGACCATGGCGATGGACTTTTTTGAGGTTTTAAACTGAGTGGAGAACAGGAACCATCCTCCCACGCCGCATACGAGTAGTAGTAACCATTGCAGGATGGAGGATGGGACGAGTATTAATAGTAGGTATTTCACGGTTAGGTTTCCTTTCGGAGTGTGTTTCTTTTTAGCTAAAACATACTCCGAAAGGGTGTAAAAACCTATTTTTGGATTCGGTGGATGTTTAATATCCAATACCGTTTATGTGGTTCGGCTCCCCATTCGGTACGTCCCTCTCCTTTAGAGAGCGTGCAGATGGCGGTGAAGCTCGGACTTGTATGGGAGTATCCGTTGCGGAATAGTATTGGCTGCTCGTCCAATCCTGTTGGATTATTCGACTCGTCCATGTCGAACAGTCGGCGGAAGCGAGAATCGTAGTAGGGTTTGACTTCTCGGTATTCTTCCGTCTTCTCGCCGGAAAGAATCATGTCAAACCATTTTCGAGTTATTGGTAGGGTTAACACCTTAGCTCCGATTCTGAAACATACATGTCTATAAGTTCTCTTCCTCGTAATTTTTCAATCCACTCTGTAGGAATGCTGTCGAATCCGTAGACGGCTCCGGCTAACGCTCCCGCGACACTGGCTGTAGTGTCCGTGTCTTCTCCAAGGTTTACTGCGGTAATTACGCAATCCCGATAATTGTCGGTATTGGTTAAGCACCAGAGTGCCGCGTTCAATGTGTGGAGTACGAATCCGTCCGATTCTACTTCCGTTCTGGGAATGGTCGGGTCGAACGGGAATCCTGAATCCGTTATCGCCTTATGTGAAGGAACGCAGTTTAACAGTCCTTCGAGGATTCGCACGTATTGTACGCACGCCGTCATACTGATTTCATGAGCGTGGGTGATGGCGCTGACCTGTTTGATTTCCACGTCTGGCAAATTGTAGAAGGCGCATGGTGCGACCCGCATTAGCGAACCATTGCCGTTATCGTTCAAACCATCGCAACCATGCCTTGACCTGATGGCTGTGGCTACTGTGATACCGGAATCATACGTGTTCCCGTCCGGCGTGTACATTCCGTGTTCCAACCACATTCGGTAACGCATGAGCATGTCGGCGGTGTTGACTTCACCATGGCATTCGGTGAGCGAGTCCAAGGTTGCTAGACTCAACGCGGTGTCATCGCTCCATGTTCCTGCTGGCTGGTTATGCTCGCCATGACCAATCATTCCAGTGCAGTTGAATGTGTCTCTCTGTTGAAACTCGTATGGGACTCCCAACGCGTCACCGATGGCGAGACCGTACATGACGGATTTCAGTTTTTCGGCTTCTAACGATGGCGTACTGGTATGAATTGACTCCAACCGGTTTTTAGGTCTTGCATGCAGATGGAACAACTTCGTTTAATCCTTTCCACTTCCGGACTTATCGATTTTCAGCCCCCTTAACAAGTCCCCCTCCTCGAAAGCGGACTGCGCCTGTTCACGGGTAGGAAACGAGTTGACGGTTCTGGCTCCACATCTTGGACAGCCGACCCTCCACCAGCAACACCATGATTCCTTGCTATGATTCGTCGGATTGACAGCCTTACGGAACTCTCCCCGACTACCGCACTTGGGACACATGAGCGTCAAATCGAAAGCATCTGGATTGAATTTAGCAATCCGTAACGCCCTACGGTTCGCCAACTCGTCCACGGCAATCGGATTGAAACCTAATTGTTTTATCTGCTCCGGCGAATAATCATTCATCAATGATGAAACCGCTGACGCCAATCCCTGTTTGGTGTACGTCCATTCAGAACCGTCGCTCACACTGACGAACGGGTGTGGTCTAATCCACTCTCCCAACAGGAAAGCCCTCAACGCTTCCTCCCGCGTGTTACGGGGAAAAATCAGTCGGGCTGGACAACGCCTATACGAACAGTGGGCATAATAAGGACGAAAAAATGGGCTTCCCTTGCCAACGGTCTCATCTTCCGCGCCGATACGGCAGACGGAACCGTTCAAAAACGCGGTGAGCGCTCCACCGTCAACAATCCCATAACCTTTATGGCAGAGCGGGCATGGATATTTTTCCTTGAGGATTTTTTCATGCTCCCGCTTCAAAGCTCGCTCGGCTTCCTGAATGGCTTCACGGTCTGCGTTCTCTTGCAGTATAGGTGGGGCTATCTTGTCGATGGTGCTCTTGGGGAGTCGGGTCCGCTCCTGCACTTTCTGTGGTGGCATTCCCAATCGGAGAAGTTCTTTAGCGTTTTCAACAGCCTCACGCCACGGGTCATAATAAGCCATGCCTACTCCAGTCTTCTAATGTTTTTTCTTGCGAAGAATGTAGACGGTCGATGGTGGAAACATCATATTCGACTGTCTGTCCACTGTGCCCCGGAACTGCGTCGGTTCTTACCACCTCGTATCCCGTTCTTCCGAAGTTGGTCTACCGTTCAACGCTTTCAGATTCCTTCTTCGACTCAACCGATTGCAGTTTGACCGGCTTTCCGTCCTCATCGAACAATGCGATACTAACCAAAGGCCAAGTACGCTCTTCCTTCAAATCGTATGATTCTTCCCAAACAAACAATGTAGCCTGAGCGTAGTGAGTGCCGTCAACACGAAGAAGAAATTTCTTATATCCGGTCTTGTCGAAAAGCGACGTGTCACTGTCTCCAGCCACATGAACGTCGAAAGTAGACTCCAATACTTGGACTGGATTATCCGGCTTCGGTCGAAAAACCCTTTTCCGCCTATCGGACGTGCCTAACAGTTGCACCCAACCAAAAGCGAAACCCAGTAGAAAAACGGCTACGGGAGTATATTTCGGAAGTTTGATTGGAATATTTCGGGTAGACCACATTTCCAAACAGGCGACCATGAGGCCAATGAAAGCACATGCTATGATATTGAACGCCCAACGGTCGGTATTGCCTTTGTAGTCTTGCCGGGCCTTGCTCCACTTGGATAATGGAACCAGATAGCCGGATTCGCGAAGTATGCCAGCCGTAGTGTCCGTGTCCAATGGTTGCAACATTCTCAGGTTAAGTTCTTCGCCATGCTCTAACACTTTTTTAAATCCTTCCTATTTGATTGGGAAACGTTTTCCATCCTGTGTGTACAGGCCGAGTTTGTTTTCGCTTGCGTGCAGTGTGACTTTGGTCTTCTTGTCGCCACGGTAGACGACGCATTTCAAATCTTCGGTAGGAAGTTTGTCTTTGCTAGAAAAATCGCAGTCGATGTCGTCCAAGTTCCAAACTTTGGAAATCTGCTCGCGAATAGTGGGAGGTGCCGTCGAACGCTGTTCGTAATAGTTGTCGATAAGGCCGCTGACGCACATTACGAGGAATACGCCCATAAACCCGCTAACAAGACTTATGCCGATAATTCTTACGAATAAGAGACTATCGCGGAGAAAGCCCCGATAAAGCCGACAATTATTCCGACGGCCATCAATACTAGGAGAACACCAATAACAATAGTGCCTAAAATGTTTAACCAGTCAGGAACAGGAGGATAATTCTTCCACGCTTCCAGCCAATTGCTGAAATCTTTCATCTTGTTTCAACCAGCTTTCCATTGGCGTCGTATAGTCCGACTTTTTCGCTCTCGGTTATAACAAGTGTGCCCTTCGTTACTGATTTCCCGTCCTTGCTGGTGAACGTGCAATCGTAGGAACCATGGTCGGGGAGGATTAAGTAGGCGTCGGTCTTACAAGATAGATTTGACACTTTGAAGTCTTTTTCCAATTGGTCTTCGAAACCGAGCGGGTGGGTGACACTGGTTTTGACTTCTTGGGTTTGTTCCATGGCAAAAGCGTCGTAAACCATCCAGACACACATAACGGACAGACAGACCGAAGCGATTACTGCGGCGACGAGTTCGATTTTCCCCATCATGTCTTCTTTAGCGTCAGCTATGGCCCGTCGGATGATTAACGGGATTGCGAATATGGCTATGACAAGAACCACCACGGACGTGATTTTCCCTTGGAGAGCATCGGACGCGTCCAATGGAATCGTTTTGGTGGGTGGATTATTATAGGCGTTCCACGCTTTTACCCACCAGTCGTAGTCTTTCAAAAGTTTTACCTCTTCACCGATTTTGTGAACACTGCCAGTATAACATAGGTAAAAAAATCCCGCCATCAAAAAAGACGGCGGGATTGGAGTCACATTATCTCCCTATCGAATAGAGAGGTAATGTCAGCGGTTGCCCTCATGTCGTTTTGCGACGGAGAGGATTACACCGGCGGCGGCAAGCACAATGACCGCGACCGCGATGACGCCAACAGCCACGCCGGTGGTAGCCAAGCCCTGACCGTCCTGTTGAACGGCCTGAGTATTGTTCTTGGCGCCCACAGTCTTCTTGCCGGTATCGGTCTTACCAGTATCGGCGGTCTTATCGCTGGTCGGAGTGTTCACATCGCTCTTATCGTTGGATGGAGCCTTCGTATCATTGTCGGACTTGTCGGAATCATCCTTTGACGGAGTATCGTTCTTGTCCGTATCATCCTTCGGGGTTTCCGGCTTGGAATCATCACCCTTGGAAGGAGTATCAGTATTGATATCGTCCTTCGGAGTGTTCGGCTTGAAATCGTCGGTCTTGTTGTCATCCTTGGATGAAGTATCCGTCTTATCATCCTTCGGAATCTCAGAACCGTTGCCACCGTTGTCGGTCTTGTTGTCGTCCTTCGGGGTTTCCGGCTTAGTCGGGGTCACATCCTGCTTGACCGGCGTCCACTGCGCGACCACGGTCACGTCGGAGCCGTTGTCCTCGACGCTATCGCCGGAATCGACCTTGACTCCATCAATCATCCAACCGTCGAACTCGTAACCGTCGCGGGTTGGAACCGTGTCAGACACATCTGACGGCAGGTCGGAATCCACATACTTGCCGTTGCCACCGTTCGTATCATAGCGAAGCAAATGCTTCGCCTCCCACTGCGGGTACAGGGTGGTGTTCTCCGGAATCGAAGTCACGGTCTCGCCCGGCTTGTAGGAGTCGCCGGTTCCGTCCGGGTTGGTGGTCCAGACGGTGAAACGGTAATGGTCTTTAGCGGGCTGGGGCACGACGAACGGAGTGGTCTCGGTCTTGTCCTGACCGTCCAGCTTCACCTCGACGTGGCGGGTGGCGGGAACGTTGACGCTGTTGCGGTGGAATTCGCCGCCGATGGTCACGTTCTTGGCGATAATCTGCCCTTCAACGTTCTGCGACGCGTCCACGTTGGCTTCCGGCGCGAGAATCACGGAAGAGGATGCGCCAGCGGTGCCGACGTTGCCGTGATACTGCCCGTCCTTGGCTTTGGAGTCGGTCAGATTGTAAATAACACCCTTGTCCGTCCACTTGGCGTATTCGGCGTGATTGATACCGTCCACGTCCAATTGGGGCAGAGTGATATTGTCCGCACCTTCGGCGTCAACATTCACGACGAGACGGGTCTTCTCCCCCAACGTGGCGGTCACACGATTACCTTGCAGTTCTTTCGCGTCGATGTTGATATGAGCGACATCACCGTTGGCGTCGATGTGACGCTTGTTCATGTCGGAGAAATCATGGGTCGCGTTGGATTCCGAAGCTTTCGACCACTTGGCGGACAGGCTGGTCATGCTCTTTTCCATGGACTTCAAATCAAGATATTTGACGGTCTTGGAATCCTTGAGCACTCGTTCGGACTTCGGGAGGCTTCCACTGGTCTGCATTTCCAGCTTGTTCCCGTTCACCGTCCAACTGTTGCCATTGTCGGTCTGTCCGATGATGTTTGACTGTCCGAAGACAATCTTGGAGTCGGCGGGCAGATTGACGTTGATATTGCCGTCAACCTTGTCCATGTAGCTGACTTCCGGCTCGTCCACACCGTTGGCATGATTGCCGAAGGCCGCGCCAATATAGGCGTGCTCGGTGGCGATATTACTGTTCGTGTGGGCGTTCAGACGGACGGAGTCGAAGCCGACGAGACCGAAGTTCGCCGCCTCGCCCAAGTCGCCGCCCAACAGGTCAACGGTTTCATCAGCTGTGAACATGTTGGTTTTGTCCACGATGATTGGGTTGCCGACCTCTGCGGCCAATGCCACGTTTGCGGAGGCGAGCATGGATAGTGCGGACACTGCCGCGATGAAGGGGATTTTCCCTCGGAGTTTGTTTTTCAAATCTTTCCTTCTGGTTTCTTACTGTGTGTGGATTGGTTTTGTGTTCTTGCGCTACTTCACTCTTCCTCCCTTTCTTCCAAAGGCTTGTAATTGTACTTGTCGAGCAACCTGTGCAGATGCTCGGCGGCACAGTCGAAGTCGTTCAACGCGCACGCAAGCGCTTCCTGAGTGCTTTCAGGAAGAGAATCCATCACGTCGGAAATCATTGCGGCGGAATTGGTGGCATTGTCGGATGCGAGGGCGATGGCGTCCAAATCGTCGGAGGATGGTGTGGAATCCTCCTTGGTTTTGACGGTCTCATACTCGAATCCGGCTGGTGCGATGGGCTGTTCCTCCGGCTGGAATCCGTGGACTTCAAGCCAATGGTTGAACAGTTCTTCCGCTTCCTGTTCGCCTACCTTATCGGGACGGTTCTGGATGAAAGTGTCGTGAATAAGCTTGGTGGTGACGTCGGTCATTGTTTGTTTTCTTCTTTCTTATCGGTTTTCTGGATTGGATTGTTTTCGGCTGGGATTGGATTGGCCTGTGTGGATGGCCGTTCCAATCCTGACCGGAAGTCTTTCAATAGCGCTGAAAATGAAGTGACACCGTCTTCCTTGCCCACGTTGTCACCGGCTGTGAGCTGTGGATACTGGTCTGGGGTGTTGGAGATGGTCTTCACGTCATCACAGTGTCTTTTCGCATACTCGATAGCGCGTTCCGGCGAAGCGCCTTTGGAGATGGCGTAGGTCAGTCCTCGTCGAAATCCCCATGCGGTGTTCGCGTCGGTGATGCCATATCCGTCGAGCATGCGGCTGATTTCAGCATTGGATGGCACTCTGCTCAAACGCTTCCTCCTGACCATCTGATTGATGTCGTAGGGAGCAATCCAAGCTTCCCGTGACGAATGTGTCTGGAAGAATTCGATGATGGCTTGACGGGCTTCGTCAGCTTTAATCGTATGGTCGATTTCGTTGACGAAGTTATCCACCTGCGCGTCATCCAACGGCTTGTTGCCGTAATGACTGTTGATTTGAGTCAACAGCGCGATGGCGCACGGGCGTTCGAAGGCGCGTGGGTAATGCTGTCCATTGCTGGCCTGTGCCGTGGTCAACGTTCCTTGTGTGGGAGCCTGTGCTGTCATCATTCATCCCATCCGGCTTGGGCGAGGGATTCTTTCAGCATGTTCATGTTGTGCTCGTATCCTTCCTCGCTACGGGTTTTGCGTCGTGTGTTTCGGCTGTTCCTGTTGAACTTGTCGGCGTTGAGGAGCCAATTGTCGAAGGCGCGGTCGAAGTCCAAGTATTTCTTGCCATTGGAATGGCTGTAGTTGTAGAATTTCTCGGCTTCCGTGTTCACGTCGATGTTCAGTTCATTGGCTCGGTCGATGTGCTTCTGGTTCGGTTTCCAATCCTTCGGCACCATCCGCTTATAGTGGCGGACTTTCGGTACTTCCTCGTCTGGAATCAGTGGGGTCACTTCCTCCTGTTGGGGGTTTTCCTGTTCCACTTTGGCGGAAACCAAGTCTTCGGGGTTTCCCCAGATGGGGTCTACGTCGATTGTCGGTTCCTCGTTGAGGAGAGCTTCCTCCTCGGCTTTTTCCTTGGCTTTGCGTTCGTTTTCCTCGTCCTTCTCCTTACGCCAGTGAAGCAACTGTTGGATGAAAAGTCGGTCAGGCGAAAGCGGAGCGGCCTTGAAACCATTGTCACGTTTCACGTACAAACGTGAATCGTAGACCTTACGGAACGAGTCAGCCGCTTGCAAAATGGTCATCTTGCTTCCGCCGCCCAGCTCCTTGTACAAGTCGGCGGCTTTCTTGGTCGGAGACCAGTCTTCCGGCAGAGGATGCCAGAACCAAAGCTGTTGCGGGATTTCATCCCACTGCAAATACTTGGGTTCCCCGTCATCATCCACGTCGATTGGAGCGTTGGAATCGTATTGGGGTAGAACCTCGACCTGTTCCATGGTCATCGGCTCCTCGAACGGAGGCTCCATGGTTCCGTCCATCAGTTCGACCGGTTCGGGTTTGTACTTGCGTGGGCGACCGCGCCGACGCTTCGGTTTGTCTTCTCCTTCCGGAGGGAGTGGATTCTTGCGTGGGCGACCGCGACGCTTCTTGACGGGCTTGTCTTCCGCTTCTACGGGTTTCACGCTTGAGGTTTCGGTATCGTCCTGCTTGGCGGGTTCTTTTTCCTTTTTGGAGGTGGAATTATCTGTCTGGGAGGTGTTTAGGGAATCATCCTCGACGGGTTCCACGCTTGGATGCGGCTCCTCATATTCGTCGGAGTCGGCATTCGATTCACTGAGGATGTCATGAATCTCCTCCCATTCGAACGGGAAGTGCTTTCCCTGTCGGAGGGTTCGGTTCAGTTCACTGACTAGGATTCTGCGCAGTCTTGGGCTGGCGGTTCCAAGGTATGCGGATTCGATGGTTCCGGAGTCCGCCGTGAGGTCGATGTGGTCGAGGAGGAGTGCTTCTTCGGTGTCCTCGTCTATGACCAGTAGTCCTTCGTTTACGAGTTCCCGGCCCGCCTGTTGGAATAGGGTGGGAGTGTTTCCGTGAGTGTAAGCGTTGATTTTTCCAAACGTCCAATCACATACGCCGAGAGCATTGGTCTTCGGATGCAGTTGGAGCATCATCCATAGGTGCTGGCCTAGGATGTCCAATTTTGTGAAGTGTTTATCCAAGAGGATTTTCTGGTCTATTGTCTTTCTCAAAACATTCCTTTTGGTCTGGCCTGTGTGGAGTCTGGCTTATATTGTGTGGACGTTTTTTATTCTAGTCATACTGGGCGTATTCACAAAATTGGGGGTGTGTCCCTCCAATTTTGAGGCGGGGTATGTGGAACGGGCTTCTTGGGGTGTCTATCTGACCATCCGCAAGAGCGCCCGTGCCTTGTCGTGACTCATGTTATGCATTAACCTTCCTGTTTCTTCAGGTGAACAAGTGTTTGTAATTACAGACAATAGCATATAAAAGTATGCTGTCAAATCTAAAACCACGCGTTTCATGTTAAAAATCAGTTATCATGGAAAACATGGGAAAAAGAAAAAACCAAACCAGCGAATTCAACAGAAGAATCAACCAACGCATCCTAGCGGAAGCCGGAATCCGACGGCTCTCCGCACGGGACATCGCGCGTCAACTAGGCAAAAGCCCCAGCTACGTCACCACACGATACAACGAAACGGTCGAATGGCTCCCCGCCGACGTGGAAAAACTCGCCCACGCATGGAACATGACCCCAGAAGAACTCATCGCCGGACAAAACGGATACCATTCCACGCAATCCGTTGTGGAACAGCAGCTTCAAGCCGTCCTGCGTAAAATCAATTCCGGCGACCTCACATTGGCCGCAAACCACGACCCCAACAAGCAAGCGGAATCGGAAAGCGAGGACGCTTGCTGAAACATCCCCCAGTAGACAACAGAAGCGTCGCCATCGACCGGCGAATGTGCTATGAAGAGATAAAACGGATGGTAGGACTCACACGTCAAGCGCCATACGTTTTCGAGGAGGAACTTCCGGAAAACATCAACGGCGTATATGACGAGGAAACCCGCATCATCGTCATAGACCCACGGTTGAACGAGCGGCAGAAACGATGCACGTTAACGCATGAACTATTCCATTGGACTCACGGTGATACTTGTTGCTGGAAACAATACGATGACAAGGCTGAATCATACGTTCGTAAGGAGACGGCGATACTGCTTATCAATCCGTTCGAATATATCCAATCCGAACGAATCTATGAGGGTGAGCTTTTCCCAATGGCCGTGGACTTAAACGTGACAGTAGGTGTCCTTGAGGATTATAGGCAGATATTGGAGAACGCAACAAAAATGGTTGGAGCAGTTTTCTGTCCCAACCATCAGGATTAGTTTTCAGCCAGCTTCTCCCCCAGACCAACGCTTTCCGCCGTTTTCCGTCTACATTCCAAATAGAGTGGGACGATTTCCACGACGGTTTCCTTGAACTTCTCCCAGTCGGGGGCGTCTTCGGTTTTGCGGCTCGCATCCCCGTCCAGCCATACGGTCATCGACTTTTCGTAACCGTATTGACGTTCTCTCAGTTCAATCAGACCATTCTGTTCCGCAGTGGCGAGATACGTGTTCACGAACGTTTCCACAATGCTGTTGTCTTCGTCGCCGTGGATTTTCAAACCCAGCTTATTTGCAAGCCCCTCGACTTCCATGCGCAATGGTTTGGGGATGCGACGGCAGATTTGCTGATTGCGATGGCTTTTCTCCAGTCGAACGGCACGATAGGCTTCTTCCGCCTTGCTATCCGAGCCGAAGCCCATAATCCAACGGACTGCCTTGATTTGAGCGTTTTCAAGAATGTTATAGGCACGGGTTCGGCCTACCTGTTTCCCATCCTCATAGTAGGAGGCGTAGGCGCTTTGGCGGGTATGCCAGTCGGCGGGCTGCTGGCTTCCCATCACTTGGATGACGGCCTTCCTGTTCTTGTAGTTGTACGTGTATGAGTGGTGGAACAGCCCTGCGTCATCGAACCCGTATTCGGTGACGCAGGATAGTCCGAATCCGGTAGCGTCGATGGTCTTCTTGTACTTGGGAAGTTTTGGTGTGGTGTTTTTGTCGCTCATATTTTTCTCCTTAACCATTTTTTGTGAACAATTCCACTATAACATCTGGATGAGAAAAATAAAAGCCGCTCCCAGAAAAGGAGCGGCCAAAACTCAAGCGAGTAGAAGGAAGTATAAATACGGCAGTCTTCCAATCATCGTCATCGCCGTCCTCGATAAGCTTCAACGTCTTATCCCGTCTGGTTTTCTCGCTCACAACGTCACCTCCTTAGCTTGTTCTTCCGCTAGTTCCCAACGTAAATCATTATCGCAGTAGTAGCCGAAAAGAGTATAGAATTCCTCACCTTGAACCGCGACGAATGTCGAATGGTTTTTGCAAACCCATTTGCCGCAATCCTTGCACCGCCAATGGGATGGCGTACCACAGTCCGCGCACGGGTGAGTTTTTCCGTGGTGGCAGTCGGCGCAATACCATTCGCCGCCACCCACGTCGTAAGCGTGGTTACTGCAAGCCGGTTGGCCGCAGACCGCGCATGTCGGGTCGTCGGCCTCCACTGATTCGTTGCAGATGACGCAACGGCGTAGCGGATGGTAATTTACGTTTTCGTTCACTTTCTCTCCCAATCGGCGTGTTTTATCCGCCAACTTTGCCGCATGAATTCCGGAAGATTCTCGTCCGACGTATCCCCTTGATGCCAGAACTCCATCAGACATTGACCGAGTCGTTGGTTCTGATTGTCGCAAACATATTGACCGACTTTCTTGTTCCAATTCCTCATGGCAGAGAGAACGAAAGCCTCATCCGTTCTCAAATGTCCTTTTTCGCAAAGGATAATCCAACGGTCGAGGTTCGTGGAATAACGACAAACCGGGGAGCGTCCACATTCGGGACAAACCGGCATAGTGGAAACGGTTTCCACAATCTCATGCCAATCCTTTTTAAGAACGGCACACACTTCCCCCGCTGACCCCATTCGCAAGCCCCGCTCGAACATTGCGGACAACGGGCAACCACTATCGTCGAAAATACGGACTTTCCAGTATTTTTTGTCCACAATAAGAATCTCGCTGATTCGAATAGCAACCGTTTTTCCGCAGAATGGGCAAGGTTCTTTTGGATAAGTTTCCGTCCAAACTCCTGTTTCTTCGACGCTCAATCGTCTTCCCCTTCCGTAAGGAACAGTCCCAGCTTGTAGGCAATGTCCACGAATTCCTCAGAATCGGTGGTTTCAATCGCCCTGTTCAAGCGGAGGCGAATATTGTCGTTCATGTCTGAATGCGAGTAGCGAGGGTACCAGTTTTTTTGACCCGTTCCTCGTCTATTGGGGTGACAGGCGTCTTGATGTCGCTCATTTTTCTTGCTCTTTCCGAAAACTTTTTTGTGAACGTTTCCAGTATAGCATGGAATTTTCAGAGAGACAATCCTAAGAAACCACAACCCCAAGCTTCCGAATACGCGAAACAAAATCGATATCCGGAATATTCAGCCACACATCCCTACGAGAAGCCAATTCGACAATATCATCCCGCATATGCCAAGCATCCGCCAACAGGCTCTCGTCCGTGACCGACTCGAAACCGACACCGTATTCCTTACGACGGAACCAATGAGCAGCAGGGTCGTAGTCGGACGAGTTGACGAACTTCTCATACAAGTCGGGAGCGGAATACTCCAATTCGTCCGGCTCAAAAACGTCAGCCCACCACATCTCGTCGTAGCCGTAGCCACCCATGGCACGAGCCATATCCAGCAGTAGCCAACGATTTTCCTCAGTGTCCTGCATGTCAATCATTTCAAGAACCTCCGTTCCGCCGCGTGAGAGCCACCAGCCAGATGATGACGGCAAATCCTGCTGTCGCCATGGGAGCCAGCGCGTCGGTTTCCCGATAGCAGACAAGTCGCACCATCTGACAGACCAGCAGAACGAAGAAACAGAACGGAACTAGAACGTCCGCCCACTCCAAGCCGAAGGCATAGGAGATGAGAGCGGCCAGCACACCCAGAACAGCGAACAGCATGCCCACCAATGAGAGAATTGAATCAACCGACATTAAAAAACTTTTCCTTGTTCGTCGTACAGGCCGACCCGATTATGCCCGGCAAAGCGTTGGCCCGCCACATCTCGTCGTAGCCGTAGCCACCCATGGCACGAGCCATATCCAGTAATATCCAACGGTTTTGTTCAGTATTCTGCATTGGTATCCTCACACATGTCCTGCACGTAGTTAAGCTGTTCGGCTGGGATTACGATACGAGTGCCGTCGAAAGTCATAACACGCATGGCATCCGGGTTAAGGATGTCACTATTCTCGGACGAAGTGATTACCGTTCCATCCTTCAACACCCAGCGAGATAGTTTCTCGTCGTCCGGAATCGGATAGAACTTGGTTCTATCCTCGATATCGCTGGCGTAGAATCTTCCACAGCCCGCATAATAGTTTCCATCTTCTTCACGCTCGAATAGTGTTTCCTTATATCTGCCGTCCGGACTGTATGAGATTGCGAGGACTCGGCGGGTAGCCCAGTTGTCCGGGATATTTTTGCATACCATTTGGTTTTCTTCTTTTCTCTCGGATGTTAGACGAGTGGTCTGCCAACCAGTGCCGTTCTAGAAGTTTGACGCGGATTCTCCCCGCTTAACGCCTCATATTGGCTAACATACTTGTCTAGTTGCTTCTTGGTTTCTTCGATTTGCCACAGTAGTTCCTTCTTGCTCAAGTCGAGAATGTGTTCTGCGGCACCTTCGACGGTCTTATGAGTTTTGCGCCATTCGAGATAGTCGGGATACTCGTCACAGTTGAATAGTTCGACGGTGAATGGCCCAGACCACATTTTCAGCAGCCCAATTCTTTGAGCGTCCTCCGCGATGAAGTCCGTATCCCAATCCTCCCATTCGGGAAGATTATCGAAATCGGTTGCGTCTAGGATTGTCCGGGCATCGATGATAATGGTTTCGACTTCCATGTAGTTGTCATGTATCCACTGTTCAAGACGGATGGGAATGTTAATGGGAGTGTTCGCGTCCATTTGTACGACCCCTATCTCAATTGAAGAATGCCAATGCCCGATGTTCGACATGCATTGACATGTCGTATCTGTCTTCCAGTTCTTCGATGTTTTCCTCGTCGGAAAGTACCGGGTCGTACATGTTACAAGCGCCATCGCCGGATACAACGACCTTGGCGACTGAAATCGCGCGGAGGTCGGCCAACCAGTATTCATTGTTCGGATTGCCGTCCACGATGGGGCGTTCGCGTACTTCCTTGGGTAGGTTCTTTAATTGTTCGATGAGTTCGTTGACGGTCATTTGGTTTTCTCCTTTGGGTCTATATGTGTGAACAGTTCCACTGTAACTCAGTTTGTTGAATATGTCAATCAGGCCGAACCATTTGGAAAGAAACCGGATACACGTTCACGCGGGCGCAGTCCTCAAAAAGCCCTTTTTCGATAGCGCGACCAATGAGAGTGGATGCAAGCGTCCTCAACAGTTCCCAACGTTCCCCTGTTCCCGGCAACGCGTCGGCGTGCAGGTAGAGCCGGAGCAGGTCGGCCAGCTCGTGGCAGAGGTCGTCACGGTATACGATACGTTTCGCTCCGTTGTTGAGAGTGATGAGGACTTTTTGGTTCATGGTCTTCCTTCGAATCTGTTTTATGTGAACAGTTCCACTATAACATAGACAGACGCAAAGAAAACCAAATACTCAGCGGGCCGCGCTCCAAGCCCTCTCCCGCTCATCCTCCAAACGGTCATACTTCCGATTCTCCTCATCGCACACCTTCCGATGCGTGTCGGCGGCAATAACATCTATAGAACGGTTGAAGGAGTGCAACAGCGCGCTCAAATACTCCAGATGCCGTGCGGGGCCGTACTTGTATCCGTTGCCCACATCATGTAGTTTCCTATCCACATATGCGAGGGAGCCGAGCATGGTGATGATGGACGCCAGCCCGGTCAAAGCCAATAGGTTCTTTAGGAAGCCTTTCACGTTTCCACCTTTCGAGTCTTTCCTTTCCTAGATTAGTCGGCTGGAACACTGTCCCATACTTGATGCGGGAAACAAAAAAGGGACGGCATCAAGCCGTCCCCGTCAAGGGAAAAAGTCAGATGACCACTACCGTGAGAACCGCTACGATGGTCAGGATGACCACAGCCCATCTCATGTTCGGCCTTTCGCAGAATTCTCCCAACGGAGTATACGTGCCGACCAGTTCCTCGACGGCGGGGATGAGGAACATGAGCAGTAGGATGATGGCTCCAATAGCAATCGCCACAAGCACGTTCTGTTGAGTCAGCCAGCCCAGCATGTCAAGCCGCCTTGTCGAGCTTGGACAGGAGTTCCGTTCCCGCAGGAAGCAGGGTGAGGGTTCCGGAGGCGATGTCAAGTCGGACAAGCCGGTCGGTCAACAGTTCGACGGCGGCGTTTTCGAAACCGGTCTTGTATGCGTTGGCCGTTCCCTGTCCGGCTTGGCGGAGCAGCGTTTCGCTGTTGCGCTCGTATAGTCGGATTGGACGGTCTGCCTCGCCTTGGGCGAGCGTGGATACGAGGCGCATGCCATCCTTGGTGAGGGACGGGGCTGATTGCCCGTTACGTCGGATGAGTCCGGCATCCAGCAGTCGTCTGCCGATGTTGCTTTTGAGAATGTCGGCGGTCAACCTTCCATTTTCGATGTTGTAGAGGATTCTGGTCTCACCTTCGCTGATACCGGCCATGAGGACACGGAAACGTTGGGTGGAGGATTCTTCGTCCAATGCTGCTCCTTTCAGAGGTTTTGGGGTTTTTCTAAGCTCAGAGGATGTTGACGGGAGTGTCGTTCAGACAGTCCCAGTATTCGAGTAGCGCCACCGGCGATAGTTCTTTGAAGGTTCTGACCACGCCGTCATGCATGGTTTTCGCTTGCCAGTATTCCTCGCTGGACGATTCGGGATTGTCCATCATTTTGGTGGAGTATTTTTCCATTTCCAACAGGTCGAGTCTGCGTATGAGTGCTACACCGTTCTCTTCCAGCCCGATGTTTTTCGCCACCCAGTCCCGGAGCATCCAGCAATTGTCGGAGAACATGTGGATTCGTCCACTACGAGCGTCCCGTAGCATCTGATAGTTCACAGTACACCGCCGTCCTCATAGCCGACGGTGTACTTTCCTGCGGTACCGTGCAGTCCGCAGTTAATCTGCAATCCGTCCAAGATGACCATGCGGTGTGGGGAGAGTTGCACGTCTTCGCGTAGGTTTTCCAAACGCATGCCTGACGTCAGTTTTATTAACGTTTGACGGTAGGCTCCGTCCAGTTGGCTCCAATATTTGAGATGCGAGTCTTTCAACTGTCGGAATAGAAGGAGAGCATGAACGTATTGGCCTGTCCAATCCACTTCGTGCATGAGCCGTTCCAACCGGTTCAGTTGGATGGTCACGTCTTCGGGATTGTTCGCTTGGAACAGTGGCCCGTACTCATCCAATGCCTCACGTAGTTCCTGCTGTCGCATATCCCGGATTGGGGTTCCTCCGAATTGCGGACTGTTGGCGAGCCATACTGCCAAATCCCATGTTTCAGCCGCGTTCGCGTCGATGTTCGGATACGCGCAGTCACGGAGCGTTGTCCAGCTGGCGCTTACCTTGACGAGTCCTCGGATTCCGGACACGAAGTTCAGGATGGACAGGAACAGGAAGATGATTTTCCATCCTCCCGTCAGGGAGTTCGAATATGCGAGAAGCCATACCACCACCAGTAGTCCGAGCGCGTACACCACGACCTGTGGGAGGACTCCCCTACGGAAGATGGTCTGCAAGACTGCTTCCCGGTCTCCGTTGGAGTATAGGCAGTTTTTGTTCACGGTGTTGTTCTGATATTCCAAGTATTCAGGCTTTCGACGCTTTGACGTATTTCTTTTTCTTGAATCGTTCATCGACCCGGATGACCCAGCCGGTGTCGCTGGTTCCGGCAATCTGGTAGCGGACTCTTCGTTGGATTTTCAGTGGCCGCAGATATTTGTTGAGTCGGAGTTGTCCGACGGTGGGCGGGTCTCCTAGGATGTGGGGGATTCTTTGTGTTCCGTCGTTTGTGTTGAAGTAAAGCAGGATTGGCGTCTCGTCCTTGCAGGAGTCAAGGAACCCTCCTACGGTGTCAAGGTCTTTGCGTGGACGGGAACGTTCTTGGGTTTGACTGTCCGTGATGTCCGTTTCGGTGTTCAAAAAGGAACCTTCCTTGTTTGTGACTGGTTCCACTATAACGTAGTTTTTCGCAAACAAGGAAGGTTGCAGGAAAAATTCTTTCTCAGGCGAGCTTCGAATCGTAATCGTCGATGGGCTGGGTGAGCGTTTTGCCTTCCCTGACCATTTTTTCTATGTCCTCGTAGTCGTCACAAGCCGCCCACAGTCCGAGGTCAGGGTTGAGATGATACATGGTTCCAGATTTCACACCTTCGTCAACATAGAGTCCGTGACTGCAAGTGTTGTTGACGTTGGTGGGCTGTGGGTCTTGCTCGTAGTCATCGATGTTCCACGGGTCGCCTTCGGGCAACAGCACGTAGTCTCCGATGCCGTCGTGAATATCCCGTAGGCGCTGTTCCTGTTCGTCTTGGAGGTCTTGTTCCCTGTCGAGCATGAGGTTGATTTGATGTTCGATGCTGTTGAAGTAGTTGCTCATGTTTTTCTCCTTGGCTGGCTTTTTCTGTTATTGTGTGAACGCTTCTAGTATAACATCATTCTCTTCTCAAATCGCCACAATGTCGATTAGAAAAGAAAATGGTTCCGCCACCCAAAAAAAGAATCCACACACGGGTGGCGGAACCCGAAACACACTCCCCGTGAGGAGCGTTCCACAGAGACCGGGAAAGAAACCAGATGGTGGAAGATATACCACGAAAACCCGGTCTCAACTGTTACAGTAAACGACCTCGAACATTCATCTGGTGAAAAACCGGAAAAACAGGAAAAATTTTCCCAACAAGGGGTTTAACGGGTGTTTTCTCTTCTAGATGAACCCTTATCTCTCGCGCAAAAAGACGACCCGCCGCCCTCATATGGAATCTCTATAACCATAGATTACAGGCGACGGGTCTCATGGAGAAACCGGCTATCAGTTCCCGTCGGCCACGCATTGCGTGAGGAACGACTTCGTTTCGGCTTTTTCCCAACTGCTCATGGACAGTTTGTACTTGTCTTTGATGTACACGCGTTTAGCCATATACGAGCATTGGTACGTCTTGTTGGACGGGAGCCAAATGCTGGGCGTTGCGTCCTTCCACTTGGTCGAGGAACCGTTCAACGCCTCGTCCTTAACAAGGTTCACGCCCTGCTGTTTGATGTTGTTCGCTTCTCCTTCGGACGCGACGAGCACTTCCGGGTCGTTCGCATAGGTGATGCGGTCGCCCTTGCGCGAGTCCTTCCACAGTCCGCTGGCCCAAGCGTCGTTGACAGCCACCACATGGTCGATTTGGACGGCCATGCTGTCTCCGCCTGTTTTCTTCTGTTTGCCGTTGACGGTCTCGTAGGTGTCGCGCTGGAATTTGATGGCATTGCCTGTATATGGGTCTTGGAGGGTGCCGGTGAGCACCTTGCAGTTCTTGTCCATGGTCACGTCGGTCATGTCGCGTTTGAGGATGTAGTCGCGGGTGGTGCCGTATCCGCAGAGCTGGTTGCTGTTCTGCCATGTGCCGAAGTCGGTTTTGCGATTGTATCCTTTGGTGTGCGGGGTTGCGGTTTCGATGTCAGCGAGTTTGTCAAGCGCCTGTTTCGTGCTGATAGGGCTTAAAGCACCTTCAGGAACGCTTGTGGAGGCTTTTTGTGCTTGACTTGAGGAATTGTCCCCATTTTGTGTCTGCGTCGTTTCTGAGGGCGTTTCTGCGGCTTCTGGAGTATTGGTTTGCGAATTGGAGCCGGACGACTTCAAGGAAGGCTCCTTCAACCCTAATTTCACATCCGGCTTCACCTTGGAATCCTCACCCGGCATCAACTGGGATAGACTGTTGATTTCCGGCAATCCGAAAATCTTCGACATGGGAGTCCACAATCCAAGATTCACGATGAGCACCATGGCCGTCAACACGACCAGAATGCCGCCAAGCAGGGAACCGGCGGACATTCCGCCTTTCTTCTTAGCCATAGGAAACCTCCAAAAAATCTCATCACAGGTTCAAGATGATGCTGATGACGAGACACACGATGAACGCGATGGCGATAATCGCACCGGTCAACGGGCCATTGCTGTTGATGAACTCAGCGAACTTGTCACCCTCACTGGGCTTGTTATGTCCTGTCAATTTAGTTTTCCTTTCGGATTAGTCGTTCGGCCCCTCATTGGGGTCGCCGGTTACGGAACCGTCATCGGAATTCTGGGATGAACTACTGCCGTTGTTGTCGGACGAATCCGAATCGGAGGAGTCGGAATCGTCATTGTCGGAACCGTCATCACCGGAACCGCTATCGGAATCCGATGAACTGGAATCGGAAGAATCATCATCGTCATCACTGCTGGAAGAGCCAATCAGCGAACGGTCGATGGCATTGCTGAACGCCTTCAACGTGGTCAGACTGCCTTCGGCACCCCAGTCAACGATTTTCGCGCTACCACGGGTCGGATTATGGATGAGGACGGTGACGCTCGTCTCCACGTCGCTCGTTGAACCAGTGTCCGCGTTCGGGTCGTTGGCCGTGCTTGCATCAACCTTCTTCTCGTAGGGTTTGAACGAGATGCTGACGCTCGCCGCCGCCCATTCGGGATTGTCGGACTTGTTCTGCTTGTCAACGGTCTTGCCGTCCTTGGTGCATTGCACAAGCCAGTCGAGGGACGAGTTCAGATAAGAACCCAAGCTTGCGGGTTGATACATGTGGTCGCTGTTCGGGTCTCCGACAAGAACCGTCAAAGCGTTGGAGTCTTTGCCGATGTATGCTTTAGACCAAGCGCTGACCACGTTTGTCAGGCTCGTGTTCTGGTCAAGCTGAATGTAATCGTCGGGACGGTACGTGTCCGTATTGCTGTTCGAAGTGACGGTCTTTGGAAGCACGGTCGGCGTTCCCACCGCAGTAGCCACACCATCGGTGACGGCGACAAGCTGGGTGATATCCCTCGTACTTCCATCCGACTTATCGGTGAGGGACATCTGATGACTCCAATACTGGGTGGTGGAACCGTTGGAATCGTCCGAAGTGGATGTGCTGACCTCGGTGGCACCATTCCACCATAGGTTCGCATACCCGTATTGGAAAGCGCCCTTGTCATCATCCAGCCAACTGTACACGGCTTGCAATGCGACCTGCTTGCCGGGCTTGTCGCCGCTGATTTCCTTGTACTTCTCCGTCAGGTAGGAACCCATTTCGTTCAACGTGTTGATTGCGCGGACGGAAATCATCGGGGCGACCAGACCGGTGCAGATGAACAGGATGATGAGAACCTTCCACTTCTGGGTGTTCTTCAACGCCTTCTTCCACGCGGTGAGTTCTATCTCGTCCTTGCGTTCTTTTTCGTCGGCGAACAGGTCGGTCTCATTGTTCGGGTTCTGCTTCGCCTTCTGCTGTCCCATCGGCTGTTTGCCGTTCTTGTCTTTCTTGCTTCCGAACACAGTCCCGCTCCGAATCCGTTTTTCGTCTGACTTGCATCCTCCAGTCTACCGTTCATCGGAGGTTGATTTCACCGTCTTCGAGGTTTTCAGAAAAGTGTCCGCCGCCGGTGTCGGCTTCTCTGTTTTTCTTTTTCCGGAACTTTTCTTTTTCTCTCTTCCTTCGAAAGCATTCGGACATGCCTAAACGTTCACGTTGACCTGATTTTTCTAAAAGCATTGAGGATACCCCTAAGCGGGTTTAGACCTGCCCAAACATGGAATCCGAAAAATGGTTTTATTCTGATTTTTGATTTTTTTGCTTCTTTTTGAAAAAACCTGTTTTTTGAAAAAGAAGGGAATATAAGGGTTATTAATACCTTTTGTAACCTTTTGTAACCTTTTGCGGCGCTGAAACCCCTTGTGGCAGTAGGACTGAGGGCACTTTTTGGTGGGAAAAGTCCACACTTTGGTGGGAAAAGTCCACACTTTGGTGGGAAAAGTCCACACTAGAAAATATGCAAAAATACATGCCGTGAATAAAAAATCAAAATATTTGAAGCCTTTTTTAAATGGCATTTTCTCGAATTGGAACTTTCGACACAGAAAGTCGGAAGAAGTGGAACCATTTCTTCCATTCCTACTATCGCCCACGCTTCCGTCAAAAAGGATTAGCGGCATTCCTTATATCATCTGTCGATGAATCATTTTGTCCCGAATTGCATGAGACATCCGCTTTGATTACATGTCCGTCGCAGGAACCCGATTCTTCTTTCACAACAACAGCGTCCACAATCTTGCCGTTGGAATGAATGGACGAAATGCTCGGATAGACGGTTATGCCATATTCATCAAGACTTGCCTTCAATTCAGGCCATGATTCCTTGACTTTGTTCAAGGCTGTCGTGAATCGTCTTTTGAATTCTTTGACCGGATAGTCGCCGTCCTCGAACTGAACGGTTAGGTCTTTCCACGGGACTTTCATTCCGCACGAGCGTAACTTATTTGTTCGGAAAGCCAACCACATGTAAATATCCAAAGCGAGTGCAGAATTAGATATGTTCCTGATAATGGACATTTGAGCAGGAACGGCTTCCTCTATTAGCAGAGACCACATTTGAGAGGAGAACGTAATATAGGATTCCTTATCCTCGCCGCCAAAATCAATGCATACTTTCTGCGCTACCGGGAAACTCTCATACATGCCGCTATCATCCGAAACCCAATGTTCCAATGTTATATGGGTGCAAGCAAGATTCTTGATTGACTCAAGGAGAAGACGTTTGCTTTTCCCACCAGTGGAAGCACCCATCGCTTCACACATGGCACGATAGCTTCCTCCAAGGTTCACAGTCATGCTTTCGAAATCGACCCGAGAGTCTTTGTTTTTAATCAAAGTACGAATGTAAAGAAGAAACAATCGGGGCACAGAACCATACGACCACTTACCTTCAGTCGGAGTGATGATGATTGCGGAACGCCCGTTGGTCTTCTTGATGTAATTCACGTCAGGTTTGCGTGCGGGAAAGAAACTGAGCTGGGACATCACGGAGGGAGCATACCGATAACTGTCACTGTCGATAGGTCTGATAGAATTACCCATGTAACCACTTTCCTTAAGCCTCTGGTTGCCCTGCCCCGGCTGTTCCACCAGCGCGGGGCTTTTGCTTTTCTATCGGCAAGCCTACACCATAACCACCTCAGCATATATGTAAAGAACCTTTTTACTGCGGAAACAAAAAAAATCTTCCCGCGTTAGAAAAACCAATGGGGCGTACGCTCTAATATGAGCGCCGCCCCATCTGGAAGACTCTGGGAGTCTTTTTGTTCATCCGAATATCAGTATACCGGAGCCTAATCCTTCTGCTCGTACTTGTCGATGAGCGTCTGGTCGAAGTGCCCCTGCTGGAAGCAGTAATCCATCGCGGCATTCAACAATACAGCCTGCTTCGTCCCGTATTCGATGCTTCTCATCTTCCACGCACGCCAGTTTTCGACGGTGACGTTGCTGCCGATTCTTTTCTCTTTCGGCGGCTGATGCGTTTCGGATGGTGCCGATGTTTCAGGATGGGTTATGTCGGTGATGAGCCGTGCCCGACGGTCGGCTTCTTCCTCCGTGAGCGTTTGGGCATGCATGTCGGCGGACGTTTGGACTGACTGGTCTGACGGTTCCCGCGTTTCAGGAACGGCCTGTGTCGGTTCCTGCTCCGTGTTCGGTTCGCTAATGTTTTCCGGTGATTCCAATGGGCGCATGTCACGCTTGTCCTGCATTCCGGTTGCGAAAGCGTTGCGTTTGATGTTCTTGACCATGATTGCCTACTTACTCCCCTGCTCCTGTTTTTATTCTTCCACCAGATTGATTTCAGACAGATAGTCGATGAGTTCCTGCACGACGCTGGAATATTCCTTGTTGTCGATTTCGGTTGTGCCGTACATGTTCTTGACGGCTTCACGTTCCGTGATGACGGTTTCGAACCGTGCGATGCCTTCCTCATCCAGTTCGCTGATGCTGTTCCGGGCGAGTTTCGTTCTCGGCTTCACGCGTGTCAACAGGACGATGCCGTTGCGTGCCGCCGCGTATGTGCGTCCCGCGTGGGTCAAATCGGATACGGATGGCTGGCATGGGATTATCACCACGTCGCCCGCGTTTATCGCCGCCTGTACCACTCCCGCGTCGGACGGTGGGGTGTCGATGATGACCCAGCCTGAATATTTTTCGCGGATGAGTTCCGGATTGTTCAATACGGCTTCGTTGGTTTGCACGACGGGGAAGCCGAGCGTGTATGGTTTCGCGTCCGGATTGTCCTGTCTGCGTCTGCGGTTTTCCTGTTCGACGTACATTTCCCACATGGTCGCGCCGCCCGTGTTGTCGGAGTCCAAGACTGTGACTTGTTCCCCGCGTTTGTGCAATAGTTCGGCCAATGCCATTGATGTGGTTGTTTTTCCTGAACCGCCTTTGATGATTGCGACGGTGATGATGACCGTATGGTTTTTGACTCTCATGTTCTGGTTTCCTTTTTCTGCTTCCGGTGTGGACGGAATCATGGTGGGGGTATGTTTTTTTGTTTCGATGATAACAACGGCGAAAAGTCGGCACGCCGAACTGGAAAACCGTTCGGAGAAACATTCCAGTAAAACAATGGAACGGCGTACAGGTTTACAGGCGGAACAGAAAAACAGAAAGCCGCGTCCGCGATGAAACGGATACGGCTTTCTTTCGTTTTTACTCGGTAGCAGTGAACACCAGTTTGCGAAGGAACTCCATGAACAGTGAACCGATATCAGGCATCTGGGCCGCGATATCCTTCATCCATTCACGCACGGGCAAACCCATGACCTCCAAGACACCGGTGATAATCCACACGAACAACAGGAACGCGCAGATGGTCAACGCGGTCATCAACGCGCGGGTGCTTTTCTGCAAGATGGCGAACACGACACTACCGGCGCAAATAATAATCATCAACAAAGTGAGGATTGCGCCCGTCGGCGTGAACACCCAAGAGAAGAACACAGTGAGCACGTCACCCAACGTTCGTCCCGCAGTGTCAGCGGCTTGGTTTCCTACCTCTTCCATTTTTCTAATCTCCTTGACGTTGGAAGGTTTTTCGAAAGGGAAACCGGCGTCGAATGCTGTGGAAGATGATTAAAACATTCGACGCCGGATGGTCAAACCGACGTCACTTCATGAACGGCGGTTTGGGTGTCGGCTGTCCTCCGGTCGGCGGTTTCTTCATACGAAGATTGCCTACGGAGGGGAAACCTGTCAGGTTTGACGGGTTGGCGTCCACCGGCTGTTTGACGGTCGGGGAAGGTGTGGTTGGCGGTTGCATTCGAACCGACGGCTGTTGTCTTACCTGAGCTTGTGGCTGCGGTTGAGACTGCTGTCGCGGAGCTTGCGCCTGTACCGAACCCTGCTGTTGCGTCTGCCCGGAATCCACCGTGAATTTTCTACTCGGCTGAATTCCATTCGGGTTCATAGCCCGTTCGGCACCCGACGGCATCGTAGACCCCGGCAGTCCGGTCGTCGCGGTCCATTCCTCCTGAGCCATCCGCAAATGCTCCTCCGGAGACTGTTGCACCGGATTCTCGCGCATGTACGCCTGTTGCAGTGAATTGTTCACCGATTCAGGCATCGGAGTCGCATTGTCGGTTGCCTTCTGCCAAGTGGAGGCGGAGGACACGGCGGCGTCCATCGTTCCGGAGGGTAGGGTCTCACCAACAATCTCACCTGTCTCAGTGTTGTACACCGGCTGGTTGGCGTTCGTTTCGGGTTGAGCTGTCGCATTCTCATTAGGAGATTGATTGTTCTGGCGCATGTACGCTTGGACGGAATTATCGACTTCACCGGAGGAGACGGCCTCTTGGAACGCTTGTTCCGCTTCTTCTTGGGACATGTGCTGGTTATCCACGAAGTCGGCCATCATTCCCTCACGAACCTGATTGAACGCGGACTGTTCGGTCAACACCGGAGCCTGTCCTTGAGCGTCGGCTGGAACCGATTCAGTTGGAGTGTCCACCGGAATCGTTTCCGTCTGACCGTCAGTCGGAATCGTCTCGGTCTGACCGTCAGTCGGAATAGGCGACGCGCCACCGGCACCACCGGTTTGGGTCGGGGCATTCGGAGTCGGAGCCGTCGGGGAAGGCATAGGACTGTCACCATCGGCGGAACCACCGTTACCGGTGCCGGAGAACGGAGACGACAACGGAGCGTCACCATTAGCCATGCCCAACACGTCGCGACGCCACTGGTCGCGTTTCCTCATACTGCCGGGAGCAGCGTTCCTGATGTCGCGGATTTTGTCCATCGCGGCTCCCGCACCCACCGCTAGGCCATGATGGAGGTTACGGTCGGTAGCTAGCTTTCCTGCGGCAATCAATCCCAACGGTGCGGTAATCGGATTGGAGAACAAAGCTCCTGCGACAGCGGCTTTCGCGGCGACCTTCGCTCCGCGTGCGGCTACGTTACGCAAAGGAGCGCTCTTCGCGGCTCGTGCGGCGAAAGCGAGACCGGCACCGGCCATTGCGGCTCCGGCTCCGGCGACTCTTGCCGCGCCTTGAAGTTTGCGTCCGGCATTGTTCAGATGGTTCATCCTTTGTGCTTTGCGTTGCACATCGTTGAGGGACATGCCCGGGTGACGTTGAGCGATACTATGGGCGAACGCCTCCGTATTGTCCTCTCCATGGAACTTGGAAACGGCTTCGTTCAACCGTCCCTTGAACTTGCCCGTGGAATCCTCAAAATGGAGTTTCGTACCGGCAAGACTTCCTCTCACCGTGCTCTTGTCCATTCGTGCCCAGTTCTTGCTTCCGCGTCCACGCGTCTGAATCGCCTCGAACTCCTTGGCGTTACGATTCATCAGATTCCTATCGCCCTGACTCAACGAATCCTGTTGCGCGCGGCTCATCTTGCTCAGGACGGTCGCGCTTTGACGTGCTCCGTTATGGGCCATGCCAGCGCCGGTACCGTTCGTGGACAAACGTCCGACACCATTGCCGCCACGACGGAATCCGCCACGCATGGCGCGAATCATACGGTACTGTCCAATCATGTGCATTCCCTTGCGAAGACCGGACGCCATTGCGGTTCCACCCGCCATTCCCATGAGAGCGTTGACGCTGAACGGATTACCACACTTCAACACTTTCGAACAGAACATGCCGATTGCGGCGAGAGCCAACACCGGACTCAATCCCGCAATCAACTGGTAGGTGAACGAACCACTGCTGGCAGAGGTGAACTTCAACGTCAGGCCACAAATGAATGTTGCGAGAGCGCCGAGCGCACCGTACAACGCTCCTACCATACTCAACTGGCAGGTGTACGTCGCCCAGTTCTTCAACGCCGTCTTCGGCTTCTCGCCAATCGGGAACGCTTGGACAAGGAACGTGACCACGAGGAACAACGCCATCATTATCAGCATGAGCTTCGTCAGTATTAGAACAAGGCTCAACAATCCCCAGACCACGAGATTGACGATGCCTCCGATAAGTGTTCCGCAAGCACCCAACGTATCGACGTTGTTGTTGCCATACATGTAGTCGATGGTTTTCTTCGCACCGCCCGTGACCGTGGAATCATCCTGAGCGTCACGAAGATTCGCCTCACTCCAAGTTCCGGAAACGTTCGGCACGTCGAAACGCCATCCGACCGTGGCGGAGTCGCCCCAGTTGGTGTCGTTCTGCTGGTCTTTATATGTTCCGTCATCCTCCTTGTTGATATCGGTGGAACGGGAGAAGATTACGGAACCCTGTTTGAGAATCGTCTGGCAGACCGAAGTGGCCTGTTGGATGGTTTCGTCTTCGCTGCCGTTCTGTTTCGCGTCCATCACGCCTTTGCCACCGTTGGTCGGTTTCACATTGTCCAAGTCGTCAATTTTGACGCGTACTTTCGTACTGCCGTTCTTGATGTTCTTGGTTCCTGTGTCACCGAGATTGTTGATGAGTGTCGCCCATCCGGCTCGCGCGTAGATTTCCTGATTGCGTTTCGTGCCACAGGTTTCCCAGAACACGCCCGCACGGCTGAGATATGTCGCGTTCTCCCTTTCCAACGGCTTGTCGGTGAAGTAAGGATTACGCGGGTCTACCCAACCGTCCACGGAGAACAGCCATTTGGCTCGCTGGTCGCTGATGTGCAACGCCATGGCCTTGTTGGTCAAATCCTTCTGGATGGTCGTGTTCGTGTTGGCTTTCATCTCCAACACGTGGCAGTAACCTTGCCGGGCGTTTTCCGCGATACGGAACGAGGATGTTCCGGTGGTCTGCGGGTTTCCGTACTGCATGGTCACGAACGAGCGAAGGGAGGTCTCCTCCCAAATACGGTTGATGGCCTTGGTGACGTTGCTTGTATCCTGATTGCCGTTGGACTTCGCCTGTTCGTCATATGCCTGATGCATGAAGTACAGGTAATCCTGACAATTGGTTTTCGCACCGTTCGCCGCATGATGGTAGGACATCATGTTTTTATCACTGTCGGCCATACCGTCAAGGTCGAGGTTGACCGAAAGCTTGTTGATGGTGTTGTTGATTGTCTGCACGACCCACCATGGGCTTCCGGTCGCCGGTTCTGTGGCGTTCTTCCCGGTCTTGGCCGCTCCAGCTCCAAGCATCGTGATTGAAGCGAAGCAGAGAACCATGATGACGATTCGTTTGCTCGCCTCTTTGACGGTGCCGATTTGGAATCCAGCCGCGCCAACCCAAGCCACGATGCCGAGCACTGCGATGGTGGCGGGGATGCCGCCGTCCATCAGACTTGTCACCATGGTGGACACTGCGGAGTCGATGTTCGCACCAGCCTGTTTCATTGGCTCGAACGAAGCGGCGAACTGGCTGATGGACAATGCGGAAGACCAGCAGACCTGAGTCAACTGCATCAGAATGTTGGGAAGGACGATATGGGTCTGCGAGCTGATGGTCTGCTTGACGTTCGAGAACCAACCGGCGACATCGCTGCCACTGTACGGTTCCGTACGCGAAGTGATTTCCCCAACGTAGTTTCCCCAACGTCCGGAAGGAAGACAACTAGAGATGTCTGATGTAGCACTGTCAGTTCCACCGTTGGCGCATGTTATCGTCGTGGTCGAATCGTTGACCTGTGCGGCGAACACGCTGGACGGCAAGACGAACAATGTCATGACCACGCACAACATCAGAATGACGAGCAGGTTCCTTCTACCCGCCCGTTTCACTGGGTCTCGATATTTTGTATTCAACGGATTTCCATTTCTTGAAGGTCGATAATGTTTTCCGGCTGAGTGGAATTCGGGTAGAAGACCTGCCCTTCAATCTTGCGGCTCTTCATATCCTGCAAGGTTCTCTTCCACCGTGTCTGTTGGGTGCGGTCTCTAATGGTGCCGACTGCGAAGAACGGAGCCAGTATTCCGCCCAACAGTACGAAGAACGAGCTGAACATGTATCCGAGCAACGGAGCGAATATGAGGCAAAGAGCCAAGCCCGCCAATGCGCCGACGATAACGGAGAACACGGTTTTGGAACGGGCCTCAGTGTTCTTGGTTATCTGGAACGTGTTCTTCCGTTCGATTTCCTCCGGGCCGGACACTTCCGTGATGTCGTCCATCGTCAACCTCGGATGCAAGGGACCTTTGTATCCTTCGTCTTCCTCATCGCTCATGATTCAACTCTTTTCGTACGTAAGGTTCTTAAAAGAAAACCGGAGTGGGAACAGAACCGGAAAGGTCCTCTTCGCATATCCACTCCGGTTTTCCTTCTGCGGATGTCAGATTCCCAGATAGGTCTTTCCACTGCTGCCCAACGCGTCAACGAACCAGTCAATCAACTTAAGAATTGCCGGAATGGTGATGGTCGGGCCAGCGAGAATGAATCCGACTGCGAGGACGACGAGAACACGACCGATGGTCGGGCAGAACATCTGCACGACTTTGTTCTGACGTCCCAACGCCTTGCAAATGCCACCGACGGTCAGGCCGAGTGCGAGAAGCACTGCGGCGGCAAGACCGATGTTGGTCAACACGGTTCCCGCGCTACTGCTCAAAATGGTGTCGAACATCTTATGATAGGTGCTCTCAAGGCTGCTTCCAGCCAAGGTAATGGTTCCACCCATTTTTTGAGTTCCCTTTCGTTTTCCAAACGGAACTCTCCTGCATTTTTCATCCTATCAACCTACGCGGTTGTTTCCAGTCATAGCGAGGTTTTTAGGTTAAAAAAATCCGTCCGGAAGTTGAAAGTTCCGAACGGATTCTGAAAAGCGATATGATGAACGCTAAAAACTAGTCATCATCATCCATGTCACCATTGCGATAACCGTTATCGAAATCGTTCACATGAACAAGGAACGTCGGTTGCAACTGTTCTTGGGTTCGAGTGCGAACAGCCGCCGCATAACGTGGAAGATTCATCACCGCGCCCGAACGCCAACCATCCTCACCATCATTGTTCGTCAAACGTTTCGCCGTCATATCGGCAATACGCGGAATCGTCGTATTGTATGTGATGAACGTCGAATAGCCGATGAACGAATCCAACATCGCGTCGGACAACTGGGTCGGATACTGGGTGGCGAACACGAGAAGAAGACCGAACGAACGACCCTGCTCACGCAACGCGGGCATGATACCGTCATTGCCGTTAGCCAACAGGCTCAACTCGTCGCATACGAGCATCGTCCACTTGCCAGCCTTGTCCCAATCCTTGCAATGCGCGAACACCGTATTCCAGAAACGGTACATGAGCCAGCCGCCGAGAATCTTATCCATACGTTCCGGCAACGAATAACCATTATGCGGTGCGAGCACAATGTGATAATCGCCAGCATGGTCGAGAATGTTCGTCCAAGTCACCTTGCCGCGACGTGCCGTGAACATGTGTTCGATGGGAAGGAACTGGTTCACCTTGTTCAACGAGGCGTTCGTCTTGGCGAGAATGTCACGGTCGGAACGAACCGTATGACCAGCCGCGTCCGGACGGCCATATAATTGCTCGGCGGCACGGGCGGCATACGTCATCTCCTCGAACATGTAGCCACTCTTCAATTCCATGCTCAACGCGCGGCACACATGACCCAACGCTTTCGCGGAACCGGCCTGACCGTCGGAACCGCATAATGCGACGACGGCCCATCCGATTGGACTCAACTGCATTCGCAACTGTTCCGCACCCGGATACGATTGTTCGAGCTGATGGCAACGTTTCACAATCTCGCTTTCCCAATCCTTGTTCGCGGATTCGGGATTATGCTTACGCTCCTCCTGCACGTAACGGTCAACCGCCACGCCGATGGTCAACGCTTGGGTGATGATGTTCTGCGAGTCGTTCAGAATATCACCGTCATCGAACGAGTAACGCATGGTCTTCGCCACGCTCGCCGCAGTCTCCATCGCATTGTTCCCGTCCTTCATGCCAAGCATGTCCAAGCACACACTGTTCGGGTCTGCCAAATAGACGACGCGTTGCGGACTGGTGAAACCGTGACGTTTGCGATAACGTTCCAACACGTTAACACCGGTATCATCCTTCATCCAAAAATGGATGATACGGGAGTCGCGTCCCCAGATTTTCGGACTGGTGGTCTCGCGTGCGCTGATGGCCCACTGGCTGATGCCATGGGTGAGCACGGTCTTACCGGAACCGGCCTCGCCGTTGATGGCGATACCGCCGAACAATTGCGACGGGTCGAGATAACAGTTACGTCCCGTATCATCCTTCCCAAGGAAGATGCCATCATGCGACAATACTTCCGGAACCGGATGCAACTCCTGTTTCATCGCCACTCCCTGAGTGACCGGAGTGAACACGGAACTTACGATAATCGGGGAAAGAATCAACGTGGTACGTTGCGCACCATAAGCCGACACGCGCTCCTTATGAGTGCGCACGCCAAGACGGGTCTGATTATCGGACTCGTTCGCGCCACGGTCGTTCGCAATCGCATAATATCTGCGTGGCGTTTGGAAAATGTCATCCCACAACGTCCAATTCTTCCAACGGATGAACGCGAAGACAAGAAGCGGAACGAAAAGAATCGGAATGAATGTCGGAAGCGGAAGCAATCCCAACAGTAGGTAAAGCATGAGCGCCACCGCTCCACCGGCAATCTGAGGTCGCGGAATGTAAACGAACGGAATGCACGACAACAGCATGAGGAACAGGAACACGACCAACGTCACCGCAAGCAACGGAAGCGCGATTCCGAAACCCCAAGCGGAATGGAACAATGGGAAAACCCCATCCATCACGTATCCTCTTGCAAGACTGCACACACTCCAAATCACGGACAACACTTCCAACAGCATGCTGACGAACAGCAAACCGAATTTCGGACGGCTCGCATGACTGGACATGTTGGATATGAGCGGGCAGATGATTTGACCAATCTTCTGCGCAAGCTGTCGGTTACGGGAAGCCTGACGGCAACCGAAACTCACACGGGCGCACATCGTGTTGGTTGAAGCGAGTTCGCTTGAATCCTCGACCGCATTGTATTCGTCGCTAATCCAATTGCGAATACGAATCTGCTCGAAGTATCCCTGATTGCGAAGGGTGATGCTCACGTAACTGTCCGGCGGCATGACCTTCTCGATGCTTGTACGAACGCCGGAATAGTTCGTTCGCATTTTCTCCATGTTGCTTTTCGAGTTCAACCGGGCACGGAACGGGATGAGAGGATGTGCCGCACTGTTCACACCGTCCGGCAACACCGGCCCGTCGTCGTCTTCGACCAATTTCGCGTCGAATCCAGCCAACTGTCCGGCGTTGATGATTCCCTCGCCGTCGCCGTAAATGTATTCCTTGACCGGCTCCTCGCCCTTCTTGATGAGGAGAAGGGTGCAACCATCCAGTTCGGCTGGAATGCTTTCCATTTTCGAACGTTGCTCGTCCGCGTCAAGCTGTTGCAATGTTCTGGTTATCTGATACCAGTTCGGATTACCCATGTTTTACCTTCCTTTCCTTTTTTGTTTAATCATTCGTGCTCTGCTGATACAACTGCGCGTATGGGAAACCTTCCGGCTTCTGGAAAGTGGAAAGCTTCTCACGTAACGACAATTGGAGAAGCCATGTAGTCATACGGACGGTTTTCTCCTTCGACTCCAAAGCCCAACCCAATGTCACGTAACCGTCGTTCACGCTCGAATCATCGTTGATGGTTTCACGCATGACGCGGATTGTTTTGTTCGCAATCCGCCGGGAAGTGTTGAACATTATCGAATCCAATTGCCAGAGTCGTATCTTCCGTAATGCGGGAACACGTTGCATGTTCGCCATCAGAAACGGAATGACCAAATGTCTACGTCCCGTCTCACATAATGTCTGAACCTGTTGCAAAGCCCGCGCACGTTCCAATCTTGCTACATCCAACGCGTCCTGCGTCTGTTGGAATGATTCCTCAGTGGAGACCATCGCAATCCTTTCCAATGAAACCGTAGAAACCGCCACGGTACGCTTCCGGCATTGTCCAACCGGAAACATCCCAACCCCAATCCTTCTTTATGATGTCTCGCGTCACGTCCCAACCCCATTCGCTGACTTTGCGAACGTCACGAACCTGCGGAGTATATTGCGCCCACTCGTCGGAGAAAATGTTGCGTCGTGTTCCACTCATATCCGTATAGTCACCGAACCTGTCGGTCGGCATCCCATGCTCGAACCATTCGTCCCAGACCGCGATTCCCATTCGTTGCGACACGGTAGGATTGCCCACGACCATTTCCGTCATGCCTTGCGTGCGTTGTACCACCGCGTTGAACGATTCGTAACCTTCGTTTGCCTTCGGTATCTGCAACCATACGCAGATGAGTCCGCGACGCTTCATCGGAGAATAGGCGAGCATCTTAGCCCAGTTCTGCATCTTCTTATCCAATTCGCTGTTGGACGTTTGGATTTCGATACCCGCCAACACATTGTTCCGGCACAACGTCACCACGTCGGTCGCGCAAGCCTTGCCGACCTTCGACTCGGCAACAGCCTGTGGGTCAACGCTACGGAATTTTCCCCAACCATCACCGGATGAGAATTTCACACGTGAATCGCGTGCCAACATCAATCCCGCGTGCGCCGCATAAGTGTTATGCCGAACATGGAAACGATTCCCCGCGTAATAGGAAACCGCCATCGTCTCACGCATCCACTTTTCCATCCCGTACAATTTCATCGCACGGTTGATAAGACGTGGACTGTTCGACGGTGAAAGCCAAACATGATTCACGGTCTGACCGTACAATCGTTCCGCCTGACTGAAACCGACGTTGATGATTCCCAAACGGTTCATCGCACCATACAGGTTCGGTTCGTCACGTTCGAAAGCGGGAGCGCCTTTGATGGAAAGTCCCGCACGTAGTTGGTCAACCGTGCATGTCTTCCAAGTGAACAATGCGCCGAGGATACTCGAAACGAGTTCGCTGTTCGCTTTCACCATTGTCTCCGCGAACAGTTTGTTCGCAACGAACCACGGGTGGGTCTGCGCGAACAATCCGGGATGCTCCATCTCGAACATGTCGTTGCCTTTATACCAGTCGGCAATGCTTCCGGTCTTCCAAAGATTCTCGTCGTTCGGGTCGAAAAGAAAACGGTCATCGAATGTCACTTACGCCCACGACCTTTCTTTCCTTCACTGTTCTTAGCGTTCGGATTGAATCTTTCCGGATTGAAACCACGGTCGGGCAAAGCCCAGTTAAGAATGTTCTCCCTAGCAAAAGCAAGACCGGGGTCATCCCATCTGACATCACCGTTGGCGATATGGTTGCTTGCCTCGACCGTCTGATATTCGGTTCCGAGAAACGTTCCGTATCTCGTATAGTCGAGTCGTCTGTAACCTTGCAGTCCGACCGGAACGGTGTCCTTGATTCCGATGAGTTCCTTCGGAAGATGATGCTCAGCCAAGGCCGTCAGCAGATTCAACGCGTCTATCTGCGTCTGCCTTCCAGCCTTGACGATAACCAGACAAGGGTCTCCCGATTGAATGTATGGAAGCAGTAAACCGTTGGCGATATTCTCCCTATCATCCAAATCGTCCGCGCTGATTCGGTCAAGGTCGAGCACGACGAAATCCCACAGTCGGCGTGCCGCTTGGATGTACTGACGGTATATCTGCCAGTCCACTCCGACGCCTGCTGGAGGTGCGAAACAGATGTCGTATGGAACCCCAAGGTCACGTCCTCGATTGGCTCCGACCTGCACCTGCATGCCCGGTCGCCAGTCGGCTATCGTATGCAATGGCTTGTCCTGTCTCGGGTCGAAAAAACTACGTTGACTGGACTGTCTGATGTTGCCGTCGATGAGCAGAACACGCAATCCGGCTTGCGACGCACGGTCTGCCAACTGTCGGCTGGACGTGGTCTTCCCCACTCCTCCGGTGTTGGATGTGATGGGTAGGAGAACCGCAGTCTCCTTCACTTTGTTTTGGAGGATATCGACTACGAGACGCTTGTCCGCAAGCTGGATTCCCCAATAAGTCCGTGCGAAATCAGCCACGCTCATGCGTAACATCTGTTCGCTCATGCCCATGGCTCCGACCGGTATCTGACCGGTGTTGCACCAGTAGACCATGTATCCGGCGTTGGCTATCGGAAGCCAGTTTCCAGCCCTGTCAGTGAAGATGATTCCCTTGAACCCGGAGGGCACCGGATGTCTTACCAGATAGTCGGCCTGTGCTTGAATATTGTCTGCGGCGGGCACCTGCCAACGCATGTTTCCAGCTCTCGTAAGGGCCTTTTTGATGGTTGTGAGAAGCCCTCCGGAGCCGATTATCAGGGAAATCGTTCGTTTTTCCAATAAGACCGCCTCCTGATGGGTCATGTTCCGTTGTTTTCATCGGAACGTTTACGGTTTTGTCCGAGTTCTGGCATTTATAGTTTTTTGATATTTAGTTTTTTGTTGGTTTTGCTGTTGCTTTTTTCATTGCATTGGCTGTTCCTGTATTGATGTTACCTTGTTTTGATTGTCGTTGACCTTGTTAGTGAGACTATTGACCTTTTTGTTGTTTTTGTTGTTGTAGTGGCTGTTGGTTGTTGTTTGTGCTGGTGCTGGTGCTGGTGCTTGACCTGTTGCCTTGTGGTGCTGTTGCTTGGCTTTTCTTGTTTCTTGGGGTGTTTGGTGCTGTTGTTCTTCTGTTTTGTATGCCATATGGGTTGATGTGCTGTTCCTTTGTGGATGGTTGCGTTGCTTCTGTTGTTTTCATACGTTGTATTCCCGATTTAGGGGTAGGTGTTTCTTCTTTTATTGTCCTGTTCTTCTGTTGCTTCTATTTGATTAAGATTGCTGCTCTTATATTCTCCTTTTCTTCCTTTTGGTTTTTCTTTTCTTTCTGATTTTCTTGGTTATTCTTTTTTGATGTGATGGTGTTTGGTTTCTTTTTCTGATTTTTTGGTGGGTAGTGCTTCCTTTCTTTTAGTCTTTTTGATTTTTGGTTTTTCTCTTTTTTTTTGAGTCTGCTATTCATGTTGACCTACCGGCGTGGACTGGATGGTTTTCATGTTTTTTTTCTGATAATGGTCGGGTGTTGTTCCTTTTTTCATATTTGTTGGGGACTCTTTTTGGTTCCGCTTTTCTGTTGGAACTACCGGCGCGGGCGGCGCGGGGAATTGTTTTTCCCGTTTTCCCCGTTTAGGGATGCTGTCGGGCGTTACACTCGTGAATTGAAAATACAGAACACCTCGTTCCGACTGTTAACAGCCTGTACGACCGGAGTGTTCGCTGGATATGACGAAAGAAGGTATGATGCCAGACTTCACCAATTGGGGATTCAACAACAACCAGCAGTCGGAGCAGGACAATGGTTACGGTTCCGACAATTATGCTGAACCGGAGCAGTCTTCTGTCGAGGAGTCGCAGACGGAATCCGATTCTCTTAATCAGGAGAGTTCGGAGCCTGTCTCTGACGTGTCCGCACCGGCTGATGGTGAGGATGTGAACGTGGACGCTGAGTCCACTGAAACCGAAGACAAGCCGAGGGGGAAGGGTAAGGGCCGTTCTAATCGCAAACCGCGTGAGAAGACCATGCCGCACATCGAGGAACAGTTCGGCAAGAAGCTGATTCCTCTTGTCAAATCGTTGGATGACGAGCGTGTGGTTTCTCTCGCCAAGGCGTTGACTGATACGAAGAAGAGCACTCCGGAAGCAGTGCTGGACGCATTGACTGAGCCGAAGAACCAACGTCGAATCTCTGAGTTCGCGTCCGCGTTGGAAGGGTTGGCTACAGCCGAGCCGGGCATGATTGCCGCAGAGGTGACGTTGGTGTTCGCGCAGGGCAAGGATATGACCAACCTGCTGTTCTCCGTGCTGAACGCGGTCGCGCCGGAGAAGAATTTCGGACGTCCGGTTGACGACCAGTCTCCTGCCGGAATGCGTAAGAACCTGAGCAAGATTGTCGATAATTGGGGTGACGGTGTTGACCTTTCCGTTATCGATGAGCTGAAAATCTGAGTTTCCAACCCGACATCATTGAGGGGAGTCGGCCTTACGGTCGGCTCCCCTCTTTTCATGCTTGGACTATTGTCTGCGACGTAATCTCAAAGCGTCTTCGGATGAGTACACTCCGAACGGGCTGATGGTCACACTGTATTTCGTTATACGATACGTCCACTCGTTCTGACTGTCGTTTAACTCCTTGAATCTATTTAGAAGATTCTGCTTGGAGAGGCTTTGCCTGCTTGCTGGAAGCAGTGATGGAAGGTCTGCCCGTTCGATGATGAGCCTATGGTCGTTCGGACAATACAATGCCGCCAATGCGAGCAGGTCTATCGCTATGGCGCTACCCGCGTTGGGGTACAGACACTTCAACGGCATCTGCCGGACGTTCCTTGTCATCATTTTTACGAACGGTTCCGTGAACGTGATTTTCCGATGCTCGATAGTGAGACTGTCGGCGGTGATTTCGGTGTGTTCGACCGGCGTGACTTTGACTCCGTCTGCTCCGGTGAACTGGATTGACGAGAGCATGAGAAGCTGGTTCCGGACGGTAGTGCGTCCGTCTCCTCCACTGTTCAACCCGCATTTGTTGGCGAGGAAGAAGAAGTCGTCACCGATGGTGAGCGTGCGGGTTTCCGCATCCCATTCGCGGCTTGGCGTGTTGATGAGAGTGGTGATGATTATGCTTAACAGTCTCGGTACTCTACCGGAGAAACTGTTCTTGGTTTTCGCACGATAGGGTGCGAACAGCGGATAGGATTCCGCGGTGAGATAGCCGATATCGTAGCCGAGTATCGTATGATAGTCGGCTTTCAGGGTCTCCAGCCCATAGGTTCCTTCGTTCATTGTGTCTCCTTATAAAAATGACGGGCGTGTGGTTCCGTCGATAACACAATGATACCCCCAGTATTGTGAGGTCGGATACCAAAAGGTGCCGGTTGACAGCATCGTCAACCGGCACCCTTATAGGTTATAAGTCTTTCCTATCCGGCTTTGAACCGTTCCCATCCGTATCGGGTTTTTTATCCCTACCCACAGGTCTACGAAGTCCAGAGCCGGATTGTCCGGCCACACGACGTTCCAATCGAAGCTGGTATCGAATCTTCTCCAAGGTCTTCGACGTGTCAGTGATGTTCCCTTTACGGGCTTCACGAATCCACAGTTGACAACCCCGGTCGAGCATGACGACGTCGGATAGTTTCGGTTGCCTTCCGGAACGTTTCAGTGACTTCGCCGGTGTCTGGTTTTGGTGTTGCTCATCGTCGTACATTCCGCCCACCTTTCCTTTTCACTGGGGTGGGCGAGCTGGTGTTGCGCCCACTTTCTCGCTTGTTTCATAGCGGCTTTCTTGCCGCCGTTGAGAGTGTGGGCAGTACCGTTCGCAATGGGAGTGAAGAATCCTTCATCTTCCACTTCAGCACTCCACAGATATGACATGAAACCGTTTCTGCGGACATTGATATCGAACTTGTATCCGTCACGGTTCACTGGTTGGAAACCTCCATCTTCAGAGAGTTGAAAGCATTGACGAACAGGTCGGCCGGAATGGTTTCCGAACCGGAAATCAAAGTCTTACGGGCAAGATTGTCCACTGTTTGGACGATAAGGGCTGGACTTATGTTCTCTACATTGATGTCGCATGGTCGAACGTCGGCTTGGATATTCAACTCCTTAAGCCGGTGCATGATAATAAGCCTTGTCGTAGTCTTGTCGGGAAGTGTCATGCGAACTCGAACGTCGAACCGACGCCATGCGGCACGGTCGATGAGACCGTCCATGTTGGTCGCGCAGATGAGAATGCAATCCTCCGGAAGCAGGTCTATTTTCTGTAACATGAGATTGGTTGCCCGACGCATTTCGGCAACGTCATGGGAGTTGTCGCGTCGTGCCAGAAGCATGTCGCATTCGTCTATGAACAGGAGCTTGCGTTCCATGTGGAGCCGGTCGAACACCAAGGCGATATTGGTTAACGTCTTACCGAGCTGACTGCTGATAACACGGTCTGCACGAAGGATGACCCCGTCCAGTCCAAGCCTCTCCGACAGGATGGAAGCGAAGGTGGTCTTGCCTGTGCCGGGCGCTCCCGTGAGCATGATTCGATTACGGGGAGCGAGATTATGCGCGGTCAGGACATCCAGTTTCCCATATTCGGCAACCAGTCCGTCCAACAATCCCCGCATGGTCTTATCCTGCACAGGCTTATGAGTACCGTCCGGTGGGAGCAACGGTTCGGTCAACCCGTCAACCGGTGCCAGATTCGTGTTGACGGACAGTCCCTTCTCTCGTTCCGACTCTGCCAGCCGACGCAGATTCGTAGTGTAGGCGGTCGGCTTGGCTTTCTCCACCGAGTCGGCCAGCAAGTCGATTTGCTGGGACAGTTTCAAATGGTCTCCGTTGCATGCGGCTCTGACCAGTCGAAGCATTTCCGTGCTGTTTAACAACTGACCTTCCTGCTTTCTGAAAATGATTTTTGTCAATAAACGTTATGGTCAATGTTTGAGAAGTAGAAGGAATTAGTAATATGGCAGTCTTCCAATCTATTTGAGAGAGGAACCGTAGACGATGATGGAACCCACCGAAACCGACAACACCAGCAGTGACACGACGGTCATCAGCCGATAGTTGAACAGGTCTGAACGGGATTTCTCGTCAGGCATCCGACTCATTCTCCCTATCGACAGTCGAGCGTAATGCACCAGCGCGGCCAAGCTCAACGCCGACAATATTATGAGAGAAACCATGCAACATATCTGCTCTTTGGAATACATCAGACGCCTTTACGAAGCCACAAATCTGGATGGTCGAGATACGGGTACAGTTCGGGAATCTTTCGCACAGCTTCCCGAATCCAACTGTTCTCGCAGATACGTTCTAAATAATCTAATGGCTTGCGTTGCAGGGACTTCGACTTGGTGTTCCGTGCCTTGTGGATTGCTTCCACAGCCTTCTTGTTCGCCTGTTGGAATGTGATTTTCCCTTTGGCCTTATCGTCCGAAATGGTTTGCAACCTTGCTATCAGACGGTTGATGGTAGCCATATCCTTGGCGTATGGGCGTGCCGGAATGGCTGTTCTGCTTATGTCTTCCTTGCCGAATCCGTTGCCGCTCAAACCGTTGCCTTCCTTTCCTTTTTACGGCTATGGTCTCGATGTTTGCCCCACCGTTCCGGGCAGTCCAAGTCCGGGTAAACCAAGCCCATCTCGTTTGCCGCTTCACGAATCCAACCGTTGGTGCAAAGCTTGCAGAGTCGTACCATGGGGCCGCTCGTGGCGCGTGGCATTCCTCCGTTGGCGGTCGCCACCGCGTCCACGGCGAGATGGTTCGCCTCCTCATATGAGATTGTTCCGTCGCTTTTACCGTCGGCTATCTCCCACAATCTTTTACGCAGGTTGAAGAGCTTCTTGGCCTTCTCGAACGTTGGATGGTATGTCTGTATGGTTTCCGGCATTGTCCTGTCCGAATACTCCTTTCAGTGTTGTCCACTGTGCTCGGATTGCGTTTTTCAGGTCAGAGTCCGGCCTGTTGGAAACGGCCAATCCAATATTTGTAGTCGGCGTCCGCATACGCTTTGTTGCATGTGGTGAGAATTTCCTGATATCGGACTTGAAGGTCGGGTTGGTATCGTTCAGTGGACTTCGGGAGCACTGTGGTCATGGCCCCATGGTTGAACAGCAACACCTCACGGTCAGCGGCCTCGTGTTCGAGTTTGCGGTCGATTCCCTCAAACCATTGGTGTACCTCGTCGTCGTTTGGCAGTCGGCCTTCGCCAATCATTCTGCTCATGGTGTCCTTGAGGCTGAGTAACGCGTCCTGCATGCGTTCGTTTTTGAACAGGAGTCGTTCCACTTCGGTTCTCGGCTCTCGTTCGGTGTTGTTTTTATCGTCCATTGGTTTCCTTCGTTCTTGCGAACATGCCTATGCCCCAGTCCGTTCGGGCTGGGGCATTCCTTTTTGTTTTTTAGGCGTCGAGTTTCTTGATGAAGTGAGCGAACAGTGCGGTGGAGCTGAGTAGAAATGTGATGCTGGTGATTGCCATTACCACGTGGCCGTAATCCTGTCTCCACATGAGGAGTGCGCTGACGATTGTGATGAGTGTCAATGTCAGGTTGATGTTGTTTTCCGTCTGTTTGCTCATGGTTTCTTCTTTTTTTTCTGGCGTGGTTGGGAGTGTGTGGCTCCCTTTTTTTGTGGACGATTCCAATATAACAAAGGGTATGGTCGAACGCAAATCATCCGACCGCGAATCCCCGAACGGTTGCACACCCCCACCTAATGTGTTAAGCTGACCTCGCCCACACAAAACATTCCACAAGAACGGGAAAGACCACAGAAACAATGAGCGCAACCAAATACGACAACGGCAACACATCCACACTCCAAGTCATCGACAACGAGGGAACAAACAAGCTCACCATCCTCCAATCCCCCAGCTTCGGCAAGGAACTCATGTTCACCATCACCGACAGCGACACCGCGACCAGCGTCGTCGTCAACGACATAGAAACCCTCCGCAAAATCAGAGACTTCCTCAACGAAAGCATCCACTGGATGGAAGCGTGAACCATGGTCGAAGACACCGTTTGCACCATCGGCGTATATGGTGGCCGACAACCGTCCATACTCGTCAATAACCATCTCGTCTACGGTCGGATGCCCGACTCCGAAACCCAGCCGGACATCATCGCGGACGTTCCGAAGAACAGGCTCGTTGCCAACCTCAACCCAGCCTCCGACGGCATGACGGACAGTCCCAGACTTCCGTTGGAACTGTTCGCCGCATGGCTCGCCAACGGTGACGTGGGCCTCAGCTCGCTCGCCATCGTCCAACGGCTCACCGGAATCACAATGACCGTGAACGTCACGCGCGAACATGGTTGCGAGGATACTCCGAAAGACCCCGGAGACCTACGTCGGATACTCGGAATGTTCGACATGGTGCCATCCGCACGCGCCTATCTGAGTCTCATGCGCGACGTGTCGGAAGACTGGAAGAACATCATCGACCATTGGGATGAACTTGAAAAACAGTATCGGCAAGAGGAACACAATCCATCCGGTTGCGCTCCAAAAAACCTACCGGATGCTGAAACGATTGAAGGAAGGAAACCGTGCCTAATAAAGACATCAAAACCGAACCACGGTTCATGACCATGATTCAAAAAGACCTCCAGCCAGTATGCAAGGCGTTGAATCTCGACGTTGACCCGTTCGCCAACGCGCGAACCGTGTTCATCGACCGTGACAGCGTAGGACGGATTCTCTCCTACATGAGCGACCATGAAATCAACCCCGAATGGTACAGCCTACTGCCTGATAATCTGTTCGTCGGAACCGGACTGCCAGTCCTCACCGGCGTCGAAGGAGAATACTTCGCCCGTATGACCGGACGGAACCTCACCAAGAAAGTCGCGGCGAAAACATTCATCGCGGATATGGAAGCCTACTGGCTGAGCAAAGACAATCTGAAACGGACTGACGGTACGAAAAGCAGCGGAACCACGCTCGGTTTCGGACGTTGCCCCGGACTACGCGAAGTCAGCCGATACAACGAACGCATCTTCAAAAACAACGAATACGAGTACACGAACCCCGTGGACGAGTATGGCATCGACACGGTTTCACGCTACCGTCAGGTCGGTGAAATCTACAATGAGGTCGGCCAATGCTTCAAGGGAATGGCACAGGCGCGTACTCCCCTCGCACCATTCGTCTTCCTTACCCATAAGGAATACGAGGGCGGACTGGACACGGTTGTGAACCACTGCCCATACATCACCCATTCGGACGCCACCCGCATCATCGACGGAATGAAACAGTTCCCTCCGAAACGAAGCGTGGACAGGTTCATGCTCGCGTTCACCATGACCGCGTTCGCGTTCGCCATGAATCAGGTCGAGGAATCCGAACAGTACGAGACGGTCGAAGTGAAACCACCGAAAACCGAAATCAGACGGCATTCCGGCGCTCCGAAAACCACGTTGCTCATCCATTTGAAACTGGAAGAGCCAGCACCCAAGGCCACGCCATCCTACGCCGGTGAAACCGACGAATACGATTGGGACAGCATCACCGGACGGGTCGAAACCATCACCCCGGACGTTGCCAAGGAAATGCTCGGCGTGAACACCAACAACCGCAACGTGAGCCGCACACAGGTCGAACTGTTCGCCCGAACCATGGCGCAGAAGGCTTGGAAAATGAACGGCGAAGCCATCAAATTCAGCAACACGGGACGCTTGTTGGACGGACAGCACAGGCTCCTCGCATGCGTCGAATCCGGTGTTCCGTTCCGCACTCTGGTCATTCGCGGACTGCCCGAAGACACGCAGGAGACCATGGATGCAGGCAAGAGCCGCACCATGGCTAACGTGCTCGAACTGAAAGGCCGTAACAACGCCAAACAGCTTTCCACCGTGGCCCGTTCCATCTATCTGAGCGAACAGTTGGGTGTGGAAGCCGCATGCGTCAACAACATGTCACCGACCCGAAATGAACTGCTGACGTTCATCGAAAGCACTCCGCAATTGGAGGATACGCTACGACAGGCCAGCACGTTCTACACGAAAAGCAATCATCTCATGTCCACCAGCATGGCCGCGCTCCTCTACTGGACGTTCAACGAAATCGACGGTGAGGCGTGCGAACGGTTCTTCGACATGCTCGCCTCCGGCGCTAACCTTGACGAGGGAAGCCCCATTCTCGTACTCCGCAACACGCTGTTCGACATCAACAAGCGTGGAGCGCACAGCGACCGTCCAACCCGCCGACGCATCGTCGGAATCACCATCAAAGCGTGGAACAAATGGCGTGAGGGAGCGACTGTGAAACTCCTCAAATTCTCTCCGAACGAACAGTTCCCGGACGCAATCTGACCTTGGAAAGGACGAACAAAAGCATGGTCGAAAAACCGAAAAAACCGAACACATCCCCGGCGAAGCTTCTGACCGCAGACGAGGCTTTGGCCTTGGGAAGACGACCGGAAGTCGTCAACGTCTTGAAAAACAAGCACGGATGGTGGGTAATCTTCACCACCCAATTCCAAGACGAAGTGACCCTCCGATATCTGCAAGGGGAACGTCCCTCGGAGATATTCCGCAGTCACAATCTCGGACCGGAAGTCCTCGGATACAAGCGCATAGAACGTTGCGTATACCGGTGGGTCAACCATCCCAGCAAATCCCGTGTCAAACGTTGGCAAACGGAACACCGCCTGTATGAGACGTTGAACAAGAATCAGACCAACACCGGCAAGAAGGAGAACAACGACAAGTGAGCGTCCCCACACCAATCCACAAGGACATGGCCGAACAAGTGTTGTTGGGGGCCATGCTTCAAGACGCGGAAACGTTGGACAAGGTCATCAGCCAACTTTCCGAAGAGGACTTCTACCAGCCGACCAACCAGACCATCTTCCATAATATAAAGGAACTGGCCGCAGACAATAACCGTGTGGACGCGCAAATGCTGTCCTCGCACATGATGGACAACGGACAGTTGGAACAGGTCGGCGGCATCGACTACATCGCCCAGCTTGTCGGCTCCGCGCCCACGTCGAACAACAGTGACTATTTCATCAAGCAGATTCGTGACGCGGCCATCCTCCGCCACATCAACGTGGTCGGACAGCAGTTGCAACAGATGAGCAACGTGTCCGACGCGTCAGCCGAAGATGTGCTCAGCAAATCGTTGGAGGCCGCGTTCTCGTTGGAGGATTCAAGCCGTTCCGAAGACGACGAGTTGAAGACCGCATACCGCCTGTCCGACGAAATGCTCCAACAGTTGGATGAAATGTCACAGAATCCGAACGAGTTCGGAACACCCACCGGCTTCCGTGACATCGACGCGTTGACGCACGGATTGCAAGCCGGACAAATGGTCATAGTCGCGGGCCGTCCGGGCATGGGCAAGAGTACTCTCGGCATGGATTTCGCGCGTAACGCCGCACTGCACAAGGGTCTGCCGACTGTGATTTTCAGTCTGGAAATGGGCGGTCACGAACTCATGCAACGCATGTTCGCAGCCGAAACAGGCATCCGTCTCGCATCGTTCCAACATCCCGAGAATCTGAACTCGAATGATTGGAACAAACTCAACGCGCTCTGCCATCAGGTCGAGAAGGCACCATTGTGGGTTGATGATTCCGCCATCATCAACATGAGCACCATCCGTGCGAAATGCCGTGCTCTCAGCCGCAAGGTCAACGGGTTGAAGCTTATCGTCATCGACTACCTGCAACTCATGTCCTCCGGTAAAACCGTCGAGAACCGTCAGCAGGAAGTGTCGAACTTCTCCCGCCAATGCAAAATGCTCGCCAAGGAACTGCAATGCCCCGTGGTCGTGCTCTCCCAGTTGAACCGTAATGCGGAACAGCGTGCCGACAAGAAGCCGGAACTGTCCGACCTGAGAGAGTCCGGTTCCATCGAACAGGACGCCGACATGGTGTTTCTCGTGCATCGTCCCGAATATTACGACCGTGAGGAACGTCCGGGCGAAGCCGACGTGATTCTCGCCAAGCACCGTAACGGGCCTACCGAAACGTTCAATCTCGCGTTCATGGGCGAATGCTCCAAATTCGCGGACATGGCCGCAGGTTTCGAAAACGAGTTCTGAAACAAGTTCTGTCATAGTGGGTATGCCCACAAAAAAAGAAAGGAAAAGTCAATGCCAACAACATTGATAATCGTCGCGGCAGTGGCGATACTCATCATCCTGCTCGCAACCGCAAGCTACAAGGTCTGCCCCGCCGACCGGGTAATGGTCATCACCGGGCCGGGTGGATGACGCTTCGTCTCCGGCGGAAGCGCGTTCATCATACCCTTCATCATGCGCGTGGACTGGCTCTCCCTCGGAGCGGTGCAGTCGCTCCTGAGAACCGACACGCCGATTCCGACGAAGGACGCAATCCTCATCGACGTGAACGCCGTCGCGAACTTCCAGATAGCGTCCGAGACCATGACCGTGGACGAGAACGGTAAACAGGTGAAGGCGTTGGAGAACGCCGCCAAGAACTATCTGAACCAGTCCAAGGAGCGAATGGAGAAGGACGTGACGCAGGTGCTCTTGGGCAAGCTGCGCGAGGTCATCGGCAAGACCGAGTTGAAGGAGCTCATGGAGAACAGGGACACGTTCGCCGCGACCGTGGCCGAATCCGCCCGCGTGGATATGGAACGGCTTGGCCTTCAATTGACCACGTTCAACATTCAAGACTTCACCGACCGTCAGAACGTCATCGCCAACATGGGCGCTGAAATGGCCGCCGAAATCAGCCGGAATGCGAAGCTCGCGTCCATCAACGCGGAACAGGATGTGGCCGTCCGTCAGAACCAGCTCGACCTGAAACGAGCCGAACTCCAATCCATCTCCGACAAGGCGCAGGCCGAGGCCGACGCGGTGAAGGGCATCACCGCCGCCGAACAGTCCAAAACTCTCAAAGTCAAGGAGCAAGAGGCTGAAATCGCCGCCGCCGAAAAGAAGGCAGTCCTCGAACAGAAGAACGCCGAAATCGAAGAGCAAAAACTGAACGCGACCATCCGCAAGAAGGCCGACGCCGACCGTTACGCCGCCGAACAGCAGGCCGACGCGCAAATGTACACAACCCAAAAACACGCCGACGCGGAACTGTACCTACGCCAGCAGGAGGCTCAGGCCATCCAATCCACAGCCGACGCGGACGCACACGCGACCGAAGTCAAAGGCAAGGCTGAAGGCTCCGCCGCACAGGCCAAGGGCGTGGGCGAGGCGGAGGCAATCCGCGCCCAAGGCCGAGCCTACAATGCGATGAACAACACGTACATCCTCGCCCAACAGTACATTCAGATTCTCCCCGACATGGTTCGAGCCGCCGCCGAACCGCTCACCAAGGTTGACCACATCACCATGTACGGCGACGGAAACAGCACGAAGCTCGTGGGCGACACGGTGAACAGTGTGAGCCAGTTGAGTGAGGGATTGTCGCAATCCTTGGGCATCGATTTGAAAGCCTTGCTGAACAGTATGGTGGCCGGTCATGCCGCCGGTTCCGCATTGAGTGAGAAAGGTTCCGAACAGTCCGGAAACTAGCCTGTTCAGGGGCATGTTGGAGGGGTATGGGAAGCCATGCCCTCCTTATTTTAAGGGCTGAAAGCATTCTTTCAAGGTTTTTAATGAGGGTGCGTGCGGTATATTAGGAATGTAATCCGATATTGACCCCGTTCGATGAATGAACGTGCGCCGGGTCTAGTAAGGAAAGGAAAACAAAGGTGAAAACCAAAAACCTGTTGAAGGCAACGGTCGCCACGCTTGTGGCCGGTGCCATGGGTTTGGCTGGAGTCGGCTCCGCCATGGCGGCTGATACTCGTGTTGACGCATCCAAGTTTGATGCGGCTGCTCGTCAGACGTTGACCGTCGCTGCTAATGGTGATATTAGCAATCGCACGTTGAAGGCTGTGCCGCTCGCCTACTATTCGTATGCGCAGACTGATGGTACTAATATTACCGGCTTTGACCTGATTGACGCGGGCAAGGCTTCTGCTATTGCTGACGCATTGACTAAAGCCAGTATTGACACTAAGTCCAAGAAAGACCAGACTGCCGGATACGACTATAATGCGTCCAATCCGATGGTGTGGGTCGTGCAGAATCTCCTTGATTCCGAGAACAGTCCGTGGGCTGGCAAGCTTCGTGACTTCATCGACCAGTTGAAGAACGAGGCCGCTGTCATCGGCGACAAGGGCACCGCGTTCGCCAAGGGCGCCGACGCCAAGCATATGACCGCTTCTGTCCGTCCGGGCGTGTACGCGGTCGTGGACACCACCAAGACCGGTCAGGCGTCCATCGTCATGTTCAACGGCACCGGCATCGATGGCAAGACCACGTTGAAGAACGGCGCCAAGACCTACACGCTGGGCACCGTGGACTATAAGGTACACGGCACCACCGTCACGAAGAAGATTACCGCCGCCGAAAACGGCACCGTCGAAAACAGTGGCGCGACCGCCGAAACCGCTATCGGCAAGAAGGTCAGCTTCGAAATGACCAGCAAAGTGCCGAACTGGACTGGCTACGACAAGTACTATTACGCCATCAACGATACGTATTCCAAGGGCCTGACTTATGACGCGGCCAAGGACAACATGGTCGTGACCGTGGACGGTAAGACCCTCATCCGCGACACCGATTACAAGGTCACTACTGAGGATGGCAAGTTCCACATCATCTTCGCTCCGACCACCGGTGACTCCACCACCACATCCGACATTGTGGCGATGAAAGCCAAGTTCCCGGTCGATGCCGCCGTTGACGTCAAGTACGGCATGTACGTGAACAAGAACGCCGTCTCCGGAACCGCCGACGCCAACACCAACGAGGTCGAATACTCGCATAATCCGAACACCGTCACCGACCATGAGACCACCCCGGGCCAGACCGACAAGGTGTACGTCGGCAAGTTCACCCTCACCAAGCACGACACGAACAACGCTCCGCTCGCCGGAGCCGAGTTCAAGGTGTACGAGGGCGACCAGACCACCACCCCGGTCAGGTTCGTCAAGTCCTCCGACGGCCTGACCTACCGCAAGGCCGACCTGACCGAGAGCACCGGCACCACCGACACCGTCACCAGCGTCGCTACTAGCAATGGCGTGCTCACGCTGACCGGCCTCGACGGCAAGTACACGGTCAAGGAGACAAAGAGTCCGTTCAACGGCTCCATCCTGCCGCAGTTCACCCTGACCATCAAGGTGAACCAGTCGAACGGCTCCTACATGCTCAGCCAGTTCGATAAGGACGCCAACAATCTGGCTTCCGAGAACGTTGACAAGATGGGTGTGACCGTCATCAACGCCCGCAACATCGCTGACATGCCGAAGACCGGTGCGGTCTGGCTGTCCATCTTCGGCGTGATGACCGTCCTGTTGGCTGGCGCTTCCGCCCTGCTGCTTCGTCGCAAGGCGTGAGATTGGAAGATTGGAATACTGCCGTATGAGAAAACTTTTCTGACCGTTTGACGGTTGGAAAAGCATGAAATGTTCCGCTTGGCGTGTCGGGAACCCAAATATCGACACGCCACCTTTTAGATTCTTTATAACCGCATGGGAGGGGTTTTGGGAAAACATACGGCGAAACCGAAAGGCTTGGGAAATCGAGCCATAGCGGGACTTCTCTGCCTAATCCTATCCGCCCTGTCCGGAACCATCCCATTCATTCTCATGATTTCGAACAGCAGCCAATCCAACCGGTTGACCGACTCCCACGCGCAAGCCGTGGAAAACACTGACGTGAAACGAATCGCCCAAGAGTATGCGGACGCGCAAGCCTACAATCAACGCCTATACGAGGAAGGCCAGCCCATTCTTGGTGAGGCGGAAGACCCTTGGACAGGCGTCAACAAGTCCGAAACGGACAACACGTATCGGAAGCAACTATCCACCCCCAAGGATGGGGTCATGGCCACCATCAAATATCCACGCTTGGGCATCAACCTGCCCATCCGGCATGGCACGTCGCAAAACGTGTTGGCCGCTGGAGCCGGACACTTATATGGTTCCAGTCTCCCCGTCGGCGGCAAGAACACGCATACTGTCATATCCGCGCACACGGGTTTGGCAGACCAGCTCATGTTCGACAAGCTACGAGGCTTCGGCAGTGAAGCCAAAAAAAGTGACGTCTTCTATCTGATAACCGCCGGACATACGCTCGCCTACAAGGTCACAAGCATTGATGTGGTAGACCCATCCGATTTCACCAAACTGAAAATCGTCGCCGGAAAAGACCTCGCCACACTCCTAACCTGCACGCCATACGGCATCAACAACAAGCGACTCCTAGTGACCGGCACGCGCACCAGCATGCCGCACCCCGCACCCAGACCCGAAAACGCGCCGAAAGACCACACGAACCAATGGCTCATACTGTACGTCGGCGGCTTCTGGCTTGCGGTAATCATCATCACCATTCTCATCATCCGTAGAAAAACCACGCAAAGAAGGAACACTAATGGGTATTCTCAAAAAGCATGTGGCACATCCGGTAGCATTATTGGCCGCAATCGCCACACTGTCATCCGGCCTGATATGCATGACCAATCCGGTAGCCTCTCCGAAAGCGCATGCGGACGAGTTGAAACCCGCATATGCTACTGCGAAAATCGTTAAGAAAGCCGACGGTACGGGGCATGGCACGAGTTCGCAAACGTTCGTGAATTCGAAGAACGGGTTCGCCACGGGCGATGATTCCCCTACCGATGGCGTGGTCGCATCCGGTGATACGGTCGAATATTCTCTCACGTTGAACTTCAACGCGGCGGGCAAGCGTACCATCAACGTGAAGTTCGACTTGGATGACGCGCCGTATTTGCAGACTGCTGACGGTGGTGGCTTCTGCCAGCCGGGACAACTCGTCACCGCGAAGAAAAACAGTGACGGCTCCTGCTCCTACACGGTTCCAGCCGGTGGCGTGGAAACCATGACCCAAACCTTCTATCTGAAAGCAAAAGACACGGGAGGCTTGGTCAAGCCGGGTCAGATTCCGAAAATCGTCGTCGCCCGCGAAGGTGGAACGTCAACCACGTATCGTACGGATGAGCTGACTGTAGTATCCGCTCCGGCGGCTGACTTGGTCATTGACAATGGCGGCAATCCGGTGAAAGGCCAATACTCGTATGAGCATCGTACTTATTGGAGTCAGAACACCGATGCGACCGGTGATTTCACTATTCGTACCGACGCGTTGACCTATCCGGGTTATTCGTCCACGAAGGGCGCGTCCACCAGCATCGATTGGACTACCAAAGTGGATATTTCCGACTTCCCGCAGGGCACCGTGTGGACTGTAGGCGGTCAGCGGATTACCCGTAACAGTGATAAAGAACAGTATTTGACCGTATCCAGTGGCAAAAACGGTACGGCGGCGACAATCAGCTACAGGATTCCCGCCGGAACCGACGCGCTCAAAAACATGAAAGAAGGAGACGTCAAATATTACGATGTCCACCTTGTTCCCGACGAAACCGTGTTCAGCGTCAAAGACGATAACGGCAACGCACTGTTGAACATGGGCAAGGGCGGCGAACCCGGCTGGAACATTGGACGGGACAAGAGCACCTACAACAAGGATACGGGTGCCCGCGTCGGCTACCCGTACGCGAACAATGACTGGTCACGAGCCATCATCCAACGGCTCAAGCCGACTCCAGCTGGCAAGATTCCACTGTTCGGCAAAGGACTGCAACGTCCTAACACTGCGTCCAAGACCATGTTCGACAAGGAGAATCTGACGTTCGACGCCGCCGAAGGCAAAGCCGACATCTACCATTACTATTCCGACGGTTCCGGCGACACCGTGTCCCGTGGAACGCAAGTCAAAACCATTTTGGAAATGTATGCGGCGAACGTTACTGCGGACAAGCTTAAAAACACTACGCCGACCATGCAGGATGAGTGGGATAATACGCGCATGCGGTGGGATGGAAGCTTGGAAGTCACCCAGAACGGTGCTCCGGTTTCCGACTACAAAGTTCAATGGGCTGATAGCAAAGACAATTGGCATGACGGGGAACCATCCGACACGGACGCTCCGAACGTCAAGAAGATTCGGGTGACGTTCAACCCCGACACGTTGACTTTAGGAAAGGGTGCGCCGAACGTTCAGGTCACGTTCAACACGCTCGCCATAGCCGACGTGTCCAAAGGCAATGTGGAAGCTTTGGATACGCTGACCGCATGGCTTACCGAAGACGATAAGGCGAGCGTCACCAATTGGGTGTGGATTGCCAAGCCGGTAGACCCGACCACCAGTATCGACATCAGTCTGAAAGCCTACGATGGTGAAGGCAATCAAGTGTATGCGAACAACAGTTCCAATCACCCGTCCGGAAGCGCAGTCGATTTGACTCCCGGCATGCGAGTGGATTATACGGTCACGGAACAGTTGCGCACCATTCTCCTGTCCAATACAAGCATGACGCCGACCATCACGGTGCCGAAACCGAAAGGCTTGTACAATCCGACCTGTGATGATTCGTTCTGGCAGATGAAAGTGGACGGGAATAATCTCGTGTTCACGCCACGTTCTGGCAAAGTCACGCCGGAAGTAGACCGTATGGGGTCGGCCACTTTGCCTGACCTGCATTTCAGTGGCATCGTATCCAATCTCGCCACCGGGACTGTGACCGCCAGTGCGAATATGAGCGTGGACGTTGACGAGAACGGCGCATTGCAAGCCCAAACCATCAAAAGCAATACGCCCAGCGTCCCATTCCCCGTCTCCAATGCGGAAACCAACAGTGGCATCATGCGTGTGAAGACCACGAAGGCTGAAATCGGTGACCCGCTTACTTGGGAGTTCAACGTGTACGGCAAGGGCGGCGGTCACACCGGCACCATGGATAGCATGCTACTGCTTCCTGCGAATGGTGATGAGAAGTACGTGCAGGACAAGCTGGTCGAATATGAGCGTGGATACAGCAACTATCATGGCTCCTACGAACTGACCCAGCCCGTCACGGTCAATATGGACAATTCGACCAGTACGACCGTCTACTATTCAACCACCACCGGAAAGAAGTCGGATAATCCAGCTGACTACGAGTGGAAGACATGGGATGAATTGTCCGCCATCGAGAAGAAGAACATCACCGCCATCCGACTGACCAGCACTGTCGTCGCGTCTGACGATAAACTGTCCTATTCGGCGGTGAACGGCACCATCACGCTCATCCCATCCGACAATGTGAAAGACGACAAGTACACGCTGTGGCTTGGCCGCAACTATTATTCCGACGCTTCCGACAAACCGGCGGGCAACCAGCCGTGGCCTGACGTGGCGAAGATAGTGTCCGGTAGTATCAGCGGTACCGTCTGGTGGGATAAGGATGAGAACACGCTCATCGGAGACGGTGAGGAACGTATCGAAGGAGTGGAAGTCACCCTCGGCAAGCAGGATTCAAGCGGCGGCTGGCAGACCGTCAAAACGGTGAAGACCGACAAGGACGGCCATTACGAGTTCGACCTGCTCCACTCCGGCACCTACCGCACTTCGGTGAAACGCAACACTGGCACCAGTACGGGTGATGGCGTGCAGACGCAGGTCAAAACCTACTACAACAAGCTTGAAAACGTGACGAACACGCGCAGCTGGTCGAACAAAATCAAATCCAACGCGAAAGACACGTCCGACGACATCCACCTAGGCATCGGCGCAGACCAGAAGAACGTGGACTACGGTTACGCCAAGCCAGACCCGAAAGCCACCGTGGACAAAACCGTCACCGGCACCAGTTGCACTGATACGAAATGCGTCATCAACTGGGATGTCAAAGTACAGAATTCTGGCACTAGTCGTTTTGACACGTCCAGTGTCGTTTCTGACCGTATGAGCGCTGATGTGCATGATGTTTCCGCTACCGCCGGTACGGTTTCCATCGAGTCTGGTGGCGCGAAACAGGTTGCTACGAGTGGCGACCATAAGTTCGTGCTCACCAATGAGGGCTTGTTGTATGCGTGGGGGAACAACCAGTATGGTCAGCTTGGTTTCAAGCCTGACACGACGAATTCTGCCACTCCAATGAACGTAAACAAGCCGACCATCATCAACGGTAGTTGGCTGAAAGTCGCCGCCGGAGGCAAACACTCCGCCGCCATCAGCACGGACGGCCACCTGTACACGACCGGTTGGAATGGTAGCGGCCAATTGGGTACGGGTGATACGGACAATCGTGACCAGTGGACGGAAGTCGCTTCAGATAAGACATTCATTGACGTGGCATGCGGCAACCAGTTCACCGTCGCCATCGCAAGCGACGGCACTTTGTGGGGTGTTGGAAACGCTGTAAGCTATCAGAACTATGCGACTTGGACGCAAATCGGTTCTGATGTCAAGTTCACTCAACTCAGTGCAAGCATGGACGGTTTCATCGCATTGAACACATCCGGCAGATACCTGTACTACGGTACAGATGTTCGGGGGCAGGGCGCTGGCGGTTATACGCAAGTCGCCGCCGCGTTCGGTCGAATGTATGCGTTGAAAAATGATGGGACGGTGATTCAGGTTGCCACAACCTATGATGACTCTTATTCGCCTAACTTGTCCGGTTTGAAGGACATTGTGAAAATCAGCGGCGGATACAATACCTTGTACGCCATCGACAAGAACCAGCACTTGTGGTCTATGGGTTGGAATGGTGACGGCCAGTTGGCTAACGGTCAGACCGGTAGTGGCACGTATTGGACGGACGGTTGGACGAGTGACAATAAGGATATTGTCAACACTCCGTTCGATACGAACATTATTGCATCCGACGTGGCGGGTGGCGACCGTGACGTGCTCATTCTTAGCAAGCAGGTCATGATTGCGGGCTCCGACCCGTATGGTGACGGTAAGACGGGTGGCGCGCGTTCCACCGGTTTGAAAGGCATGGCCGTATCGTCCGACCCAACCGCCGTACCTGTCGAACCATCGAGCGAAACCACTGAGAACGAGTTGACTACCCGCACATACAATCTGCCATACAGCATTAAGCCGGGCGGCTATGTCATCTACCATTTCACCGGCACCGTTGACCGTGATATTACGGATACGACAAAGTGGGAACTGTCCGATATTGACAAGTGGGTGAAAGAGCATACGAAGACCATTCTCAACCAAGCATGGTTCGACTCCGAACACACACCATACTCGGGCACGCCACACGCAAGCGGCAAAACCAAGCCGAACACTCCGGACGCTACGAAACTGGATGCCAACACGAATGATGTGACCGGCAATCCGACCTGCCGCACCGACACGGACTATACGGAGGAAGGACGTCAACACTGGTTCAGCACGTCCGATGAGGACTCCTGCGACCAAGTCGGCACCATCATCACCCCAACCACAACCGCGAAGAACCTCGGTTCCATCAGCGGCCTATATTGGGACGACACGAACAAGAACGGCATCCAAGATGAAGGTGAGAACACGCATTTCGCCGGTCAGACGGTCATTCTGACTGACGAGAACGGCAAACAGTTGGCAACCACCAAGACCGACGAGGATGGCAAGTACATTTTCGAACGTCTGGACGCGAACGGCAACAAATACCGTATCCAATTCACCAAAGTGAACCACCGGGACTTCACCACGCCGGATGCGGGAGACAAGACCCCTGCGACGGATGGAAGCTCCACTGATTCGGACGCTTACACGGACGAAGACAACAAGCTGACCATCACCCTCACCCAAGATGCTCCAACCAAGGAGCATGTGGATGCGGGTGTCCTGCCTGAAACATGGTTGGCGACCATGCCGCACACAGGCATGGGATTGCTGTTGCCGCTCCTCATGCTCGTCAGCATCAGCGGACTCGTCACGGCAATCATCCTCCTACGAAAGAAGGAAGAACAGTGAAAGGAACAAGAATGGGCAAACACGCCACCCAATCACACGGGAGCCGTCACATGGTTCGGCGGCTCCTCGCCACCCTCGCCATCATGAGCGCGGTCTGCGGCGGCTTCCTCACCGGTAGTGCAATAGCCGCCGAACCAGCCAAATGCAATACTGGCGTGGACAAGGTTTGCTACGCGGGCTATAACGCGGCGGGATTGAAACAGATTGCCGACGATTTAAGCGAGAAAGGCAAAGGAAGCACATACTATGCCGCAATGGAAAAGAACCTGACCGACGGGGTCAAAGGCACGCTCACCCTATCGGACGGCTCGAACCTCCCATTCCGACTCATCGGCATCCTCCACGACGACAAAGCCGACGGAAGTGGACGAAAAGCAGGATTGACGTTCATGGCTTGGAACGCGTTACCGAAAGCGTATGCCATGAACAATAGTCACACCAATAATGGCGGCTGGCGTGACAGTCTTCTCCGCAATCAGATGAACAATGGTGAAATCTGGAACCAATTCCCAACCGACTTCCAAAACAACGTCACAACCGTGCTGAAACAAACCAACAACATGGCCTACGGAAGCACAGTCGGTTCAAGCGCGTCAGCCACGGCAGACAAAGTATGGCTCGTCTCCTACCGTGAACTCGTACCAACCTTATACGATGGTTGGAAGACCTCTGGTGGTTTCCAAGCGTTGAATCAGGAGGGAAGCCAATACGAGTATTTCCACGGTAAGGTGACAAATAACTGGTCGGGTAATAGCATTCTCTCCGGCATCTACAAGACCGTTTCCGGTTCCACTCCTCTTGGTGCTTACGTCAACTATTGGTGGGAGCGTTCGCCCGACCCGAACAGCGGCAGCTTTTTCCTCCAAGTGTACTCGGACGGCGGCCCCAGCTACTACTACGGTGCCAGCTATCGCTACTCCGTTGTCCCCGCTTTCTCCTTCTAATCCCCAATCCTTGGGTGGTGGGGTTCATCCCCACCACCCCTCCAAACTCAAATCTCACACAAAAGGAGTCCTATGACGGTTCCCGCAAGCAAACGTACAAAAGCCAAAAGCGAATATGCGAATCAGGCCAGAATCGTGCTCTTGGCTACCAGAAATCTGTTCCGCAAATGGCCTAAAAGCCGTAACTGCATTGAAACCGTGCATGTCATGCATATCGCCTACGAAATGTACTCCTCCGCCTACAGTGCCGACATCATTTATGCAAGCACTGTAGAAGAGCATGAGATGAAACTGCAACTGTTGTGCAAGGCCCAAGGCATGCTGAACTCACTCTCCGGTCTTGTGGACGATTGGATGGAGTTTCCTCCACGGGAAAAAGACTTGGAAGCCTACAGGAAATATCCGGAAGGCGACCCCAGATACAATCCCGTCGTCAAGGAGAAGAAATTCGTGAACTATGCGGGAACCCTCTACAAGGCGATGGGCGTGTTCACCGGAGCCGTCAAGTATGAGCGAGACCAGTTGAAGAAAGCTAAAAACGCCGAGTCGAAAACGAACACTATAATGGATACTCGGGCGCAAGCCTAAAATATAATTGAACAAAATCGGCCATATCCAAACTATGGTGACACCGTTTCCGGTTCCACTCCTCTTGGTGCTAACAACAACAATTGGTGGGAGCGTTCGCCCGACCCGAACAACAACAACAATTTCCTCCAAGTGAACTCGAACGGCGACCCCAGCTACAACAACAATGCCAACAATCGCTACTCCGTTGTCCCCGATTCCTCTTACCAAAAACTAACATCAGATAGGCCAGTAGCCCAATGGGTGAAAGCCTCCCGAAGGGGAAGGGGATATGGTCGAATGCGCGGCCCCTCGAAAAATGGGTTGCGTGTGAAATAGGTTGAGGGAGATATTAAGACTGTCGGAAACGACGGATACTCGCCCCTTAAGCTGGGCGTCCAACATCATTGCATGTCTTGGGTTGTTGCCGACGACCTGCCCTCAACCATTCTTTTCTCTTTCCCTAGTGAAGGAAGCATTAAAATCGTGAATGCGAGTCAAAGACGTAGAAGACGCCAACGCAGACTGCAACAACGCTCGGATGATAAGTACAGGAAGCTCCACCGTTACATCGACTTCCAACAAACATTCGGATTCGACGCGCTCTACCAAGCCGCAAGAAAATGCAAACGCGGCGTCACATGGAAAAACACAGTGTTGAACTTCGACAATAGGCGTGCCGTCAACTGTTGGAAACTCGCCCAAGAATTAGAGGACGGCACATACAAGAAGAGAGCGCCAATCCGATTCGACATTTCCGAACGAGGCAAACTCCGCCACATCAGCGCGGTATCCTTCCGAGACCGGGTGGTGCAACGCGCCTTATGCGACAACAGTCTCGTCCCCATCGTGGAAAGCCAACTGATATACGATAATGCGGCAAGCCTACCGAAACGTGGAACATCGTTCGCCCGAAAACGGTTCGAACTACACTATAAGCGGGCTTTGGGCAAATGGGAGCATCCGTATGCTGTCATCTTCGACTGTGCCAACTATTTCGGAAGTATCAGCTCCCAACGAGCGTTCGATATGATTTCCACCCTGTACCGGAGCATCGCCCGCACCGGACGGGAGAAGCAGGATGTGGAACGGATTCTAACCGTATTGAGAATCTTCGTATTGGACGAACCTCACTTGGGTTTAGGCAATCAGACAAGCCAAACCATGGCTATCTGGTATTTGAACAAGGTTGACCACTGGTGCATGTCGCAAGGATTCTACGGACGGTATATGGATGATGCCTACTGTTTCTGCAAGAATCGTGAACAGGCCGAACGTGTGCTGGCCGGTTACGAGCGGCATGTCAATCAATTGGGATTGCGGTTGAACAAGCGCAAGACCCGCATAGTGGACTGTCGCACCGGTCAACTCACATTCCTGAAACGCGTATACAGCGTACAGGATGACGGCAGTATTCTTATCCGCATGCACCATAAGGCGTTGCGTGCAAGCCGACGGCATGCGCGTAACCTTATCCGCTCATATGATGGCGTGCATGTGGGATTGCGGACAGTTCAGGATTCTTGGACGAGCCATGAGAGCACACTGTCGGGTCTAACTCACCGTCGTGGACTGTGCGCTCGGGAGAAAGCGTGGTATCGGAGGCATTGTGAAATGCGGAAGCTGGCTTTTCACCCGTGATTTCCGGACTTTCCAGATTGGTGGAGGGGTGTAATCTGCTGGAAGCGGTGGCGCAGAATCTTCCGCTTCCTCAATCGTTTGGATGAGATTTCGTGAGGCTTGGATTGTATCGTATTTCACTCGGCATGCTTGTCGGCTAGTTTTTCTTCCCAGCTTGGTGTTACACTGGGTTTACTTGCATTTCCTTCCTCGGGACTTCGCCCATGTGGGGCTTTAGAGGTTATCAGCGCATTGGTCAGAGTATGCCGTTTGAGTGAAAGGAAACTGTCATGGCAGGTTTTGATGATATTACGGTCACTCGCAGTGATGTCCGTTTGAAGGTTAAGGCTCCGTATAATCCGTTGTTCGCACGTCGCTCCCGCGCGTTGGGTGGAACGTTTGATGACAAGTTGAAGACTTGGACGTTCGATATGCGTGTGGAAAGGCTGGTGTTCGAAGCTTTAGACAAATATTTCTGGTGGCATAAGGGCGTGGACGCTGAAAAGCGTGTCACAGTCACCATCGACCCCTACGACTACTTGTACGCGTACTCCAAGCAGGATAGCGACATTATCTGGTTCGCTGGTCGAATCCTAGTCGAAAAATATCAGCCCGACCGTCCACCGCGCATGATGCCGAATGTGGCTCTCGTGGATGGCATGTGGCCTAAAACCGGCTTGTATACGGGGTTGAATCTCAGTCCCGACAAACTCCGATTATTGGTATGGGATGTTCCCACCAGTTTTCTGGAACGACTGTCGTCCGGCAAGTATGAGTTGTCTGAGCCGGATGGTGACACGTTGACTGCGGTTGACGTTCGTATTCAGGCTGTGGAGGAACGGTTAGGCCGGTTGAGGGAACTCCGAACCCGACTCGCCTCTAATAGTGAGGATGGTGAATGATGCTCTCCGTGCCGATTAATGGTCAAGTCCAGTCGCGTCTCATTCCGCCCACGTTCGTGGAAGACAACATCAGCGACATGTTCAAGGCTGTGGACGCCGGACACAATATCGTCGTGACGGCAGTGGACGAGTACGGTAATCGAACCAGTATTACCACGCCGGATAATGTGAATCATGACATGCTGGGGCGTCCTCTCGAATTCGCGTCCCATCCCGTACTGATGCGGAATGTGCGCCGTTGGATGGTTTGGCTGTTGCAAGCGCAATACTGCAAGGATTACAAGTGGGATACGAACAGGCTTGGAGGTTGGATGGAAGTGTTGGGTTTACCAGCCGACCTTGATATTCCCGTAACGGAGGAACATTTACGCGTGTTGAAGCCTGTGTTTAACAAGGATGATGCCGACCCGTATCGGCTTGTCGCACGATACGACAAGCAACATTATGCTTCATGCACCCTCAGCACTCTCATACGGTTAGCCGAACAAACCACGCCGAACTATGCCCTGAACAATCCCGCCCGCTGGTGTCAAACCGACCGATACCGCAAACTCAGCATCCAACCCAATCCGAAAGAAAACTGGGACGGAATGGACAGGGTACGCGACTGTTGGAGCGGATGCGAATGGGCATACCCCGCATTGGAACGCTACTATAATCCGATTCGACTATTACGCGACGAATACCGGCGGGGAGGACTACCTGAAACCTTCCACTATCCAATACACACGACAAGAGGAGAATACCGGTTGGCGAAAGGACAAATCAGCCCCCACGCAACAATCCTCCTCAACGGCAAGCCGGTAGGACTCATGTTCAGCGACGATTGCGAGGAACCATTCACCGACCGGATACCACCCGAATGGTGCGCCACACCCTTACCGGAAAACTATAAGACCACGCCACTCAACCGAAACATTCCCGTAAACGGCGAATTCAAACCATCATTCCAGCAAGCCATGCTGGGATTCGTGGAATGGTATGAGAAAACGCACAAGGGATAGCAAAAAGAAAAGCCCCTCGACTGAGGGGCTTTTTCAGTAAATGTCACATGGTGTCGGGATTGAATTCTTCCAGCTTGTCCATGCAAACCGCCCAGAACAACAAAACCTAGTTCTCCGAGCGTTCGCTGATATTCTCCCGCATCTGCAAATAAGCCCCATGCTCACGCAAGTAATCCCGCAAATACGGCATTTTGAAAGCGACTTCACCGTAACCGACCGGCTCAATCAAATCGTTCTCAATCAGCTTGGTTCTATACACGTTGGCGAACTGTGGCGAACGGTTCAACCGACGGGCGATTTCACCTGTATTCGACACCGTATCATCCACCGACATGGCAAGTAGATAGTTCACCGCATGGGATGGCAAGCCATGCAATGCTGGGGCGTGAACCATATCCCCTAGTTTGGCTTGGGCTTTTTCGATACCCTTGACCGCGTCCTCCTCGGTCACTTGATTCACATGACCGTTGGTTTCGGACATCCGCCAAGCCCAATAGCCCACCAGCTGAATCATGAACGGATAACCGTGAGTGGCGTTGGTCAACCGTATCAGCGTTTCCATTCCGGCTTTCTTCTCGCCGCTGAAGGATTCCTCGAACGCCTTCAATACCTTTTCCGTGGGGACAGACCCCAAATGGTATCGTTCCGCCCGTTGCAGGAAAGTGATGGCATTGTCGGACAGCACGTCGTTCACTGCGGACGGCAGTCCGGCGAAAACGAACGCGATGTTCCGTCCTTCCCGGATGAGATGCTGCACTGCGGTGGACAGTGCTCTGATTTCGTCCATGGAACCGGACTGCACCTCATCCAATGTGATGAGGATTCCTTGTTTGGTCTCGTTCATTTTGTCCAATCGTTTTCCGACCGCTTGGCGGAGTGTCAGGGAACGTTCCTCATTATGTTCGAGTTCGATTCTCCCTAAGCTCAGTTCAAGATTCCCGACGTCCCCTTTCAATCCTACTTTGGGCATGTCGTATGCGGATATGCGGGTGGTGTCCTTGCCGGTGAGCGCGTCCACGAGTCTTCGGGTGAAGCCTTTGTCGGCGCTTTCGTTGTAGATTTGCCAACCTTGTTTTTGGGCGTGCTCTCCCAGTGTGTTCAGCATGACTGTTTTGCCGACTCCTCTGGCTCCTGTGAGGAACATCAGCCGTCCGGGGCTTCCCACACCGTCTTTCAGCGCATAGTCGAAGTCTTCGATGATTTCTTCTCGTCCGACGAGTATCGGTGGGATACGTCCGGCGGTTGGTTTGAATGGGTTGGTCATGTCTGTTTCCTTGATTTTATAATAATTATAATAAGTATAATACTTTAAAAAAGCATGTACCAAGAGGTTAAGTTCGATAATGGGCGAGCTTTGTCGAGAGTAGAGGTTGACGACCTAAACGGAAGTGGTTTAAAATAGATTCTTGTTTGAGATAAGGTCACTTTTCTAAAAGGCACTGAGGGACGGTTCCCGTTTCGGTTTCCGTTCCTCTTTTTTGTGTTGTTTTCATACTTGAGGTATACTGGAATTGTTCACACAGGAAAAGTCGAAAAACCAAGGAGCAAAAAATGAGCAACATCGACAGCATCATCGAACGCATCAACAACCTCATGGCAATAGCCGAAAACGAAGCATCCAGCGACAATGAGGCGCAAATGGCGTTCGAGCGGGCACAGAAACTCATTAACGAATATCGTATCGAAGACTGGAAACGCGACCGCACCCGCATGAACAAGCCAATCATCGAACGTGGCGTGAACGTAAGCAAAACCACCATCTACCATCAGCAAGGCTACCTTGCGACCATCATCGCCCAAGCTAACGAATGCCGCGCCTACCTTCACGAAAGCCGGTGTGGCGGAAGGATTGAGGAACGTGCCGTCATGTTCGTAGGCGAGGAGGACGATGTGAACGCCGCAGTCCTTCTCTTCCAAAGCATCGACCTATACTGCTCAGTCCACGCCCGCACTAGCTACGCGGACATGATTGACCAGCACGCCAAAGCGTACTATGAGGACAACAAGGAATACGTCGAAACGCATTACGGACGTGAATCCTATCCGACGCTGACGGAATGCAAACAGTACATGCGTCGTGATTATCCACGCGCCAAGTTCTACTATGGTTATCGCGGTGGATTCAACGAACGTTTGAGCGAACGTTTCGAGGAGCTTCGCAAGCAGAGTCTCGCCATTCCTTCCGGTCGTGAGCTGGTGTCATGCAAGAGTCAGCGTCTGAACGAGTATTTTGACAAGCTTGAGCTGGTGTCGGGTCGTGCTACCACTGCTCGTGGTAGCAAGGATGGTTTTGCCCGTGGTGTGAGTGACGCGAACAATGTGGGTTTGGGTTTGTCTGAAATGGGTGTTTCGTCCCACGCTTTGCTGAATGCCTGACTTTTCAGCCCGCTTCCTTGTTTTGGGGAGTGGGCTGTTTTTGTTTTTCCACCAGATATAGTATACTGGGATTGTTCACACAAAAACTTGGTCTACAAAAGGAGCAACCCATGAACACCTACTACGCCGCCATAGTCAACCACCCCAACCAGAAGCTCGACCCCGACAACAACATTCCACTAATCCAGATTTTCCACAGCGCCACCGAACGCAATAACTGGGTGAAAGCTTACGCCGATAATCCCCACGTGAAGACCATCGACTCGAAACAGGCGATTCGTTGGCTCCGCTTCACCTACCGCCAGTATCGAAACCAGAAGATTCCCTCCCGCATGAGCAGAGACGGCGTGGTCACGAAGTTCCTCCGCACCTGCTCGTTCCAACCCCTACTCCACACGAAGAGAATCAGCCTTACGCCGGAAGAGGTCATCAAGCATCTCTCCGACCCCGAAGACCATGTGCTGAGGAAAATCGGATACACTCGCTGAAAGGACAAAAAATGAGTGAAACTATCGAAGACGCCAAGACCGAACCCCGTCCGACTTGGACGAAGCTAAAGGACGGTTGGAAAGTCCGAATCCCGAAAGAGTGGTGGGACAATTGGAGCGAGGCTGGTGAAACCGACGAGTTCCCGGTATTCAAAGCCAATGGCGAGGTGTCTCACGTGAACATCGTCAAGGTCAGCAAGCCGTTCGTGTTGGACGGTGTGGAATACGTCATAGGCACGCCAAGGAAGGAAACCTACCGTCGTGGGTCTGCCCTCTCCCGCACTTCCAATACCGCTCGTAAGCGCAGTGGCATTCGTTGTGAGGAGTGCGGCTCCACCAAGGGCGTGCATCTGACAAGGGACATTAACGGCATCGGTTGCCTGTTATGCTCTCTTTGCGATGATGGTTCCGCGAGCGTCTGCTGATTGGGTTTGCGGGGATATGGTCTTGTTGCTGTAGTTCCCGCTTTTTGTTTTGTAGCGTGTTTTGTCCAAGCAAATTGTATACTGGAATTGTTCACACAAACAGGAAACCAAAAGGAGAAAAAATGCATATCAAGGATGTTCTGCTCATGACGCTTGCCACCATCGCTTTCGGTGGGATGGCAACCGCAATCGTGTTCGGCATCTACTCGTTCGGCACTTGGCTGTTCACGTTTGACCGCACGTTCGGCGTCGTGTCGGTCTGCGCCCTCATAGTCGCGTTGCTGGTCGTCGCGGTCAAGATTCGATTGAGCATGAATCGATAGTTTTGGTTTGTGGCCCCGTCGTTTTGGCGGGGCTTTTTGTGTGGACGTGTCTTGTTTTGTATATTTATCCAAACGTGCTATACTGGAAATGTCCACATAAAACAGGCGGAGCCAACCAAGGAGAACAAATGAACGACACCAAAACCTACTACCAGCCAATCTTCCACGACAACGGCACCATCAGCGTAGTCGCCGGAGACAACACCTACGACCACACCTACGCGGACAAGCCCATGAACGAAGCTATCGTGGAAACCTCCCACCACAAGCCCAATCCAATCAACTGGAAGCACGTCGTATCCAACTGCGACGAACGTTGGAACCTCATCAAAGGCAACGTGTGCTTGGCTGTCCTGAGTGGCAATTGGGACGTTTTCGAGAACCGTCACGAAAACAGAATCATGCTCGTCACCCGCAAGGGAACCCGAATCCTCTGACCCACACCAAGATTGGAATTGGAAGACTGCCGTATTACTCCTTCCTTCTACTTCTCTCATATTTGGCAAAAAAGAAAGGAAGAATTACATGAAAGAACGGAACATCTCACTGGAAAACGACCTCATGATGTTAGGTCAGGAACCGATGGACGAACCCGACTCGTCCACCACCATCGAACTGCAAGAAATCGTGAAGAAGACGGAACGAAAGATGTTGAACCCACCGGCACCACCATTGAAATTCGAACCGAAAACAGCGGACAAGTCCACCGAAAACACCGACGAAACCGCCAGCAAGACGAGCAAGAAAACCGCCCCGACAGAAAACAAAACCAATCCGAAACCCATTCCGAAAGCCTATAAGCCCGCCACACGCAAAACCAACAAAACCGCACCTCCAACACCAACCCCCACCAACCCATACGCGCCCGTCGAATACGACTGCAACGGCAAATGGCGTCAACTGTTGACGGGAATCGCCGTCGGCGGAATTCTCGTGGCGGCAATCGCATTGTTGGTGGGAGCCAAAACATGTTGGCGGTTCATCGCCATAGGCGCATTGACCGCATTCGCCATGCTCCCGCTCTACGGCTGGTTCGACGAACTCGAACGGGACATGGCGGTCAAGGCAGTCGAAAAGGATTACGGGATTCGTGTTCTGCAAACAAACGGAGGTAATGGACTCGCGGAAGTGCATTACATGTTCCAACAAAATCCAACCGTCGAAGCCGGTATGGTCTCCTATGGTCATGGCTTGGCATGGTTGCGGAGCGTGGGCGGCAAGAAGATTGTCGGACGAAGGCAGCAGGTGAAAAAATGATACCCAGCACGGTCAAGGACGCACGTTTTCCCTCGTTCTTTTTCAACGGCGTTTGGCAAGGGCTTAAAACCGCCCTCATGCCGCACGCTTGCATATTCGACCCGTTGCCTCCCATGCCGACCGTACGCGATTGGCTTCAGGCCCATGGAGGCACCGGCATGGATGCTGACGCATTCGACCGGTGCGAGAGCGAATGGTACGAGCTGCTGGAGCTGCGCAAACGGCAGATGAACGTGTTTTTGGCTGGCTTGTTCGTGGGCACGCTGGTGTATGCGATTGCGGCGCTTGCATTACTGGCGCTTGTTGGCTGGCTGGTGTATTCGCTGGTTCCGTTTGACGGTTTCGGACGTTTTGTCGATTGGGTTCGTGGTTGAGCATTTCTCTATTCTGTACTATACTGGAACTGTTCACGCAAAAGAGTCGTTCTCGCACACAGGAGAAAAAATGCATAACACCTACAAGGAAACCCTCACAGTCTGGCCTGTCAACGACGCAACCGGACTGCACCTCTTCAGCACTCCGGAAGCCGCCGAAACATACGCAGACGAACATCAAGGCGACATGTTGGAGCCAATGCCCGTCATGTCAGCCCGAACCGTCTGGCATTGCGTGGGATTGAGGTTCATTGGTCGAACCTTCGACTGGAACACCTACACCGTCGAGGAACTCGGATACTCCACAAAGGAACGTCCGGCCACCGCCACTCGTCCTTCCGTTCGGGCCATTCCTCTAAATGGCGAGGACTTCGTGTTGGAAGTGTGCGCCGAAACCGAAGAAAAAACTCACGAATTGGCCGCGTTTCTTGGTGATTCGGTGGTTCGTTGGGTTGCTAAGGAGGGGAAGCAGAAGCCATCCTTAAGCCATCGTCTTGAGCTTGCCTTAAAGAATTACGTTGAGGGTCGTGTCTGATTTCCTTTTCTCCGCATTTTTGTGCTATACTGGAATTGTTCACACAAACAGGAAACCAAAAGGAACGAAAATGAGCGACAACATCAACTGGAACGAAACCTCAATCTACGACTTCCTCCGCTTCGAACACAAACCAGAACGCCAAGCGGCATACGATGACCGGAGCCTCACCAAACTCGCCAACGCCGGACTGATACAACGCAACGAAGAAAAACACACGTGGAAGCTCACCCAAAAAGGCGAAAAGGAACTAGCCGACATCAGGCAGCATTTCGACTCCGGCAAACTCTCCGAACTCCCGCTCACGCTCCGACACTACTACTTCGACTGGGGCGAATACGACATTCACAACCTGCCGGTCAACGCACTTTCCCAAGTGGCCCTGCGGGACAGGAGCGCGGAGATTCGCCGGAAAGCCGTGGAACTGCTCGACAAGTACGACAAGCTTGACAAGGAAACATCGAACGCCCTATCCCACGACAAGGATTGGGAGGTTCGTTATATCGCGGCGAAGAAAGCCGACGTCTGCAACTTCTTCAACGAGGAGGATGAGCGCGTGGTCAAAAACGTCATCAGCAATCATGACGTCGATAAGGAGTGCTTGTCCCACTGGCTGGAAAGCCCTTACGGCGAGATTCGCGTCCAAGTGGCCCTCTTGTCCGATGACAGCGAGGTGGACGAAGTGTTCGAACGACTCGAACCGCAAGACGTGGCCAGTGTGCTGGGCGCTAAACCTCGGTGGGCGACCCGTGAAATCGTTATGAAAGCGTGGGAGGCGGCCGACGGGTGGGAGCGTTGCAGGCTGGCTCGGAATATGAGAGACATGCCGGATTCGTTCATCAATCAGGCGTTTAAGGGCGAAGCTCGATGGACTCTACGTGAGCGTATGGAGGATTATCGCAAGGCGGTTCGCCAAGTGTTGGAGTTGGGTGCGATGTTCTCTGAGGACAGTGAAATTCGCCGGAAGATTTGGGAGCGTGCCGAGCGTGAGATTGGCTGAAAGGGCAGCAATGCGAAAAGCGACATTCATCAGAAAATACTACGGGCACGGATACGACGCCCATATGGTCTATCTCGACTATATGTATCGCGGGCACGAATACACGGTGTATGAGAACCTAGCCCAAGGCAATGAGCCTCTCGCGTGGCAACACCGTGACGAGCAAAGCCGCATAGACCAGTTAATAGAACAGAAAGAGCGGGAAAAGAACGCGAAGCCGAAGCCAAGCCGGTATGAGGACACCGCGCAATACGCCATCGACCAGCTTTATAACTTTCTCGATGGTGAACCGTCGGACTTTGACCAGTAGTGGGGAAAAATTCCCAAGTCGTGTGGATGCTTTTGCATTTGCGCGGCTTTTTGTTTTTTGCGCTTTTGCGCTTTCTTTCAAATATAATATACTGGAATTGTTCACACAAATATGAGAGAAAGAGCCAAATTGACATCCTCCCCCGCATTCATGCGGGGGATTCCCGAATCTTACGGTTCGGGTTTCTGTTCGCTACGACAAAACAAGAAAGGAGGGGACGCTAATGCGAGACCTTGGTTCCGGTTCTGCCGTCCTTGCAGACGCTGACCGCAAGCCCTGCGGCGAGGATGTTTTCGGCTGCGTTCAAATCCCTGTCATGGGTTGTTCCGCAGTCCGGGCACGTCCATGCCTTGACTTTGAGGCCGGGCATGCCCTTCGGCCCGGTCTTCGCCCCGCAGTGGGAGCAGGTTTGTGTGCTCGGATAATACCTGTCGATGGTTATGAGCTGTCGCCCGTACCATTCGGCCTTGTATTCGAGCATTCGACGGAACTCCGACCATCCGGCGTCCATGATGCTCCTGTTCAGCCCGTTTTTCGCGGACTGGCCGTTGGGGAGCCAATGGTTCGGATTATCCGGGTCGGGTTTCGGCGCGCATCTTTTGGCCATGTTCTTCACGTTGAGGTCTTCGATGACCACCGTTTGGTTCTCGCGGATTATCCTCGTGCTCAACTTGTGGAGGAAGTCACGGCGCATGTCCGTGATTCTGGCGTAGGTGCGGGCCACCTTGAGGGCGGCTTTCCGACGATTGTTGCTGCCTTTGGCTTTGCGGGACAACGCCTGTTGCTCCCGTTCGAGCCGTTGGGCGAGTTTCTTGTAGTGGCGTGGATTCGCTATGGTCTCCCCGTCGCTGGTGACGGCGTAGCTGTCCACTCCCAAGTCGATTCCGACGGCGTTCCTTCGGGTGGGGAGAAGGCGGATGGTCTCCTCCACGAGGATGCTGACATGCCATCGTCCGGCGGCGTCCAAGCTTACGGTCACGGTGCTCGGCTCCGTCTTGCGGGGCAGTGTTCTGGACCATCGTATCGGCAATGGTTCGCGCATCTTGGCGAGCGTGAGTTCGTTGCGCTTGGCATCCCATTTGAACGCGCTTCGAGTGTATTCGGCGCTTCCGCCGTGGGATTTGGCCTTGAATCTCGGATAGTCGCCGGTCTGCTTGAAGAAGTTGGAGAACGCCGTCTGCAAGTGTCTCAACGCCTGTTGCAGCGGCACACAGGACACTTCGTTCATGTACGAGTATTCGGCCGTTTTCTTCCATTGGGTGAGCATGGCGCTGGTCTGGACGTAGGTGATGCTCTTGCGCTCCGCCGTCCATGCGGTGGAGCGGGCTTCCAACGCGAGATTGTAGACCTTTCGGCAGCAGCCGACCGTGCGCCTGAGCAGTTGTTCCTGCTCGGGCGTCGGATAGAAGCGGAACCTGTACGCCCGCTTGCATGCATGCCTTCTGACCATGTTTCACATTATATCATATCAATCTGTGAAAGGAGGACGGTTTGCTTCCTCCCCGCCCTAAAGGACAGGGTCTCCGCAAACCAAAAAAAAGATGACGCCGTGGACGAGACGTGTTCCGATGAGCAGCTTGCCGACTTCGTTGGACAGCCTGACACCGCTTTCGTCCACAGCATCAATATCCGCAGGATTCTGTATCGCTCCGGACTTCTGAACTAAAATATGGGAATATGCCCGCAGGAAAATCATGTGGGCGTATTCCTTTTTTTCGTATGAGCAGGGATTGCGTCTTCGTTTTGGCTTGGTTGCGTGTTGTGTTTTATCTCAACTTAGGCTATACTGGAATCGTTCACACAAGATATGCCGAGAAGGAGAAACCATGGACAACGACGCAATCAACAGTCTTACCAAAAAGTGGACTGCCAACCTCGTTTACTGCTTCGAGGACTTCGACAACGAAACCCACTCGCAACGACTGAGCGCATACATCGACCAGAAGTCCTTAGACAAATTCAAGGAAGCCAACCTAATCGAACTGACCAAGGAACGCGACCGTTGGAAGCTTACCAACAAGGGAATCGACCTGCTGGAAAGCATTAAGAACATCTACCGGAGTGGAAGAATATTCCCTCTCCCCTTACCGTTCCGTCACTATTACATCAACTGCAAGTTGAAGTACAACATGAAAATCGAGGACGGAAAGATATACGACGGACTGCGTGAAACCGTGTTGAAAGACCGGAGTCGTGACGTTCGCCGCAAGGTGGCCGAATATTTGGAATACAAGGGAAAACTCAACTATAAGACCGCGACCAGCCTCGCCAAGGACAAAGACCCCGAACTACGCAAGCTCGCCGCAAAGCATACCGTTGCAAGCCTGTACTGGGAGGAAACGGATTACGACGTTATCCGCTACATGGTGGAAAACAAGCTGGCCGATAGGCTCTGCTTCGAGCATTGGGTGAAAAGCGAAGACGAAACCATCCGCGCCCTATCGGCACCGTTGGCGGAGGAAACGGACATAGACCCGTTGTTGGACTCCCTCTCCGACGAATCCGCCATCCAAGTCTTGTTCAATAATCCGGAATGGGTCAAAGGTAAGCGTGCCGTGCGCTTGTGGCGTCGCATGGGCGGGGAAAACCGCCGTTGGATTATGTCCTTTATGTGGGATGTTCCCGATTCTCTAATTGAGGAGTCGTTAGCGGAACCTCGTAATTGGCAAATCTCTTCTCGATTGGAGGAGTATAAGAAGGCGTTGCAGACCGTGGCCCGTATGGAGCGCTTGTTTGCCAAGGGTAGTGAGATTAAACGCAAGATGCGTGCCCGTGCCGGTTTGTCCGATTGAGGTTTGATGGGGGGGGGAGGCGGGATGCTGTTTTGGTGTCCCGCTTTTGTTTTTTGAGGTTTTGCGGTTTTTCTCAAGTGTGCTATAGTGGAATTGTTCACACAAAGAGCGATAGGCAAAAGGAGCACATAACATGTACGCAATCCACTACATCGGCGGCGCAATCAACGTCAAGAAAATGCCCAAAAAACAAGCAGTCGAATACGCCAAACAAATCAACGACAACGCCCTCTCAAGCACCTTCCCCGAAAGCGTGAAACTCGTTCAAAGTCCCGAAGCCCGCACCATCATGCAAAACAGACTCTTCGCAAAAGACATCTACGCCCGCCACAGCGACGTATACAGCATGAGCATGGCTGAACTCGTCAACGCAGTCAACGAATACTGTTGCTGAAAAACAATCACCACAAACCCCAATTACACGAAAAAGGACAATCAGAATGTACTCGAAAATCAGCGAAGACACCTATCGGAAACTCATCGACAAACTCGTCAGAATCCCCTACGTGACCGGCGCTCACGCAACCCGAGCCATCTTCGGAGACGGAATCGAAGTCGCATTCCAACACCGTTACATGGGCAAGCAGGTCGAGTACTATCTGGTGGCCGACTCGCAACGAGACGGCAGACGTTCCTACCGTTGGCGTGGCGGAGTATACACGGTTCCGTCCGCACACTGGACTTTCGATGACGGGGAATACACGCCCGTCGAACTGGAAGAACATAAGCTGGAATCGTTGGATGTTGACGGACTGTATGACGCGATTGTGTCCGATTTAGACAAGGCCATGAGAGAATTGTAGGAAAACGAAAATGCGATTCACCGACGGCAAGGAAAAGCTGGAAATCGAAATCCACGAAGGCCAGCATTCTTGGGATACAACGGTAGAATTCTTCGACCATTTGACGACTCCCATTCTGAATGGGACTCGTCAGGCCGGAAACGTTCGCACTCTACTGACGAACGTGTACAACAGGATTCTAGGCATGTCCGACTATCCCGCACCGGAAGCCGACACTCGGGCAATCTACACCATCACCGACTTGACTGGAACCATTGTCAGGGAAGGTTCTTTCACTTCGTCCGACAATCCAGCCAACATGTATTGCAGCGGTTGCGGTTGCCTTCTCAGCGAGGAGAACGAGAACCTTTGCGGCGATACCGGCTGGTGTGATAACTGCTATTGAGAAATTGGATTGGAAGACTGCCGTTTCTATGCCTCCTTATTGTTCTATCGGATTGTGTTTTGCGCTAATATCATATATACTGGAATTGTTCACACAGTAAGAAGTTGAATCCCAACAAGGAGAAAAAATGAGCAACACCACCAAAGAAATCGACTGGCACAACACCCTCCCCCAAAACTTGGAAGGCCACAAGTGCATCGCAGTCACCAAAACCGGCGAAACCATCGAAGGCATACTGGAATATCGCACGGCACAACCCGACATGTACGTGAGAATCGATAGCCTCCACCTCCCCGGCGTCAAACCATGGGTTATTGTCAACCAATGCGAATCCGGCAACGAAATGGGCGAAGAATTCCAGTCCGTGAAAGTGTTCGCCTGAAAGGTTCACGAATGAGTAACCACGACTGGGTAGCAACCGACAGTCCCAATAAAAACAACACTCACAAGAACAACCGTTCCACTCATAACGGATGGGACGCCGGTAGCGCTTGGAACCCGCAATCCAAGGAACGAAACGAATTCGGCATACGCAATACCGACTGGAGCAACGACTAGCCCCCACGTCAAAAAACGTTAGACCAAAAGGAGAAAAATGGACAGCGGCTACTATGAGTATCTGACCAACTCAGCCAAAAACGACCCTGAACTGAACGAGCACGACAAAGAGACCGTACTGGCGTTTCTGAAACGACTCGACGCCAACCCCGACAAGTATGCGGTAGCCCCAAGAACAATCGCATACTTGAATGAAGAATCTTTGGAATACGCTGACATTACAACCGAAACCCTTAAGAAGCTCGACATGAGCGCTACGCAACTGTTGGACGAATGGTGGGAAAACGTTTGGGGTAGCGCTACTATTGAGGACGATTGCCTTGAGGGACTAAACGAAGTTCTAGAACTTCACGGAGCCAGTGAATGATACCAGAATGCCCGTGGAAAACGACTTCCACGGGTATTCTCGTCTCAATTTTTGGAAGGAGCGCGAATGCCCCATTACTTGTTGGACGCGGCTAATGACGCGACTGAACTCCCATCCGCAGACTTGGATAACATCCAGTCGGTTCTGCGTACCATGCCTACTCTTGATTCGGAAGCGCCCGTGTTGGCTTGTGAGATTTTGGATGCTTGGGACGAGGATTGTAGGATTCTTCGCCGCCGTCCGAGGCTGGTGTTGTTGAATGTTGAAGAGCCTGAATTCTGACTGTAGGGAGGCTGTTTTTCGCCTTCTGCACTACATCTGTTGTGTTAGAGTGAGATAGTTCACACCAAAGAAGGAAAACCGATGACCTTAAAAGAACTCCCCTACCAAGACGGAATTAACTGGAAGGAACTCGAAGGCAAGCCCGCAATTTTCAACTGGAACGGCAAACCCATGGCCGGAACCCTCTACTTGGACGGTTTCAGCAATCTCGCCGTTCGAGAACTGTCCGGCTATATGCCGGTTTTATATGTTTGGCCGGATGATACGACTCATGTCAATGTCAAGTGTGTGACGGATTTTCATGTGTTCGAGTTCGTTGAGGATTAGTGTAGTTCGGGACGCTGAAACTGCGGCTTCTATTCCTATTCCGGAGATAATCCGAACGTATTATCCCGGCTTTGATACGTGGTTCGACCGCACGGTTCTCCCCTCATTAGGGAAAGACCGTGCGATTCTTTTAGCCCGCACGGATGATGGGTTGGCGGGGTTTTGCGTTCTCAAGAGAACTTCGTCGGAACGGAAGATTTGCACTTTATGCGTTTACGAGGGCTTTCGGAATCGAGGAGTCGGTTCCGCTCTGGTCGAATATGCGTTGGGTTTGCTGTGCGAGCAGTTTCCTCTGGTGACGGTGCCGGAGGAACTGTTGCCGGTGTATGAGGGTTTCTTCCGTCGTTTTGGTTTTCGTTTGTCTGGCTCGCGTGTGGGTTTGTATCGGGGTGGGAAGAGGGAGTTCTTTTTTAATCGAACGCTGGCTTAGGTTTTCGTGTTGCGTTTTTCTACCCCCTTGTGTTATAGTGGGATTGTTCACAAAGACAAAGACAACCAAAAAGGAGAACGCATTGAATCAATCAACTGGCATCGGCAAACGAATCCTCTTCGATGACCACCCAACTCGCGCAGTATTCGACACCAAGGAACTGCCAACAGACGACTCCTATGCGCTCTACCGCGTATACCTGCGTTCTTGGCAACGGCATTCCTGCCGACCGGGAACCGAGGATACTCCCATGTTCGACGTGATATGCCCTGCAAGATGGTGCCGTTGGATTGCTCACGTCAGCATTCTGAACTATTTGGACGACATAAGCTGGTTGGCTTGGCCGGTGGAAGGTGGTGTCAGTTGGCAGCATAGGACAATCGACCCTTATTCCGTCCACTATTCCACCGATACCCATATTCCGGTAATCGACTTGCGCGAAAGCGAAGAATAGGAGAGAACATGTTCGACACTCAGAACACGCCTCGATTCTCGACCATAGGCGTCACCTACACGAAGCATCAGAACAATGCGGCGCTTAGCATGAGTTCCGCCGAAGATTCGACCATGCGCCAACTGGGATTCACCGACCACCGTGAGGGGTATTGGTACCTCTGCCGTTCAGTCTCCCCCGACCATGACATGACATTAAATGTCGAGATTGCCAAGGCCGGTAGCGACTGGCAGATAGACGTGTTGGACGAGAACTTCTGCCAACCCTACGACTACCAGTATTTACTCAACGTGAACCCGACGTTGGATTATCCCAACAAGGTGGCTGACGAATGCGAGAAATGGTTCCGGAAACTATCCGAATGGGGTTTGCTGCACGGCTGGCATGAGGGAATGTACGTCTGAAAAAACAGAAAGGAAAAACAAAAAAAATGAGCATTCTCAACGAGGAACTGGAAGAACGGTATCCCATCGAGGAAGGCGATTGCATCACGCTCACACGGGAGCAGTTGTCGTTGCAGTTGCGTCGCGCATACAAGGCGGGTGCGACCCGCGACTATAAGCGCACTCCGCACGGGCATACGGAACTGTTGAAGATTATCGGAACCCTTCAAGACTCCCACCTATTGCCTGATGGCACGGACTTCGAGGATGTCGTGAGAACAGTTCTGGACGGTCGCGTCAAGGCCATCACCAAATAGGCGTTATACTAGAAACGTCCACACATTCACTTATCCAAGGAGACCACACCATGAGCTGGGACAGATACCAAAGTCGAGACCCCAGAAGAATCGACCCAATGAAAACACCACTCTACGATTACGTGGTCTTGGATACCGAAACCACCGGCTTCAAACCCGAAAACGGGGCTAAACTCATCGAAATCGGAGCCGTGAAAATCCACGGGGGAAAACTCGTAGACCGATACGAGCAACTTATTGACCCGCACCAGCATATCCCCGAACACATCACCTCCCTCACCGGAATCAACGACAGTATGGTCATCGGACAACCCGACGTAAGCCAAGCCATCATCCGATTCGACAAGTGGCTTGGCCCGCGAACCATCATTATGGCGCATAACGCGTCATTCGATTTAAGTTTCTTGGACGCGGCCATGAAAACCGTGAACGGTGGAATGTTCTTCTTTCCACACCGGTTTGTGGACACGTTGGAAATGAGTCGGAAAATCCATCCCGAAAAGCCAAGCCATAAGGTTGCCGTGCTTATCCGCGACTATGGTATCGGTGACGTGGAAGAGCATCGCGCCTTGTCCGACGCGACTCAGGAAAACATGCTGTATGAAGCCATGCGCAGAGAGGAGTTTGGGTGCTAAATGGGATATGAGGACATGTTCAATCCCGAATGCAGGGACTATCTGAAATCACGCAAACCGTCGCAACGGGAGCAGGAGATAGCGAAGCTTGAGAAACAGGCCGACAAGAAGCATGACATGTATGGCAACAAAACCCTCTACGAAGTCTCAGGAGAGGTTGCGGCCATCTACGAAAGCCAGAAGGCGTTGCGCTTGAGGTTGGAAAGCATCGAGGAAAAACTGGACGAACTCTTAAGGACTCAGAAAGGACTGGGGTGAGAAACCTTCTTACATGCCCATGCTGTAACAGCATTCCCGAATTTAAGTATCGGGCTAAATCTGAACTCCACTGCACTTGGGACGACGAGCAATATTTTCTGCCGAAAGGTTGGGGATACTCCCACTTTTGTCCAGTGGATAATGGTTTGCAAACATCTGGCGGAGTCGGCTTCCAAACCTTGCACGACGCACAGCGCGACTGGAACTGTAAGGTTGGAAGTTTTCTCCGTAACCCGCTGAACAGTTTCCACTCGTCCATCGAGACCGGTGCGGAACTGCTGACCGAATTAGATGATTGTTTCGTTGGGCAGCGAATTCAGCTTGGCGACCGGATATTATTGAGTCGGCGTTCTCTAACCGTTCGAGGTATCGTGCAGTTCATCCAACGGGACAGTGTTGGCGAAATCAGCGTCATCCTGCGGGATACGGACACCATCAAGTATGTGATTTATTCGCCGGTCTGGGAGCGTCGGAAGTACATGTTCTCGTATTATATCGAAAGGCGAATGCATTGGATAAAAAAGCCGAAAGGCTCCTCTGCGACGCGTACCATCGTGGACGCTTAGCGGAGATTGACGAAAACAATCAGGAAGCGGCTATGTTCCTTATGTGGAACAGTGGGCACAATATTGTGCTCGCTGTTTTTCTTTTTTAGGAGGAGCCGGAATGTCCCAGCATAGCGACAAAAGCCACAAGAACAAGAAGGTCGTGGTCATTGAGAAGGTGCGGGACAAGTATGGTTCCGTCATCGCTTTGAAGGTTGTATTGTATCGTCGGCATGATAGTGAGAATGGGAAGGTTTGGGATATGAAGCGTTCTCATACGTTCAGTGCGGCTTTCAGTCGTCGTGCTTGTAGGGAACAGGCGAAGACGTTGGCTCGTCAGTGGGCCGATAAGTATGGTGCGAAGGTTGTGAAGAGGGGGTAGTTGCCCTCTTTAATGGTTTATGTTATACTGGGGGTGTTCACATAAAAAACCATTCCAAAAAAGGAGAACACCATGAAAAAACATCGACCCATACGAACTCATGCACGATTGGGATTGGAATACTGCCGTATTACTACTTCCTTTTGCTGAACAGTAAGAGGAGACGGACATCATGCACAGCTTATACAAGACCGCAGGTAAATGCACTCTGAACCGAAGCAAAGTCCGCTACCCCAACAAAAGGGAAGCCCAACTCGCATTGGCTGTCATCAAAGGACGAGGAAATCCGAAACACACTGAGAAACGCGCATACCATTGCCCTATCTGCAACGGATGGCATCTGACCAGCGCCGAAACCGTGAACGATACAGTCCTGTCCGGGAGCGTGCTCCAACACACCAATCCAGACGCGTTCGACACAGGAATGAAAGCGTTCCTCTCTGGTTCCAAACGCGGCAAATATTCCGCAAGCAAAGCCAGCCTGACCCGACGTGTCCGACATTTGCTCCACCTGTTCGCAGCCAACGATATTCCGAATGACTCTTGGGACAATCCATGGTTGTGGGCAACTCTTAGATTCCAAATCATGTGGAGGGGCGGAGACCAGAAGGCCGAACAGCTTCTATCCACTTCGAAGAAAACGGTCAAAATGGCGGGCGACATGCTCACCAAAGACAAGGAGCCGTTCCTTCGCGTGGCTGAAACCCGGAAGGAAGCACAAAAATTACAGAATACACCACTACCGGCATGGTTGGCCGTCGCACTGATGGCCGACAAGGGAAAGGAGCAGAAAGTTTGAACGAAAACGAACTGAAAGAAAGGGCCGTCCACTCATTGCTCCAATCGAAGCTTGGTAAAGTCGCCCCGGCGGAAGCGTTTGTCATCGGATGGCGGAAAGGCTGGGACGAGGCTATCGACATGGCTTTGGAAATCGTTCGCAATGAACTCGATAAAGATGGCGAGAACGAATCGTGATTTGTTCCAAATACACGTGCATGTTGTGCGGAAGAGTCACCGACTTGGACACCGGCTACAAGTACATCATCTCCGTCGTCCAAACAGGCGGTCACGGTCGATGCTCATACGCTCGAACATTGGTCATCTGCCAGCATTGCATGCGCACGCATAAAACCGTCATGACCTTGCAACGCAAATCCTTGAATGAGGAAAACGTTCTTGAATTCCACAGGCCACCGAAAACCCGAAAAACGTCCACCAAGAAAACCGGCGAGAAGAAAGGCTGAACCGTTTTATGGACACCAGTGAAAAGCAGATTATCGGAGAGAACGCCAAATACGTTTCCGACACCATCCCGCAGGAGACTAAGGATGGGCTTCGCGCCCATTTGAAGCCCGGATACGCCATGCCGGACGGCACCCATTATGCGACCGGCAAGGATTACACGGAGTTGATGCGCAATCTGCGCAACATCCAATACTGTGGCTGTCCGCTCTGCCACGACACGCAGTCTGGGCTGAAAACCATTCTCGCAACCAGCGGCATGACCGTCCGTGAGCTTGCCGAGGAAATCGCATGCGACGAATACGATTCGTATTCCGTTGACGAAATCCGCGACCTTGACCCGGAACAGTTGAAGCCGGTGGATGAGATTGTCGAGGATATCAACCGTTGGAGCCACGACCAGCGTGCGCTCGAACACGCTTCCTTCGGCACCGTCAGGCTTCTGTCCGTCTACTTGAACGTCAGTCTCGACCAGATGTACGACGAATTGGATTATCAGACGCTCATCTACACACCATGGGAGGAGGACTCCCACATTTACGGCTATGTGACGGTCATCCGTTACAAGGATGGAAAGTATGAGGTGGATGTTCCGGAATGCCGCTACCAGTGCGACGAAACGTATTGGAACGCGCGTCGCAAGATGGAAGAATCCAACACTCCCATCACGTTGGATGTTCTGCGTAGCGAACCGTGGAGCAAGGAGCATCGCACTCCCGTGGCATTGCCGGAACAGTATCGTGGCAAACAGTATCATCTGGGAGGTCATTCCAGCCTGTCGGCTTTGCTGGACAAGCTGGCCTCACATGATGTTCCGGTGGACGAAAGGGTTCTTATCGCCCTCGAACTGGAGGAACAGTTCCCGTTGCGGTTGACCCCACTGTCTGACAAGGACTGACATTTTTTCGGGGAGGAGCCGATACCGGCTTCCCTCCTCTTACTGTTAGAAAGGAAAACCTGATGGTTAGAAAAATGGTGAGCGTTCAAAAGATTGAGGGAGTGTATCCCATTGAGAACGCAGACCGTATCGAGAAGGTTCGCATTGGCGGATGGATTGTCGTAGTAGGCAAGGACATGGGATTAAAGCCCGGCGACCATGTGGCATATTTCGAAATCGATTCCATGCTTCCAGCCAACGACCCACGCTATACGGACTTGCAGAAGCGTGGTCAGCGTACCGTTCCCGTGTCCAACACGATTACCGGCGAAGAGAAGGAAATCACCGGACACGTGCTACGTACCGCGCGACTGCGCGGAGTGTACAGTCAAGGACTAGTCATGCCGCTTTCAACGATTGGCGTACCGGAGGACACTCCCATCGGCACTGATATCACCTTACAGGCGGACGTGTGGAAGTATGAAGAACTGCCACCATTGAAAGGCGGTGACATGATTGGCGCTTTCAACGCGCCATGCTCCAAGTCCGACGCCACACGAGTGCAGAATCTCACCGCGTATTGGGATGAAATCAGGCGGATTGCGTGGACTCCGACCGTGAAGGTGGACGGCACCAGCACCACAATCTACCGTGATATGGATGATACGGTTCACGTCTACTCTCGCAATTGGGAGTTGAAGCCGGAATGCACGAACATGCAGGTGGCGGTGAAAACCGGATTGGTTGACGCGTTGGAGAAAGGCATGGTCTGCCAGTTCGAGCTGTGCGGCCCAAGTGTCAACGGCAACAGGTTGAAGCTGGCGTCCTATCGTCCATTCGTGTTCGCCGTATGGCGTGACAACATGAAACTCGACCGTAGGGATTGGCCGAAAGCCATGCTTGACAACGCCGTCCCACTGTTAGACGAGACCGAGTGGAAGCCGACCGGCGATGTGATGGACATGATTGCCAAAGTGGATGGTCTGAGAGGCAACGTGACCCGCGACTTGTTGGACGAAGGAATCGTCTGGCATGCGAAAGCGGGCGAACGGTTGAGCGACGACCTGTACAACGAGCTTGGCAGCAACCGTTGCTTTAAAATCATCAACAACAAGTATCTGACCAAGCACGGTCTTTGATGTCGAATAGGGGTCTGGGCTTACTTTTGTGTGCAGACCCCTGTTTCGTCTTTCATATCATTCATGTCTTGTTATACTGGGGATGTTTACAAACGCCGGATGAAACAAAGAAGTGGCGAATTGAATATCTCCAACATGTCGGAAGAGACGATAGAAGAAAACCTACCCGACCTGTCCCCGCATTTGGAGGATGGGTTCAGTCTCAGACAGCTTGAAATACTCCACGACTACGCGGTGGAAGCTTTCAAGGCTGGAATCGAATACGCCAACAATACTCGAAAAGGAGCTATAGATTGACCGATAGGAAACCGTGGGTCATTTCCATTCTACCCGTCAAATGCCCCGATGACATGACCGGCATCCCTAACTATTACATTCAAATATGGGAAAAGTACGTCGGCAAGGTCAAGCCGGAAGGTGGAGACCGTGAGGATTGGATTGAAACCTGTTCCCGACTCTACTGGGGCGTCCGCAATCTAGGTGAGGACGCCATAGTCCGAGTGCATGGGAAAACCGACCTCGACTCGAAGAGGCTAATCGGATTACCGCACTTCGGACAAGTGTTGAACATGCCGCCAATCGACCAGTATGCAGACCCATCTCATGCCGACCGTTACGCCATCAATCCCAACGTGCGCATGCTCATGCATCGGAAGACGAAACTCAGTTCCATCTACGAGGATGACATCAAACATGCGTTCGCTTCTCTTATTAAGGACGGTGTCTCGTCGTTCTTCATCAAATTCATGAACCAAGCCAAACTGCTACCGAATTTGAAAATCTCCGGAACTAATCTTGACGAGCTTGAACAGCAGGTGCAGGAGTGGGGAGGTTGGGCGTTTGTTCGTGCGGATGATGACCCGAATGCTCTGCTTATTCAGGAGAATGTCGATATCCAATACGAGTATCGCATGTTCATGGTCGGCAACCAGCCTGTCTGCGGCGCTGGCAATATCGGATTGAAAACACCAATCGACAACATGCATACGAGATTCGACCCTCAAATGCAGAAGCATCGTGACGACACCACCGTTAAGAATGTTGAACTCAGACCGGAATTGGCGGAACGATACCGTGAGTTCGCCACGCGAGCCGGACGCATGTTCGCTCACTGCGGTTACGGCGCGTACACGCTCGACCTGTGTCTTATCAACGGTGAAGTGTCAATCGTGGAATTGAACGGTTTGATGAATTCCGGACTGTTCGCATTGAACATGAACGATTTGACGAGCGCGTTGCGAGTCAATTGGAAACAGTGCCTTCCCCCGGTTCTGCTTGAAACGGCTATCTAAAAAGAGAGGAATAATATTGGAAAACGAAGAAAAAGAATGCCCCGCATGTGCCAGATGCGAGGTGTCGTTATCGGATTATCCGAACTGGTGTCGATGCAACAGTTCAGCACTCCGCGATTGCGTCAATCGGCTCAACAATTACGATGCTGGAATCGTATTCGGGATGCATTTCGGAGACCCGGACTTCGTACTGGAAGGCGACCCTAATCCAGCAAAAGAGAACATTCTGTTCTTCAAAGCGGATAAAAAGTACGTTTATCTGGAATTCCTCACCATGGGAGACGAGAACGCTCCGAAAGAGCATATTCCAATAGTCCGAATGTGCAAACCCTGCGTGGCTTTCATGGGGGAATATTTTTGGAGCAAATATCTTCCGAAAGAGTTTTGGGAAGGATACGAGCAAGCGGTGTTACACACTCTGAAAAGGCTGGTGGACGACCCCAGTGTCGAATCGGACGCCGACCTGATTAAGTATGCGAGAGAAATCGTCCACGGCGACATGCTCATCGACTGGTAGTGTCTGTTGGCTTGTTTTTAAGGAGCGCGTTTTTGGACACGCTCCTTTCTGTTATCGACTTTGACTATCCGTTTTGTGATGCGCGAGAAAAAACTATGTACTATCACGTACTATACTGGGATTATCTACATAGAGAGGGAGTATTTTTGAGACCACAATCAGAAGACACCGGGGAACTCACCACCGTCATCGACCCCGCGTCCATCACACGCATGGCGTCCAGCCATCCAGACAACAGGGAGACCACCATGTATGGCAGACATGGCAAGCATGACGGTAAGCCGCCAAAAATCAAAAGGTCGCGGACTAAAACAGATAAACCCAAACATCCCATAGAACAGGTCATGCTATTCGTCATGCTCGCCGTAAGTATTGTTTTCTTGGCTGGAACGGTGCCGCTTCTCTGGTTCATGCCGGTTTCGGAACCAGAGGATATGATTGTCCGACCTATTCTGACTGGCTTGATTGGTGTGGCGGCGGTTTCCGCCGACATTCCGGCTTGGATATATTTCGCCCGTTGGCGTCGGAATTTATGTAAAAGCCAAATTTGAAACATTTCCTTGTTATACTGGAATCAACCACATTCAAGCAAAAGCAAGGAAAACACATGCCTAGAACCACACTGGCCGATGTCGCATCCGACTACGTGCGCAAACACCAGCACGAGCGACAATGCCGACAACTCGACTCCAACAGCCGGGTCACGCTCACCGTCATCCAAAACCAGTGGGCGAAACTTGCAGGACAGGAACCCATGACCATTTTCGACGCGCCGGAAGTCGTAATCAGAAGCATCGAAACCACACAACGCGGCCACGAACTGTTCGACCGCACAAAAGAAACAAACGGGGTCGTCTACTACGGCCTGAAAAACTGAAAGGAAACAAAAACATAATGTCGGAACTCGCAGAGGACACCAGAAGGGTAACGCTTCTACTGGGAGACAATCCGGAAGGAAAAACTCAATGGCATACATGCTTGGACTTGTCCCACAACGAGTATGCCATCCAAAAACTGCGTGAGACCGGAAGACTGGAAGCGGGGAAGGCCACTTCGCTGACCGTCGGACAGTTGCAGAACCTTCTCACCAAGGCACAGAAGGACGCCCACGGGTTCCAAGACACTCCCGCCAGCAAATGCTTGCGGGGCAGTGAGCCTGAACGGAGACTACAGGCATACAAGTTCGCTGAAAACCTCAACCGTGCCCTCTGTGAAGGCTCTCCCGTGTATTGTTCGGAGTTTGAGCCGAGGCTGGACTTATCTTTCCCGAGTTTCAAGGACTGACCATAATTGGGAAGGCATTCAAACAGACAAGCCCGACCGACGACGATAGGCGAGACGCCTTCTTTTGATAGTCTTATCGCCGCCGGGGTGAGGGATGGTGAGGAATGGGCGAGACAGCGTGTGCAGAAAAGGATAGCCGCCGTACTGTCCGTTCTTGTCGCCCTGTCCTTGTGTTGTGGCGGCGGATACTATTGGTGGGATACCCAAGGCAAGGCGAAGCGTGCCCATGCCGAAGCTGAGGACGCCTGTTTCCAACAAGTCAGCAGGATGACGGAATCGTATAATAAGTCGCTCCGACTGTATGCTCAGGTGTCTTCCAAGTTCAACGAATTGGACGAATCATATGATTTGGACACGTTGGCCGCTTTGCAGGATAAGAAACCGAAGGAATATGAGAATCTGCATTGCTCCACGGATTTGGATGGCGACAATCGGAGGGCTAGGTCTTTGAAACGTTCGTATGATGAGCTTTCGAAGGAGTATCGCAAGGCTCTTACCCCCATTAGAAAATAGTATGCTATACTGGAAACGTTCACATACAGCCTATCGTTTAGGAGAAAAACTTGCACAACGATAACGTCAACCACCCCAACCACTACACGTCAGGCCCCTTCGAATGCATCGAACTGACATCACGATACCCGTTCCTAGGAGGCAACGCAATCAAATACGTGTACCGCTGGCAGGGCAAGAACGGTCTGGAAGACTTAAGGAAAGCCCTCTGGTATCTGAACCGAGCGAAAGAGGAAAGCCCCTACGAGCCTCTTGGACTCTATCCGCTCGACTCGTTTGTTCCACCCTACTGTTACTTCCACATGGACGACGAATCAGTGCATATGCTGAGGAAACTCGCCCGACTCAACTGGCAGAACATGCGAGGATTCTGGAAGGGCATGGCCGAACTCGCTTGCGACCACAAGTCCGGCTACACCCGCGCCAAGAAGACGTTGGAGCGTCGAATCCGACTGCTGGAATCCATGCTGACCGACGAGGAGCAGACCGTCCTGTCCGCCATCTGGCAGGACAAGGAGCTGACCGAATCGCAGAATCGAATCGCCTACCGTCTGCAAGCCCGTGGTCTTGCGAAACTGGACAAGTCCGATGGCGTGTGGAACCCGACCGGAAAGGAGCGCTGACATGAAGGAGGAGAACGAAACGTTCCTTGAGCGAGTGTCCTATGCTATGTTCCGGTATGGTCTGGGTTTGTACTTGCTGTCCGGAATGGTGTCCCTGTTGGGGCTTGTCGGCTCTTTTTTGCTGAAACGATTTTCTTGGTATTGGGGTTTGCCTTTCGTCGTATGCGGCATACTGTTTCTAGTCGTGTTTCCACTGGCGTTGTTTCTCCTGTCGGTGGATGATTGGAGACAGAAAAAACATGTCGGAGAAAACGAGATTAAGGTTTCGTAGAATCGAAGCCGGATTGTTGAAAGCCTTCCATCGGGGTTTCAGTCTGTTGCTGGCGGTGTTTCTTTTCACTTTGCTGGCGATTGTGGTGCTTCATCTCGTATTTGGAACGTATGCGGTCGGGCTTCTGGTCATTCCGTCCGTCGTGGTGATTATCGAGGCATTACTGGCGGCTTTGGATTTTCTGTTTGAGTTCCTTGCAGGGGATGTCACGTATGAGCAAGCTGGCATAGAACCCCCCGAAGGGACTTTTTCTAAAAATTCTGAGGATTCTTCCGTGATGGATGACTCTCGTATGTTTGCCGCCGTTTTGAAGGCTTCCCGCAAGTCCGGAAGGCCGAAGAAGGACGACACGCGCTGACGTTAAGTTGTCCCCCCTAAGATAGTACAAGTTATATTGGACTTGTCCACATATGGTAATATGGGGGCATGACTGGTACAACACACTCAAAAGAAATCCTGATGATACGAATCGGATACGCACCCCGACAAGGCCGCGTATACTTCCAACCACACACCGTGATGCAGGAATACCTCCGATTCAGCAAAGAACACGACAACCACGTCCTATGGAAATGCGGAATCATCGGCGTCATGAAAAACGTGGAGCAGGTAATCCTGTACGCGCACGACGAAGACCTCATGCTCATAGGCGAGGTGACTGGCTTCGGAAGCCCATACAATCCAAGGACATGGGACGAAGGAAGCTTCTACCAATGTCCCAAACCATGGTCTAAAGAACCAGCCAAATACTGGATAGCGTTGGACAACCTGAGACCATTGGAAGGGTTCAACCCAGACCTGTATGAACTCGCCGCAGGTAAGGACAAGGGCAAACCATTGTCCTTGGTGTTCGAACGCAAGGTACCCATGCTGACCATGGCCGACGCCGAGGGCAAACGCAAGTCCGCTACCACTTCCCGACGTTCGGGGCTTACCCGTATTCGACTACGTGAGGTGTGAATGGTTCCAGTATTGGACACATTCGCAAAAACACCCTATACTGGAAGTAGTCACATAAGAGTAAGGATAACACCATGACCGAAACACTCATGGACAGACGCGCAGTATTCATGCGCATCAGTTCGGAATCAGACCTCATTGGAAAAGCCAGCGTCAAACCCGACGAAGACACCATCATCCGCTACAACTGGCGACAGGCGGAAAGCATGATGGATGAAATCATCAACCATGCGGAACAGAACGATGGCAAAGCCATCATCCCGTTCGACAGCATCGTCTCAGTCCGCTCGCTCGACACCTGCTCCCAGTTCATCCTCTGGCGCACCGACGGCAGATATCTCATCGGCAAACTGTACGAGTCCGGAGAGGACTACAAGTACGGTATGGACGACCGTGACGGCTACACCGCACCGACCGCACTGCGGGCGAAAACCGCGTCCCGCTGGGTGAAGGTCAAGAACATCAAAAGCGGGGATGACTTCCCGTTCGAGAAATGGTATATCGAAGCATACCGTCATCGCGCTCGTAGCAAGACACCGTTGGATGCAGCCTTGAAGAACAGTCACATGAACGTCATGTTCGTATATAAGGAGGAGGGTAAGGAAGATGCCTAAAATCATCGTGCCGGGCAAACGTCTCACGGCGGATGTCACCCATAAGATTCAACCTATGATTACAGTCAAGGATACGACCGGCAGGGAATGGTTCGCCCGAGCCATGTTCCTTAGTCTGAACCGTGGGACAGGCGACAATTGGAAGGTCGAGGATTTCAGCCTTTCCATCGCTGCCAAGGAAAATTACGCGTTCTACAAGAACACCAAGCTTGGAGTGGAAATCCGTCTCGACCAGAATCCTGAACTCAAGAAACTGGTAAACGAATACGTGTCCATAGTCAAAAAAGACACCACTCAAGCCGGAGCCTGATTTTTACCAAAACAGCAAGAATAGAACCTCCCTTTCGCGTAAGGTTGTTTACAGCGAAACGGAGGTTTTCTTTTATGGTTTATAATCCGTCAGAACCGCGTGACCCGCTGGGCAAGTGGATGAAAGCGCATGGTGGCAATCCGAAGGCGAGTCTTGCCGATAATGTCAAAAATCTCAACTATGCGGAAGAGCATGGGGCGGCTGTCGATACCAAAAACACGCCGACAGCGGTAATTGACCAGATAGCCAAGACCGGCAAAGACGAGGACAACCGGCTGGAGGCGCTGATGAACCCGAACATCAGCGACGAGACGCTTGACTCGTTCAAGTACAGCGACGACGTGAGGGAGCGCACGGCAGTCGCGTCCAATCCGAAACTGGACGGCAAGACGCTCGACATGATGGCGGACGATGACAACTTCTATGTGAAACGTGCCGTGGCCCTCAACCGCAACACCCCGACCAACACTCTGGAACGGCTCGAAGGTGATGCCGACAAGGACATTGCCGACTACGCTCTCATGGCATGGTGTCGGAACCGTTCGCTGGAATACTGTAAGGAAGGCGATTACGGTAATCCCAGCGTCCTGCTCGGGCAGAACAGATACCATCAAACACTGAGGCTCGAAGAGCTTATGGACTACGACGATGTGAGAGACCCCATGCCGCTACCGGGGCAGGACGGTTACAACGACTATATCGAGACCAACGAGAAACTGCATGTCTGCGACGCGTACACGTCGGAGATAGCCACGGAGGCGGCTAGGAACGGCGACTACGACGCAGCCTTGCAAATCTTCGAGGCCGGTCACAGCGAATGGACAGACGACAGGGCGGGAACCACCTTCCCCCTTAGCAAAGGCAGGATGAAATGCCCCGCCATGGCTATCGACGCGGAGACGAAATTGGCTGACCAGTTCCTCTACCACGCCTCGTCCGAGCAGTGCGAAAAACTCCATGAGCTAGGCTACGATTCGTCGGCGCAGGGCATACTGAACCGTTTCGACATGACCAACACCATCAGCACCCGCCCCATGGCGGAACACTGCACGGTGCCGGACAGGCTCGACAGGCTCTCCCAGTCGAAGGACTCAGAGACGAGACTTCATGTGGCGGGCAATCCGAACACCAGCCTTCACACGTTGGAGACGCTAAGCGAAGACAAGGACGAGAAAGTCAGCCGTAGGGCCGTCATGAATCTTGAACATTGCCGTGAGAATCAAAGGCTTTCGGACGAATACGCGGGAGTCGATTTCAACGATGACAGCGGATACGACGATATCCAATTCGAATACTAAAAGAAATTGGAGGAGGAATGTACAATCCTTTACAAGCAAGAGACCCGCTGGGCAAATGGGTCAAGGAGCATGGCGGCGCTTCAAGATTTGTTAGGTGAGGATTCCCCGCCTCTTGTGGGCGGGGAGGAATCGCCGTTCTAGGCTCGTTCCTTTTGGGTTTGTATGTATCGTCTGACGGTGTCCTCGCTGATGTGTCCGACGCTTCCGAAGTAGGTCGATGGCGACCATAGGCCACTTCCCCAGAATTTTCTTCCTTTGAGTGCGGGGAATTGGGTGAATATGCGGACGGCGCTGATTGATTTGACCGTTCTGGCGATTTCGGCAGGGGCGGTCTGCGGGTTGGCGGTGACGAACATGTGGACGTGGTCGGGCATGACCTCTATCTCCTCCAACGTCCATCCGTATGCGGCGCAGGTCTCGGCTATGGCGTTGCGGCATGCGATTTCGACTTCTCCGGTGAGTATCTTGTGCCTGTATTTGGTGCAGAAGATAATGTGGTAGCCGAGTTCATAGACTTGGTGACTATTTCGTTGCATGCTCATAAAACCTATGGTATCATAAGAGGCATGACCATTGGGAAAAGCAAGACGGCGCAACATAGGGAAAGCATGGTGAATGCCACACCCCAACGCACCCTCGTACTCCCATTGGACATCTCACCTGAACAGTACGGAATCTTCGAGGGATTGGCCGACTCCTACAACCGCATGTGGGGTTCGCTTGTCTCATGGTGCGACAGCAACCGTTCGGTCAACCGCACCAGAATGCAGAAGGACAATTACGCGAGACTCCGCGCCGAATATCCGGAACTGCCATCCCAGTTCGTCTGCATAGCCATGCGCGACGCCGCCGGAGCGGTGCGCTCGTGGAACTCGAACCATCCGAAACGCCGGTGGAACCTCAAGGCGTCACGCAGGAAAAAGACCATCAACTACGATTTGAGGGTCATGTCCCTGCGTGGCAACCTGCTGTCGTTGAGCGTCACGCACGGCAAGAAAAGACAGCGGATACTGTTGCCGGACATTCCCGAATGGTTCGACCGCAGATACTCCGAACGCAAATTGAACGCGGCCAAACTCGTCCTCGACCCGGACGGGCGAAACGCGAGCGTCATGCTCGTATACCGCCTACCCCAGTCCACTCCAATCGAACATGGGGACGTACTGGGCGTTGACTTGGGACAGCACTCCCTCACCATGGATTCGAGAGGAGGTGAGACCTCCTATTCCCGCATGCAGGGAATCAGACGCCGTTACGCGCACAACAGGAAGACATTGCAGGAAAAAGGCACCCGAAGCGCCCGCCGCCGGTTGAAGGCGATGAGACATCGGGAAGAGCGGTTCATCCGTGACGTCAACCATCGCGCGTCCAAAAGATTGGCGAACACTCCGAACGTGAGTGTCATAGCGTTCGAGGACTTGGCGTACATCCGCCGTCAGGCGAGGAAAGGAACCAAGACCGGCAGAAGACGCCGCAACATGCTCAACCAGTGGCCGTTCGCCCAACTGCAAGAGTTCACCGCCTACAAGGCCGCAAGGAACGGCGTCAGAATCCTAATGGTAGACCCCGCCTACACGAGTCAGAAATGCAACCGTTGCGGATACGTGGACGCGAGAAACCGCAATCACGCGAGATTCGACTGCCTCCGTTGCGGGCACAGCGACAACGCCGACCATAACGCCGCGTTGAACATCCGAGACAGAGCCATACAAAACCTTGGATAGACCCAAGGTCAGGGTGCCGTCAACCACCCATGATGGATGGGGTGCCCGCGACGACCTCCCTTACGAGAGTCGCGGGGGTCACGCCCACGTCCAAGCCGCGACGCTCGTCATCGCGGTAGTTGACTCCCCATGCCTCGCCGGAAACATTGAACGTTCTGGCCGATGACGGTTGGACTCAGACCCGCATCAACGTCGCCGGTAATCCGAATACTTCGACGGAAACATTGGACTATATGTCCGACCAGTGGAGTCCCCATGTGAAGCGTGCTATCGCGACGAACTCGAACACGTCCGTTGAAACGTTGAAGAAACTGTCCCACGATTCGGATAAGTCCGTGAGACAGTTGGCTTATTCCGGATTGAAGCAGAAAGGTGAGAAACCTATCGACAAGCCATTCAAACCGGCCAAGCCGGTCGAAGACGACAATCCCGGAAAATACATGAGCGCCGATTTCGACCCGATGGAATACTTCGGTCTGAACGACTGATTCAATCCGCCGATTCTGAATCCCTCCCCTATTGGAATATCCGTTGGGGGAGGGATTTTTCCGTTTTCCGAAGGTTGACAACAGTCGAAACCATTAGAGTCGAAACCAGTGATACAGGAAAGATTCCACAGAATCGAAAGTGGTTGACCCGAAATGGCAAGAGACGGTTTCTATCGTCCGGAAAGCTTCATCAGCCCCGGTAGCGAATACGGTCTGCTCCGAGCGGCGACACCGGACAGAACGGTATGGCTGTATGCGAAGATTCCTTGGACGAGCGCACTATTGGATGGTGCGGGCGACTCCAAAAGGAAGGAAGCCGAGCAAAGCTTCATGGCTTTCTTCGACGGGCTGGCCGGTGAGGTCAGCGTGGCGGGCATGCGCTACAGGGATTTGCTGAAAAGCGAATACCGTGAATTCCATCTGCTTACGGGTTCCATGCCTATCCCCTACCGTCCGCCGGTAATGCAACAGGATGATTTGAAAAGCTATCAGGCTTACTATTACCGTAATCTGAACGTGTGCAAGCAGTTCGCTGTCATCGGAGTCCCGTTGAAACTGGGTGGCGAAGCCGGTAGGAAAGGCCGTAAACAGTCGCTTCTTCGGAAAGTCACCACGAAGTTCAATCAGCTTAGCTTCTCCATGGCGAACGGTTACGCCATGTTTGAGGAGTATCTGCCGGACGCGCATCGTATCGAACGCATCATGTTGAACGCCGGTCTTATCCCGTTCACCATCATGGAGGAAAGCGAACGCGAGCAGATGGTTGCGATGATGGAGACTTGGTGGGTGAGTCGAGCGTCCGCGTCCGCCCTTCCCATCATTGCCGAGAACGACCACCTGCATTTCTTCCCGAACAGTAAGGTCTGCCAGAACGCGAAACGACTATACGATGAGGGAATCGATTGCGACCAGTGGAACATCGACAGCGAGTATCCGGCGTCCATCTGCTTCGCCCGAACAACCCAGTTCGCACAATCGGACATCACCGACCCGTCCAACCTGTGGATTGCGAAACTGATGGAAGTCGCTACGGCGGGTGGCGCGAACGCCGTCGGAACGTCCATTCGCGGCAAGGTCGAACCCGGCAAGGTGACGGCTGACACGATTCGCCGTAACGCCCGCACGATTGACGAGAACATCAAGGAACGTTATCAGCATGGCCGTGAGGCTTCCGCCGATATGACCGATTTGAAATATCGTCTGGACTATAAGAAGGCCATTTACAATTCTCCCGAAATGCCGCCGAGCATCATCGATTTGAGTGTCGCCACCTGTGTGGCAGGTAACGCTCAGATTGCCGTGGACTCGTTGCAGAACATCCAGAATTTCGAGTTCACGAATCTGACCACGGCCAACGAACAGTTGATGGCGTTCAAAAGCATGCAGGCGTGTTCTCCGGTGCGTATGACACCGTATGAGATTCACTGGTCTGCGACCTGCGTGGCTGGTGGCGGCGTGAGTAGTTTCGCCAAGGCCGGTGATGATACTGGAGCACTGGTCGGATTGACCGAAGCGAACCGGCAACCCGTTTACGTGGGCACTACCACCGTGCAGGATAAGGATACCCGACCGGGCATTCTGGTCATCGGTGAAACCGGTTCCGGAAAGTCCATGCTGTTGGTGAGCCTGTTCCTCCAGTGGATGCTGATTGACTCCCGTAGCGGCAAGGGCAAAACGCCTTGTATTCTCGTCAACCCGAAGGAAGGCAACGACTTCGAGGATGCCGTCCTGTCCCGTAACGGAACAGTGCTCCGAATGGATTCCGACATCGCTGACGGAACATTCGACCCGTACAATGTGCTCCGAAGCGAGGAAGAGGCCAAGGATATGGCCGCTATCATGATTTCCGATATTCTGAAACCTGACGGCGATACCTCCTATGAGCTTACCGTTAAGGCCATGCTGGATTACGGTTACAAGAAGGGTGGCCGCTGTTGCGGGACAATCCTGTACAAGGCGGCTACCGACTTCCGTGCTCTCCAGCAAGCGGGGAAAGACCCTTCGCAATACAACTTGTATCCGGACACGTTGGACGTGTTCAAACTGATTACGATGAGCGTCAATACGAACCAGTCGTTGCGTCTTATCTTCGGTACGAACGATAACGTGACCCCTTTGCGTGTCAGTCAGAACCTTACCCTTATCAACGCTGGAAACCGTTCCATGATTCCGGAACAGGGAGCCGAGAACACCGTTACAGGACGTATCCAACGTTGGGTGCTTCGTATGATTGTGTTCGGCGCGGGTGCCGCAGTAAGCGAACGAGACGGAATGGTCGGCATCGATGAGGCTTGGGCAATCCTAGGCGAGGACAAGGGTGCCGCCAAGGTGAACGAGTGGATGCGTACCGCACGTTCCCGCCGTTTCACTCCGGTGTTCGCCTCCCAGAAGGTCAAGGAGTTCATCAACGCTGGTATGACAGGCGGTATCGGCCGAGCGTTCCTGCTGGCTTTGGACGACCCGATTCAGGATTCTCCTGCCCGTGACGCTTTGCGACTGTTGCAGATTGAGGATTCCGGCAATCGTATCCGCTCCCGTATGAGCATGGGTGATACGAAGGAGAACGATGAGCCGAACTGGGCTGGCATGAGGCGTCTGCGTATCAAGGACAAGGAGACCGGCAAGGACAAGACCATTCGTGGTGCCGTCGCCTACTTCAAGGATTCCAGCAAACAGCCGGTACCCGTCGAAGTCATCATTCCGCCAGACCTGTTGAAGGAAATCTCCACGACCGCAACCGATAAGATTCGCCGTGAAGAGGAAAAGAAGAAAGCAATGCAAGCGTCAGAAACGCAGGAAGGACAAGAACAGTGAGTTACAAGGATTTCTTCGGAGAGAATCGTCCGATGCCCCATAAGACGGAGGATGAGCAGAACATCACACCATTGTCTCCGCCGACGTTCGACACCACGCCGGTCGTTGAAAAATATGATGTGATGTCTTTCCAAGGCTTCTCCAGTGGAAGACCGTTGCTGTTGGAACGGCCCACCAAGTATGTGAATCGTATCGTCAATTCGATGAAGCAGATTATCGCCATTCCGGAGAACGACCAATATGGTGGGGTCGAGGGAAGGGTCTACCTGTCGCCTATCTTCACACTCCCCGTGGCACTGCTCCATGAGGGAGACAAAATCGGCAATGAGACAGTGAACCGTTATCCGTATCTGCATTCCCCGACGAACCATGACTGGAATGCGGACGAAATCAGTCTGGACGAGTATCTCCTCGCCATCGAATACATGTTCGTCATCCATGACATTGCTCAGGAAAGCACCGAAGGAGACCTGCTCACCTATGGTGTGGACGGAGATTATACGATGGACGATGACGCGTGGAAAACCGCTTGCGAATGGTCTAAGGAAATCAGCAAACCATTGTCCGACCTTAATCGTGGCCGACTATTGGGTTTTGCCATCAACAGTAAAAGCGAGAAGGAAGTCGATACGGTCGTGAACCTGTTCGACCTTTGGGGGGAGGAACGGGAACCGCAACAGATTCTATCCGACGCGCAGACCGCGGCGGGCGATGTGGAAGACCTTTACAATATGGTGTTCAGCATACCATTCGAACCATTCCACTGATTTCCCTCCCCTTACCTAAAAAATTCTGTTAACTTGGAAGAGATGGCAAAAATCTCTTCCAAGTTTTTTGTAAGGCGGGTACAGTGCAAAGTTTTGGAAAAATGGCGGCGACGGGGATGGCTGGCCTACTCCTCTTCGACATGATGATAGCGGTCGGCGTGACCAGTATGAGTACCGTGTCCGATACGACCATGATGTCCATTCGCTCCAACGGATGCAAGAAGACCTCTGCCCAAAGCAGTTCGGACAGTGGGAACAGTCTCATAGACAAGTACATAGCCAAGGCCGAGGAAATGGCTAAGGACGACAAAATCGGTTATAGCCAGTCGAAACGAAAACTCAATCCTGATGTTGACTGTTCGAGTTTCGTCTACTATGCGCTGACAAAGGGTGGCGTCAAGAATCTGGGCGACTCCCCATTTAATACGTCCAGTATGGATGACCCGATGAGCAAGGCCGGTTTCACCAAAACCGACTTCGATGGTTCCGCAGACAAGCTCCAGAAAGGTGATGTTGTATGGCGGGACGGCCATACGGAAATCTATATCGGGGATAATAAGACCGTTGGCGCTCACGAGGATACCGATGGCAAGGATGGTGACAGCAAGGGGGACGAGGTGTCGGAAGTCCCGTTTGATTACGGTGGCGGTAAATACACTTCCTGCTATCGTCTTTCCGACTCTTCCGCGTCCAACTCCTCCGACTCCTCCTCTTCGGACTCCAGTAGCTCCAGTTCATCTTCTGATTTCAAAACCAATGATGTAGCAATCAAAATCGCCAAGGCGTTCGCGTCAGCGGGATTCTCCAAAGCGGCCACGGCTGGAGTATTGGGCAATGTGTATGCCGAATCCGGTTTCGTAGCGGACAGAAGCAGCCCCGACAATGGATACGGTCTCGGACAATGGACTCCCCGAAGCAAAATCCGCACTTGGATGGACGCCAACGGACTGGAGGGCACGCCTGATTCGGACGAGGACGGGCAGATAAAAATGCTTGTGGCAACCGCGAAAAGCTCCTTCAACAATCATTACTTGTCGGAAGCCAAGGCCGAGATAACCGTCAAGAACGACAGTCTGTATGATACTTGGCATGAAGCCAGCGACCCGGAAGTGGCCGCAGTCGCATGGATGGCCGGATGGGAAAGGCCAAATTGGGCATCCCGTAATGAGGATAACCGAAAACAGGTAGCCAAGAACTATTACGACAAAGGATTGAACGACATCTCCTTCAACGGCAAGAGTGGAGACTCCGATGATGACAGTTCCCAATGTTGCACACAATCCGACGATACGGACGGAACCACCGATACCACGTCGGCCAATGTGACAGTAACCAATTCCGTTCAAGCATATACGGATAAGTATGGTCAGGCCGCATTTGACATTGGCAAGAAGTACGGTATCCCATATGAGGCGATTCTTGGACAGTCCGCAGTGGAAAGCGCTTGGGGCGCTTCCAATCTGACGACCAAATATCATAACTTCTTTGGCATCAAGGCGGTCAATGGTCAAAAGTCGGTCAAGCTTGCCACCAAGGAATGCAATCAAGGTGGATGTTACGATACGACCGGTGATTTCGCGGTCTACGATTCCGACGAGGATGGTTTCGCCGGTTATGGCAAGTTCATCACCGAGAATTCCCGTTATGCGACGGCATTGCAGAAGCGTACCGACCCTCACGCGTACATTCAGGAGTTAAAGAATGCCGGATATGCCACGGACAATAATTACGTCTCGACCGTTTGGGGTGTGACACAACAGTTCATTGCTTACATCAAGCAGACAAACAAGTTCCCGCCATCGTCAGAAGTGCAGTTTGATTCCGCTCCCCCGGCTGACACGGGTGGTTCCTCAAGCGGTTCCTCAGACGATTCCGACGCGAACACCACGTGCCCTGTGAGTGACGATAGCGGTAGTACTTCGTATGGTTCCGTCGGCGGTGCGCCTACCAAGGATGGGGACTTTTCTTGGATGTGTTCGGGCAATCAGAAGATTTGTAGCGCGTCTGACGCTGGTGTGTTCTACCCGCATTTGGAATATGGTCATCAGTGCGTCTGGTATGCATGGAACCGTCTTGCCATGATTCACGGCAACGAAGGCTGGTCTTGGGTTATGGGTAACGGTGGTGACATCGCCAACAATTTGAAAGGCCAATCCGGTTGGACGGTCGATGGGAACCCTAAACCCGGTGACGGTATATCAGGTCGTGGTAGCCCGTTCGCCGGTGGTGGTGATTGTGGTCACGTGGCCGTGGTTGAGGAAGTGTCCTCCGACCCGTCCGGTTGGAAGATTCGTATTAGTGAAGGCAACCGTGATGGTTCCGCGTCGTTCTCCTCCTATGGTTCTCGATGGCTGACGAAATCCCAGCTTTCCAGCACTGACTGCCAATTCTTCCGTAATTCCAACTGGAAGAAGTAGTTTGAGTTATAGCAAAAAGAGAAGGAATGTAGATTCCTTCTCTTTTTGCTTGTGTAATGCACTATTCTCTGTCGTGGATGGTGGCCGCATCCTTCGCCGGGTCAAGGTCTGGTGCCTGTTGCTGACCGTTGGCTGTGTTTCCGGCCTGAATCAAATCGTCCCACATGCTCCAATCGACTTTTCCATCCATGCCTCCCATGCTGGTGGGCGCGTTCAGTACGCGGGTGATGCCGGTTGGATTCATACCATTCCAATTTAATGCGCCTGAAACCGGGATGGCGATTCTGTTGCCCTCACCGATACTGTCGGCCACCCGGTCGGGAGTCCATGCGGTCAGGAACGGGTTAATCCACCAATTCTGGTTTCCTACATATTCGATGTCGGAGACCTTTCCATTTTTGATGGTGAGGATGTCGTCAATCTGATAATCCCGCCATGCCGGGGTGAGCGCATTGTAGCCGCCCATCGAATAAGTGTCGCCGCTAGTGACGAGGATGGAACGAACCTTGCCTTTGACTCTTACCTTGCCGTTTTCGAGCACTGTGGCCGTCGGGTCTTTGACCCATCTGGTTCCAGTGCCCCATACTTCGTTCTTCCACCACACTTGGGAGGTGGGCATGGTGTCGCATAAGGACTGGTAGTCGGAGGTGTTGCACACGTAGGAGGGGGCGTTGCCTCCCCATCCCTGATTGATTTTCACGGAAGTTGGCATGTCCGCCGGAGTCTCGATATTGTCCGGTGTTCTTAATGCGGCCAATACTTGGTCTGCTGGCTGTTTGGTCCACTGGTGTGGGTCTGCGAGCGAGTCCACTCCCCAATTGCGCATGTCCTTTTCCATTTGGAGGGCGATGGTCTTGTTCTGTTCCTTTTGTTTGTCGGACAAGACTGGGGTTTTCTTCTTTTTGGTCTTGTTGGTGGAGCTGGAGGAGCTGGTGTTGGCGCTGGCTTGGGTCTCTTTGGTGGACGTGACGTGCTTGCGCCATGCGCACCATCCGATGACGAGCGCCAACACTAGGACGACTGCTGTGATTATGGTGATGGTTTTTTTGTTGTGGGACATGAGTTCAGCCTTTTGCTAGGAAGTTCGGACGGGTGTTCGAACATCTAGAAGAATCTTAGCGAGAAACCCTGCCGTCAGCCTTCTTGTACTGGGATTCCCTTCCATCCAACCCGTTCTTTCCGAGGCGAAGCAGGATGGTGTTCATCCACATGACACCCGTGGGGATGAGGTATCCGATAAGTGCGAGCAGGAGGCAGAAATTATCTCCGGGGTTCCAGTGAACGTAGAGCATTGGAACGATTGCCATGAGCACGCAGTCGATGGGGATGTCACGCAGTTTGCCCTCATGGAATTCGATTCGGAAGCACCAGATGATGGTTTGGAGGATGGCAACGAAGATGAGGAACGTGAAGATGTCGAATGCTCCGACGGCGATTGAGGGGATGACTGTTCCGAAGAAGTTGTTGAACATCGTTTCGAACGTCTGTCCTGCACTGGTCATGGACAGTCCTCCGATTGCGAGGACGATGACGCAAATCGAGTAGACGATGAACGTGCCAATCGAGATAAGTAGCGTTGCCATTTTGTTTTCTCCTTTTTCTTTAGGTCATAATTTGTTTCCTTATGGCGACTTTTTTTGTGGACATTCTCAGTATAGCATGAACCTAAACTTTCTACAATAACTCGCCACCCAAGACGACGACACGCCAAGAAAACACCCCAACCAGCCCCAACCTCCCCCAAACAATTTTCCTGTTTTCAAAAGGTTTACAACAAACAGTCCATTAGTGTCGTTAATAGATTTCCGACATTCAAAAAACAGATAATGAATGGAGTCCTCGATGGCACAGAATCGCGGTGGACGAAGCCGCAGTAGGAGCAAAGAGCCGACCCATATCTGGAGCGGCTTCTGGTGTGGACTCATAATCATCATCGGCGTAATCCTCTGTACTTTACTGAGACTTCCGCTCATGCCGTTCATCTGGCTGGGAATCCTCGTAGGAGGAACCACGGCCACCTATCCGACGCCCGCACGTAAGACAGACCCCGTAGACCCGAAGAAACTCAACGTCTACTACCGTTGGAAGGATATGTTCTCCGGGCTGAAACCTTACTCCCGTCCCGAAAAGGACGACGAGTTCGATGAGAACCCCGAGACATTCACAGACCTCATGTCCAAGTCCGATTGGCTTGCCGTGCATAGGGTCTCATGGTGGGTCGGCTGGTTCGTCGGCCTGTACGCCAGTCGTGGATGCGGCTTGTGGACGATACCGTTCAACATGATATTCGGTTTCATGTCGGTCATGGGCGTCATTCATTGGCGTGACCGTCTTGTAGACCGTCGGCATATCTATCAGGGTGTGAGCGTGTTCGCCTTCCTGCAAAAAGGTAAGCCGTCGCAGAAGACCACCGCCATCGTCTCCGCTGTTGTTCTTCTTGTTATACTGGGAGCTTGCGCATATTTGGGGTTCGTGGATATTCCAACGACGCTCAGTCTTCCCGCACTTCTGTTCCTGTTGCTCGTGACGAAATTTGACAAGAAGAAGCAGACCGCGTATTGGCGTGAACTTGTAAAAGCGCAACGCATGCTGGACGGTTGGGTCAAAAGCGACGACTTGGCGAAGATGTGGGGAGGAGCCTACGTCACCCAAGTCAAGAAGGTCGGCCATCGCAAGAATCCGATGCACGTCATGCGCGTCCGCTTGCAAGACCAGTATGACGCTCCAAGAAGCAATGAAAAGGTATTGAAAGCCGGTGTGGAGCCGTTACGTTCCTCCGCCACCTCAAGCGGATACAATTTCATAGCCCTGCTCGCCGCCAAAACCATCAAGGAGAACGGCTGGCAGTTCGACCCAAGCCTAGTGCGAATCGTATACGGCAAGGACGAGTCCTGCATTCCCGACATCACCAAGAAGAAGGTCGGGACGAAAATCGCCCAACTGGTTGCCGACATCGCCTACGATTATTGCGCACAGAACGAATGGCATAAACGTCCGCCGCTCGTTCAGGTCATCGACGCCGCCGCAGACGATGAGGAAGAGGCGGCATGGCTGATGCTGTTGCACAATCCTCCCAGTGGTGGTGCTCTCATCACCCAGTTGGGATTGGAATGGTTGGCGAACCCGTTCAGTCCGGCTGACATCATCAAAATGCCTATCTTCTCCGATTTGGAGAACGCGTTCATGCTCGCCGCCCAACCCGAAACGAAACTGAACGACAAAGGCAACAAGTATCGTCCGGCGGGTTTGACGCAAAGCAAATCGTTCAACCGGTATATCGAACTGTCCCGCCGGTTCAAACAGGACCAGAAGGCTTGGCAGGATATCGTCGGGTCGAAACTGAATCTTCCCGTCTGCAATTACGACGAAGAGAAGATTGTCGAAACCAGTGAGGGCTGGTCTATCTCGTTCATGCCGGAAATGCTGACGGCACCAGACCGCACGTCCGACTTCATGAGATACGACCTATCGAGTCTCGACCCGTCCAAGGATTTCGTCGGACTCATCGAGGAGAACAGCATCACCTCGCTGGTCATGGCGGACAACGCCCCTTTGAGAATCGACCGTCTGACCGGCTCCCGTCCCGAATACCGTCGTTACGCTCAGGCGCTCATCTACAAGGCGCTCATGGACGTGATGCCATCGCGGGCGGAGGTGGTCATCGACTCCTGTCAGCAGATGGGCAAGGACACGGCCATCTGGCGTATCGGCTTCCATTTGGGTCGTGGCGGAACCGTTGCCGACGTGCGTAAGAAAAGCGCCAACATCAGCGCCGCCGTCGGTTCCGAACGAGTGTATTGGGATTGGCAATCGGCAGACCGTGCGACAGTATGGCTGTGCTCCAACCCGTATCTGGGAACAGACCCGGACAGCGTGGCCCATTGGAAGATTCGAGCCGCCCAGAAGGAACTCATTCAACTAGCCTTGTCTGACGCTTGGGGTGTTGCCGGAGTTCAGGACAGTTCCGGCAAGACGCCGACCGTCGAATCGTTGGGCGTGCTTCCGAACAACAAGGAAGTCCTGCTCGCCAAATTCCAGATTCCGGGCGGATTGGATTTGGACAAGCCGCAATACAATCTCGGCAAGTTCCTCACCGAAGCGAACTATCCGTATGGTCGAATCATCCAAGCCTACGGCACGGATTTCTCCATGGTGTTGGCGAAGAAGAGTCCGTTCCCGACAAGCGTCATGGCGGATTGGGAGACGGCGAAGAAGTGCGACCGTCGCAAGTTCCCGATTGGCGTGGACGATTTGGGCAATCCCGTGTACTGGGATACGAAGACCACGCCACATCTGCTCATCAGCGGTAAGAGCGGTAGCGGCAAGTCGTCCGCTTCGCAGATTGTCATTGCGGAGGCTTTGCTGAAAGGCGAGGACATCATTCTCATCGACCCGTCGAAGGGTTGCATCGATTTCACCCAGTGGGCGAAGCCGAAGGCTCTGGCGTTCGTCGGCCTGTACCAGTTGCGTGAGACGGAGGCTGTGATTTCTTGGGCACGTGAGGAGATGGCCGAACGCGTGCGCATCAACAACAAGTATGGCGTGGGCAACATCTTCGAACTGAACCCGGACGACGTGGAGGAAGCCGACCGCAAGCATCTGAAACCGTTGAACATCCTGTTCGATGAGTTCAACTCGTACTTGCAGGAGACCGGCAAGACCACGCAGAACCCTCAGAAGGACATGCAGATTGCCAACGACAATGCCGCCGTGTCCGCCACGAACGCTTCCATCGCCCGGACGATGAGCGCGTTGAGCAAGATTATCGTGCAGGGTCGTACCGCTGGCATCCGATGCATTTTCGGCGCTCAGCGTTTGACGATGGACGATATGAAGAAGTACAACGGCAACGCGTTCTTCCGTTCGTTGGGACGTATCCTCTTGGGAATGGACTCCCCCGCAGGCGTGGTCAGCGCCCAGAATCTCTCCGAAGCGAACCGCACCCAGAAATCGTTGAAGAACGAGGATGGTCTAATCCCGGTCGGTCGTGGAATGTACGAAAGCATGCAAGGCACTCTGATGGCCGTGCAGACATGGTATTCGGGCGGTCAGGACGAACTGGCTAAGCTCGTTGCCGACATTCCGAACCCGGAACCCATCGACTACCAGCAGTACATGCCGCGAGCGGCGGAACAGTTCACAAAGCTCGACGTGGAGGATATCAAGGAAATCTTCACTTCCAACAACGGTTCGGAAAACGTCGAGGACGAGGACGTGGAGGAAGAGGAATGGTAATCATCCCGCTCTTCCGGCTCGTCTTTTCCAACAATCCCAAAGGAGGGGAATTCCAAAAAAAATGTCGTTCATTCTAGGTGATGATATTCACGGCCTTCCGGTCGAATGGCGTACTGAAGAAGGCAATCAGAACATGCTGACCATCAGCGGCAATCATGGTTCGGGCAAGACCATGCTTGCGGATTCCATCATGTTGCAGGCTTTGGCCGCACAGTATGCGGTCATTCGTTTCGACTTCGAGGGCAAGCCGCTCCCCTCCCCCATCGTCAGTCAGGTTGACTATGAAGCAAAGGCCGAAACGTTGGAGGTGCTTGACCGGACGGTGGCTGAAATCAGACGGCGTGGAACATGCATCGAAAAGCATGGAGTGGAAGGAGAGCCGACCCCACGTCCGCTTCTGCTTGTCTTCGAGGACTTGGATACGCTCATGGAGACCGAAGACCGATATTATCTGCGTGCCGTCGAGGAACGCCTACGGGAAGTCGAAACCGGAATCTCCGGACTGCGCGTGTATCTGGTGCTTGTATCATCCACGTTCCCCATGGAGGAGCATTCCCTTTTGAAGAACGTCATCTCCCATAGTGGTCACGTCCACTTGGGGTACTCCCCCATCGAGAAATATGTACTCCCATCCAACAGGGAACAGGCGAGCCATCTCATCACCCGTCTCGCCGACCACAGCTTCCAACTGCTACCCGGACAAGGATTCTACGAAGACCGGTTCGGAGCGTTGAAACCAATCAGTCAACCTCACGCATTCGAAGGAGGAAACCACAATGCCTGAGACACGACCGAAAATCAAAATCGGATTGTCCAAAATGTTCCCCGAAGGGTTCGACGCGCACAATCCGGACGATATGATGCGGTTGACCCGAAAAATTCAGGAGAAGGCCGCACGCCAGCCTGAAAAATATGAAGGCTATCTCATCGACAGCATCAGCCCGGACGGACTCTACGCCTACATCGCTCCGATGGCTATGTCTACCGACGATAAGGAGATGCAGAAGCTTCTCACGGAGGGCATGGCGCACGGTGATGAAATCGACGCCGCCGACTGTATGGGCGAAGCCCGTCAGAAGGATACCGTCGCCCGTATCGAACTGAATTATGCCAACAGTACAGACCCAACCATCAAACATGTGTCGGGCATGACATGGAAGGTAATCGATTTCATTCCGCGCACCAGTTCCAAGAGCGTCGTGCTGTTGCAGTTGATGGACGATAAGACCATTTCGATTCGCCAACAGTTCGCTGAGGCGTTGGGTTTGCAGAAGTATCCGTGGCTTATCCGTCTGACGCCGACCGCTGAGGGTGGTTGGAAAATCCGTATCAAAGGCAATGCGGCCACGTATCGTCCTTCCAAGCATGATACGAAGATTCAGGAGACCGTTGAGATTATCGGCGGTGAAGGTTGGTTCTTCAAGGCTGATGCCGAGAACGGTGTCATCACCGTGTATCCGGGAGTGCCGCCGACCTTCCCTGCGGTCATCAATCCGCCGAAGGAGTTCTGGAAGAAAAGCGATTTGCGCCACGCCTACTTTGGTATGAAGCTTCCCGACCGTGGACGTGAGACCGGCGACCTGCTGTACAACGATTGGAAGGACGCGTCCGGAGTGCTGGTCGCGGGCGCTTCCAATGGCGGTAAGAGCGTGGTCATCAACTGTCTTGTATATGCCGCAGTATCAGCCGGATGCCAACTCGCGGTATGCGACGACAAGTACAAGAGCGTCGATTTCAAATGGTGCCGTCCGTGGGTCATCGACCATGGTTGGGGTTGCGACAGCATGGAATCCTGCGCGGCCACCTTGCAACACATTCTGGACTTGAGCGCGGTTCGTGCGAATGTCATCAACCAGTATGGCAAGGAGAATTGGTGGGGTCTGCCGGAGGATGTCCGTAAACAGTATCCGCCGATTCTGTTGGTGTGCGATGAGATTGCGCAATGGGCGGCACCGTTGACCGTTCCGCCGGGATTGTCGAAGGATAATCCGACCCGTATCAAAGCCGAATACGAGAAGGGTATCCGTGCGATGAATTATATGGCGTTGCTGAAAATCTGCCAGACGGTTCGTTTCAGCGGTATCTTCTTCATGTATGCGGCCCAGTCCGCGACCAGCCAGAATGGTCTTGACCCGAGTGTCCGGACCAATCTTCCGTCGAAGATTCTGTTGGGCGACAAGGTCAACGATACCGTTCGTGGCACCGTGCTGAATGATGCGAAGAACGCTCCGACTGTGCCGAGCTATCTTATCGAGGCTGGAGTGTCCCGTGGCTGCGGAATCGCTGAACTCGTCGGACAGGAAGCTTGCGTCTACAAAGGCTTCTACGAGGACGACCACAAGCATGACAAAAGCTGGAGCGACATTCTCCGCGAACACATGTTGGAAAACAATCCCCCGAAAGGCAATGATGAAGCCGGTCACTGGTCTTGGGACGACATCATCGTCGCCGTGCCAGCCGCCGCAGAAAAACCCGACGACGGTGCCATGTACGAGGATGACAGCCACTCCCCCAGCCGGTTGGAAACCGAAGGCGGATTCGGTGAAGACGGTCGTGACGTGGCAGACCGGGACGAACCGTTGAAAGGTGCCGCCGCCGCAGCTCATGCGAGCAAACTGTATGCGGCTGGAGTTGACGTGCCCCACGTGAGCGCGGTAGCCGCCGCTCGCAGTCTTGCCAAAGAGTCCGCACAGCAGGGCTTGTAAGAGTCCGACCATCATAGTCTGGAGGTGTTTCGCAGATGTCTGAGCAGGATGATTTTCTGATTGGCAACAACCGGTTGGATGAGTCTCTTTTGATGGACATGTCCGACATGCCGGTGGAGCAGTCCGCCGCTAAACCGGCGAGCAGGAAAAAGAAGTCTCCGGCGAAGCGGAACACCTCTTCGACTGTGAGGAAGAAAAACAGTGCGACGGCGAAGCAGCCGAGTGGAGAATCGTCTTCCCGGAACGATGCTGGTACGTCGAACAGGCGGAACGGTGGACAGGCGAAACAGAATGACGCCGTACCGTCCGATAGTGAAAACCAGTCCTCCACAACGCCGCCTCCACGTTTCAACAGTCAACCGGTGGAGCCGGTCGATGTGAAACCGGTCAGCCAGCAGAATGATGGTACGGTCGATGAGGATTCCATCGATATCGACAGTCTGCTGGAAGACCCGTGGGGTTCCCCATCATCCGATACAGGCGAAACGGTTGAACAGGATTCCGGTATGCCGGTCGGACAGTCCCCCATCGAAAACGGCGTACCGGCTGAGCAATCCTACGGTGAGCCGGTCGGACAGTCGGATGTTGGAACGGAAGAGCAGTCAGCTTTCCAGCAGGAACAACAGTTTTACGGCGAACCGGCAGAACAGCAAACCGGTGTAGCGGGAAACCAGCAGTCCGAAGATGACATAGACCCGTTCTCCATGTGGAACATGCAGGAACAGTCCGATGCCTCCACGGTAGGACAGAATACCGTCAATCCGGATGGGCGACAGAACAGCGAAACGGCGGACAGGCAGAACGTTGGACAGGCGGAACAGGATTCCATCTGGCGGATGGATGACATGCCGCAACAGGCGGAACCGCAACAAGCCGATTATCCGGCCAGCCAGCAGGACAGTCAAGCGGATATTTGGAGTGTTGATTCGCCGGAACAACAGTATGCCGACGGTCAGGCGCAACAGTCGAACGGCGAAACGGCAAACCAGTCAAATGATGATTTCTGGAATACCGGCGAACCGGCGCAACAGCAGACCAGTATGCCTGAACAACAGTCCGATGACGTTCAGGCGTTCCAACAGAACGGCGAACAGGATATCTGGGGAGACAATCCCACAGGCAGGCAAGTCCAACAGTCGAATGGTGAAACGGCGGACAGGCAGGCCAGCGAACAAGACTTCTGGGGAGATGAATCCGACGTTCAGCCGGTTCAACAGTCGGACAGCGGACAGGCAATCCAGTCGGACGGTGAGCAGGATATTTGGGGAGACAATCCCACAGGCGAAACAGCAAACCAGTTGAACGGTATGCCGGAAAGCCAGCCGTCCAACGAGCCGGATATATGGGGGAGCAGTGACGACAATTCGCCGTATGGACAGAACGCCGCTCCGGTAGCCTACGATGATATTTGGGGAGATGAGATTCCAGCCCAACAGCCTGAACCGGATGACGGCGGACAGGCAAGCCCATTCGACGGCGGACAGGAAAACCAGTACGACAATACGCCGGTGAGCCAATCCGACACCGAACCGGCGAACCAGCAGAACGGCGAACAGTCCAACCAGCCGGATGATGACTTCTACCGTCGAAACAGCATCTTCAACGACCATGGTGAAGGCCAATGGTGGGAGGATGGTTCCAACGGTCAGGAACAGTCGGCACCCCAGCAACAACAATCCGCGCCACAACAGGAGGATGACGGTTTCTGGGATGACAGTATACAGGCAAACCAGTTCGACAGTACGCCCGTAGAACAGTCCTCCGGTTTTCCGCCGCAACAATTCGACGGTGAACTGCCGGATTATGCGGATGATGCCGAAGCCGAAAACACCACCGACGGTGAAGGCGATGGTGGCAGAATCCGTAAAATCATTATCATGGTCGTGGTGATTCTGGACGGTATCGCGCTTCTATGCGGTGGTGGCTATTACGCTTATTCGACATACACTCACGCCCAAGCCGAGAAGGCCCGGCAGGTTGAAATCCAAAAGAAGCAGGATTCGCTCACGAAAGCCCAAAACAATTGGGACAAGCGTGTGGCCGACGCGAAAGACCTGATTAAGGAAATCAAGAACAGTCTCGTGAAGGACGACAAGACCACGCTGGGGGAGTGTGACAAGCTCAGCAAGGCCACGGAAGGAAATCCGATGACCGAAGCGGCAATCGGCAAGAAAATGAAGGCGTTGAACGCTCAATACAAGGCGACCGACAACGCGTATCGGAAGGCGTTGCAGTCGAAGAGCGTGGACGTGTCCAATAAGTTGAAGAATCTCATCGACCAAGCCGGAAAACTTGGCGACGCTCCGGATTCGTCGGATAAGAAGACCATGAACAGTCTCGTCAAACAGTGGAAAGATACGCAGGTGACGGCTGACAATGTGGCCGACGCCAACAAGGCGGTGTCCAGTCTGCAAGATGTGGTGGGCAAGGTCAGCAAGGCCAAGACCGACGCGGATAATGCGAAGAAGGCGGAAGAGGATAAGAAGAAAGCCGAGGAGGAGGCCAAAAATCAGCAGGCCCAACAGCAACAGCAGTCCCAGCCGACTTACACGCCGCAACGGCAATACACGTACACGTATACGCCGCAACGGCAGTATACGGCTCCAAGGCAACAGCAGTCCACGCCGTCAACCCCGTCCACACCATCGACTCCATCCACACCGGCTACACCGTCGCAACCGTCCACCGGTGGTGACGGCAACAGCGGCGTGATGTTCTAGCCTAAAAAGAGTTATCCCAACCTACAACAGAAACTTGTAGGTTGGGATAACTCTTTAGAATCAGTCAATCACCATTCGGTGTCCGCACCCTCGTCAAAGTCGGAGTCGTAATCGTCTTCGACCGTTTCCTTGACAGGCTTACGGGTCTTACGCGGTCGGGGAGCGGGAACCTCCTCTTCCTCCACGCCGTCGTATTCCTCTTCCGGTTCGACCGGCTTCACCTTACGGGCGGGCTTGGTCTTACGACGCGGCTTCGGAGCCTCCTCCTCATACTCGTAGTCGTCCTCTTCTTCCGGTTCCGGTTCGACCGGCTTGACCGGCTTCGCCTTGCGACGCGGCTTCGGAGTCTCCTCTTCCTCCACATCGTCATCCTCAGCATAATCGTCAACGTCAGAACTGGAACGAAGCTTGACACGCTTGTTCCACGGGTCGTCGCCCGACTCGTAATCCGGTACCATCTGGTCACGCCATGCGACCATTTCAGCAATCTGCTCTTCGGTGAAAGCATCCTCAAGGGACATGATGCCAGCCGGAGTACCGCCGCCGATAATGACAACGCTCTTGATTCGACCGGTCACACCCTGACCAATCTTGGCCTGATGCCAGCCGGAAAGACGAAGCACGGCACTCGCATACTGTCCCGCATACACCTTGTCTTTCCAGAAGTCGAGTCGGCGTTCGTACTCTTCAACGGAATCGGGGTCTTCCTCGTTCACGATGAAATGTTTCGGCATGGGGTGGAGGATGTTCTTGTCATCGACCCAGCCGACGCTCGGCGGTTCGGTTGCGCGAGACTTGGCGGAAAGCATGTACTTGCCCCTCAGCGAGGAATCACGTTCGGACATGATTACCAGTTCGCCGGTGTCCTTATCCTCGACTTCCTCACTATCGCAGTCAACGAGGGCGAAGTGGATTGCGGCACGCTTGTCGAACATGCGCTTGGCTTTCAGCTCTTCGATATATGCGTTCTGATAGCCGGAAATCTTCTTGATAATGGCGCGGTCACGACGCTTGTCGAGAATCGCACGGAACATGTAGGACGGCTTACTTGGAACCTTGTCCTTGTTCTTGTCATCGTCGCTCTGCTTGAAAACGTAAGGCTCGAAGAGGGAGCAACGTCCAAGAGTGATATGGGGGAGGAACACGTCGAGCGTGGACGGCACTGACGCGGACTGCTCTTGCTCTGCCATTTTTGGCTTTCTCCTTTATTTTCGTTTTCCTCTCACACCAATATCAGGCATGAACCTTTTCCATTCGGAAAACAGTTTGAACATGCTTTGACATGAGTGGAGGAAGTCAGTTCTTTTATGTGGACATGTCCAAGTATAGGTCATATTTGAACTATTGTGAAATCAGGCGTGTCCCTTTGAATTTCAAGGATTATCAGCATACTCAATCATACGATTTGGCTCAAAAGTGAACCAATGCTATAGTTGGGTTGAAACTTGTAGGAAAGGAGTTGTCTAAAAAATGGGAAACATCTCATTACGCAACCTTCGAATACAAGCGGGAAAAACACAGGCTGAAACAGCCGAAGTACTGGACGTGTCAACAAGCACATATAAACGGTGGGAGAAAAACCCACTTGAAATGCCACACGGCATGTGGTTGGAAACCGTCCAATATTTGGAAATGTCCGCGCAAATCAGAAAGAAGACCAAAATGGCAACCGATTACGGCCACTCCGAAGTAGTATTCGACGAACCGATGACCGACGAGGAGGAGGAAAGGAACCGAGCATCATACACGGTTCCGATTCCGGACTCTCTGACCAACAGTTTCGAACCATCCCAGCCCATCACCGATAAACAATTCCTCGACTGGGAGATTCGCCACATCGAACCATATCCGGGTTATGCGGAGGAGTACGCCGCATGGCAGGACGCGTGGGAGGAAATCGACCGGGCACAGGCCGAAGCCGATGGAAACCCCTACAACTACGTTGACAACATGAAGCTCCAGCCGGAGTTCGACCCGCAGACCGGCGAACCCATCGACTATGAGGAGCCTGTTATCTTCCAGAACGCCGAAACCAACAAGGTCGAAGTGCATCTGCCCGACGAAGACGCGGTCAAGGCCGACGCCGAAGCGCGAGGCGAAGACACTTCCATCACCGGAGACGAAGAGGAGTAATCCTCCATGAGCCAAGCGAAAATCATCGACGCGACCGACGAGGAATACTTCGCCATGGACGCGCTCGACCAGAGCCAGTTGAAAGCGTTCCTGAAAAATCCGAAGGAATGGGCTTACGACCGACTGTTGGGCGACCATACGCCGACTGACGCGATGAAGTTCGGAACCGCATTCCACGCCTACCTGTTGAACACGAGCGAGGTCGTATGCCTTGACGAGGGGCAGACCTTCCAAAACAAAGCCAACAAAGCATGGCGTGAAGCGCAAGAGGCGATGGGCAACATCGTCGTATCCTACAAGGATATGCAGTTGCTCAAACGCATGAAGCAGAACATCATCGACTCCCGTCCCGACATGTACGACCTTATCGGCAAAGGCACATGCGAACAGTGCATCGTGTGGACGGATGACGATACCGGCTTGGGATTGAAAGCCAAGCCGGATTTGATTCCGACCGGCGTTGACTATCTCGTGGATTTGAAGACCGCGAGCAGTGCCAGCGCCACGGACTTCCACAAGCATGTCATCGAATACGGTTATCACATTCAGGCGTCGTTCTACCGTCAGGCGGTTGCGAACTGTCCGGCGGAAGCATTTCAACGCACCAGACGCAAGCCTGTGGCTATGCAATTCTGGGTGTTCGAGAAAAGCGGCGCATGCGATTGGCAACCGTTCTCCATCAGCGCGGACAATGACGTGACGAAAATGGCCGGAATGGCTATCAGCGCGGCCTTGCATGGCATTGCCGAACTCCGTGACAAGGCGGAAGCCGACGGGCACTACGGCAAAGGCATCGACGCGGCGGCACGCTACGCGCTCCGAAACTGCGGATACGACAAGTCCTTGAAGGAAGTCGAATTCACAGCATGGGATATGGCCGACGCGCAAAACTTCGCCATGTACAACGACGTTGTCGCATAGCTCTTTCCCCTCCGTTTCCCAACAAAAAGCTTGGGGCATCGAAAAACCGGTGCCCCAAGCTTTTTGTTAGAACGGGTTTTCCGTCATGGCGGACTCCTTTGCGGAAGAGACGGCCCCCTGTCCGAAAGCCTTTTCCTTTCCTTTTCCCGAAGTGAGGGAGCTTCTGCTGGGATAGAGCGTCAATCCTTTTTCCCCAACGGAAGTCGCCAGCTCCGGCCACGCGTCCGACACCTTCTCCAACGACCGGCAAAACCTCCGTCTGAAAGAGTACATCGGCGTATCCGCTGAATCGAACTGACTCCGAAGATTCTCCCAAGAAACGACGACGGGCTTTTTCAGGGCATATGTTCGATAGGCAAGCCACTGGTAGATATCCAAAGCTCTGGGGGAACGTCCTAATTGGGCGGCGATACCTCTGTTCAAGGGGACGCAATTCTCCGTAAGAATCCGCCACAGCAAGTCAGATAATCTGATATATGTTTTCCGAGAAGTGTCCACGTCGTGAAAGTGGAATTCTCCGTAATCGAAAATCCGATAGTTTCCCACGGCCAGTATTCGTTCTTCCTTCGCGTCGAACCGGCCCCTAAACTGGATAGTCGTATTCAGTATACGATTCAGCATCTCGTCTACTTTTTCGGCCAAACCGCCGTAATATGTTAGGCCAGAGTGCTTGCAAAAAGAACGGAATGATTCGTTAAAGACTATAGTCTTTTTGTCGAAATCGACTTTCTCAGACCTTTCCATGATTAAAGAACTCAAGTAGAGAAGAATAAGCCTAGGAATCTTCCCATAAGCCCACTTTCCTCTTTCCGGGGCAATATTGACCGTGACCGTTCCGTTCCTTTTCTCAAAGAACTCAGCTCCCGTATTCTCTATAGGGAAGACGCCAGCGATGGGTATAAGTTTCAGATTGTCGGCAACTTTCAGAAGGTAGCCTTCGTTGCTATTGTCAATCATATGACCGCTCTTTTCTTAACTAATTAACGGTTTGCCACGTGTAAGCCCGACGATAGAAAACAGGAGAATACGTTTCTACTCATTGAGAAGGCTGGATTAGGCAAACGGGTTTAGTTCCACCTGCCTTGGCTTCACCGGTTGGGGAGTCTTTTGGACTGGTTCCTCGGAGTCCAGAGAACTCTTGCAGGGGTATAAGGTTAGCCCGTTTTTCCCGCATATGACTTTGATTTCAGGCCAAGCCTTACATACCTTGTTTAAGGCTCTACTGAACTTTTGTTTAAATGAATACATGGGCGTATCCGATATGTCGAATTGAGCCTTGAGAGACTGCCATGGAACAAACAAAGGCTTCTTCAACCCATAAGCTCTATAGGCAAGCCACTGGTAGATATCCAATGCTCTAGCCGACTTGCCAAGCTCGAAGGTGATTCTCTTGTTCAACGGCACCGGATTGTCAGTGAACATACTCCACATCTCCTCAGAGAACTGGATATAAGAAAACGGGTCTCCATCATCTTTAAAACCCGGATAGTCGAACTTGGAGTTATTGAAACGCAGATGGAATTGACTCACAAGACGTAGGTTACGCCCCTCTATGAAATGTCTCCCATTAGGACTTTTGCCGATTAGGGAAATCGTGAAAGTCGTTCCGGATAAGCAAAGAAGAGACTGTTCGACATCTTTGACACTGGTTCCAGCCGCCAATCCAACCTGTTCACAGAATAAGTGGAAAGACTTATCTATCTTGACGATATGGTGCTCCATATCCACTTTGTCGGAGCCTGTTTGCACCAAAGAACGAGTATAAATCAGAAATAGGCGGGGTATCTTCCCATATGTCCAACCCCACATCGATTGCATTACCGCCACGGACACGCATCCGTTCGTCCTTTCCACGAATCGGACGTCACCGGGGTTCTTGAGAGGGAACATGGCAATCTGCGACATGAGGCTAGGGGAATAGCTGATGTCTTTTTTGTTGACGGCTGGTGTATCATTGGACAT